TTTTAAGGAATTATAGCGTAAATAACAATGATGTCATTGTAATATTGATTTTTGAGGTAATCCATATAACGCAGAGCATCTTCTTTAGTTGAGAAAGATTCCCAAGAATTTTCCCCATTATGGGAGATTAGTACTATATGCTTCATAATTGGAATTGACTATTAATTCTATGGAGTCTCTGGGAATATTACTATTAATAATAATTTTTACTTTCTCTGTTGGAAGAGTTGTTTTAGGTCTTACGGTATCTACTGCTGCAAATAATAAAAATTGTATAAGAATTGTTCCTACTAAACAAACCCAAAAACATTTATTTTTATCAGGAGTATCCTGAATCCACGCAGCTCTTGCAATGAACCATAGTGAAAAGGATAAGATAGTCATCACTCCCCAGAATATATATATTCCAATCATAGTTTTCAAATTAAAAAAATATCTGCATTGTCAACGCTTGCCAGGCTACAGATATAGATAAATTAATCGGCCACATAAATATTAAAATCTTTACACTCCCTGGACAAACAAAGAAAGTATGAGCCTTCAAGTAAAGATCTCTTGCTGTGTCGACGAAGTAGACATTCTTCGGACCTTGGCGCAAGTCGTCCTGCATCCTTCCTCGAACTCCGTAAGAGGACTCGCTCAGCAGGTAGAGCTACACTTTGTAAAGTGACTAAATTTACAAAGCTTGTAGAGTTGGTTAAGTAGGTTTAAGGGCTTGTTAGCCCGAACTCTACAACCCGTAGGTTACTTCTTACGACAAGAACCTACAATCAAAGAAAACGATTCACCTTAAATCAACCAAACACTTATTCATCTGCGTCACCACGGCAGAAGTAAAATACAGGCTTATTTATAGGGATTGCCTTTAATTCCCTCGCTGGATTATCCGAGGTTTAATCCAATTGATTTAAGTTATGTATAAAAAGAAGACAACAGCAGACAGCGCGTATTTCGTTGTGGCGAGGCTGAGATAGTGACCATCACCGACCTGCGTTCATAATAGAATTCCTTAAAGGAATTTCTATTTAATCACACGTGCGTAAATAATCGTAGCAGGCATAAAGTAAAACACTTTATTAACTTATAGAGGTCTTACCGCAGTAAGTCCTCGTATGCTCTCTCCCATTCCTTACGGGATTCAGTGAGCGGCATTTTGAACGAACCTAATCGTTTGATGTACGTCTGGATATTCGGAATCTTGTCCCATACACGGTAGAACGCAACCACGATATCCCGACGGAAAACAACCTTGGTGTTGAGCTTCTCCGAAATGAGATACAGAGCACCAGCTTTCTTGGTAGCTTCCATATACTCTTCATTGGAGATTTTCAGGGTTCCCTCCTTGAAATCCTTCGTAGAGTGCTTACCCTTAATGAGCTGAATTGCAGCCTTGAGTTCGAACTCAGGGTACGCCTTCATGAAGTCACGAAGTTGTTCGTAACCTTGGATTTTTCCTTCCAGATAAGCCTCCATGTAGTCGTTGGTCGACCAGTTCAAGTGTTTGGCGTTGAACATGATGGCCAGCTGCAGAGGACTCTTGTCAGAGTTCACGACCATTACACGAATCGGAGTCTTGTTTTCAGGATATTTCTCCTTAAGCATACGAAATGCTGCAAGACGGTTTTGCCCATCCAGCACCTCACCGTTAGGGAGAACATAGATAGGAGGAAGCCACTCTCCATCAAGGAAAGCTTTAAAAATGCGTTTCACATGTGCCATTCTCAGGTTGCGATTACCAGGAATGAACGAAAGCTGTTTGACATTTTCTACGAGATAGCACTTCTCAAAGGGAGTGCGATTCGAGAACAGTTCTTTTGCCATAAGTACAATTTGTGATATTGTTAAACGTTTGTAGTGGTTAGAGGACTCCAACCTCTGTTTCCAGAATGAGACTCTGGTATCCTAACGCAACTAGATGAAACCACCAATAATTTTAATCCTTGTTACTCTTGTAACTAGTTCCCTTAAAGAGACTTGCACAAAGTATAGCAACTCCTAAAGAGAGCGCAGGTGAAAGTTTACCTACAATATAGCCTTCTGCTACGAGTTTGGGAAATACTGCAGGAATCACTACAGGCCAGAGCAAATAAATGAAAATACTCATAAAGAAGGCTGCAATAGCGATAATTACAATAATTCCGATGATTGCTCCTATGCAACCTCCGAGAGTTTCATTATCCATTTCTTTGAACTGATATAATTTCAATGCATCCAAATGCAAGTAATTTCATAGTATTTCTTGCGTCAGATTCATCTTTAGCAAGAACAGGAAGAGAACTTTGAATCGGAATCCCTTCTTCATTGTAGAAGAGATACGTTATGAGGAAAGACTTCATTTATTTAATTTTAAATTGTACTCGGTATGGGATTTGAACCCATGATTTCAGGAATGAAAATCCTGCGTCCTAGGCCAACTAGACGAACCGAGCAACGTTGTTGCTTGAAATACTTAGTTTACAAAACCATTTTCTTTCTTCTGCTTCTTGGATTGCAACCAAACCCTCAGATCTTGCAAAATGTGGCAATTTCGAAGAGAGTAATAACACTATGAACAAAATTGAAGAAAAACGCGGCAATCGCTACCACATAAGAGCCTATGGGACCGATCAAAGTCCCATAGACTAAATTTAAGTCGGGTTAAGGCTTGATAGCACAATGGAACAGAGCGTATAAAACCTTCTCTGAAGTATATTATTGACTAGATAACATACTTGAATATGGCACTGTCTCAAAGGAACTGGCCCATATCCTCCGTTCCCACCTTTATAGCTATTTCCGAATTCAAAGTTCTTCCATATCATTTATAATTAGGTGGGCTAATATCAACATAATAATAATTCTATAAGAAATTTAAAATTTTATAATTCTAAATTTCTATCATCTACCCTCTGGTCATAAAGACCAGAGACGCTCTAAGCTTAAAGATCTATTTAGACTCGCTTAGACGAGTTCCCGTTACTCGGTGTAACGAGCAAAGCAGACACCTGCCTTACGAAGCTCCTGGACCAGAACCTCCTGATCGGGATCTGCCAGGTAAGCCTCCTTGGCCGCCGTCACGTCGAGAATACGCTGCTGAGCTCGCTTCTCTTCTGCGCGGATCTTGCGAAGGTTGTCCACGAGGTCCGAGACGATGCAGTCGACGGCGCCGAGGGTATCGATGATGATCTGTTCCTGCTTCTTCTTCTTCTCTTCGTTGTAACGCTGTACTGCGCTCTTAACGGCGTCGGAGGTCGGAGTGTGCTCTGCGAGAATCTCTTCGATGGTCTGCTTTTTGATTTCTTTCTTTGCCATAATCTTTTTAGTTTTTTGTGATGTCGATGTTTGTTTCTTCTTTGATGTAGTTGGTGAGAACGTGTACAGGGATATTTGTAAACTGAAGAGATCTCTCAACGTTCTCTAATGTTTGAATGAGCTTTGATACTCTTTCTTTGAGCTCTTCTCTGGTCATATCTACCAGCCTGTTTCAATCCTGATACCGTGCTTGTCGTAGAAGGCTTGAGCCTGTGTTACAGAGATTTCGATTACAGGTTCAGAATCCCTCTGAAAGAAGAATCCACGCTTCGTACGAAAGAGCGTGTCCCTGGTCTTTTCCTCTGTTACTACAGAGTGCATACGATATCCAGGTTTCTTTGCTCTGAGAGCTTTGAAATCCTTCGATCGCATCGTCTTTTTGGAAATTGCTTTGTATTCCATGTGTACAATTTTAGATATTGTTAAACTTAAAAGATTCAAAAAAAGGAACGGACGGGTTTTCAACCTTGCAAAGCAATCGAATTTTTCCGTTCACAAATGCTATTTTTATCTTCGCCAAGATGGGCATAACTACCACAACTCACTTTTCTAGAATTCGTCAGTCTACGGATCTTATGTGATAACCTCTTGCTCAAGTTTAGTGGAGCTAAACACTCAGTTTCCTTTATAATGTGTGAAACTACCACAACCTAACATCGTCATGATAGGATTTTTGTTACCTTATGTTACGAAATTCCAGACTTAGGAAGAATTCCCAGTTTCGAGAGCTCTGCCTCTTTGGATTTCTGCTCCTCTTCCTTTTTCTTGTCCCGAAAATCCGCACAGAAGCTTGCGATTGCATTTGCATGGATCGGAATGAGATCTTCTTTGGTAAAAGTCTCTTTACCTGACTTTTCCAGAGCATCCATGAAATGGTTCCCCAGTCCAAGTCCGATCATCATGATGATCATTTCTACAGGCATAGTTATTTGAATATTTGTAATTTGTATTGTTGAGTAGAAACATGAAAAGGCTTTCTTGAGTTTCTATTCTCATTAATTGGAAGGTTTTCTATAACGAGATCTCCAGAGAGATCTTTTATAGAGAGATGACGATTTCCAACGAAGAGTTGAAATTCAGAAAGATTGAGAGTTGTAGCTTCTTTAGTATTTGGATTAAGAATAAGTACCATGTGGAAGAATATTAGAGATGAATTTTGAGTTTAGGAAAGAGAGAAAGTTTCTGGAGAGGACGGGAGGATTTGCCTGTCCTCTCTAGCATCTTTCATCTTTTTCACACCCTCAAAATATCTCATTAACATATCTCTATTTCAATTTATAGTAGAATTCTCTTTAAGTGGATACTTTTTATCATCACTAGGAAGTACTGATTGTGTTATATTTGTTGCAGAATACTCTGACATATTTTCAAATTTGAGGTCGAAAACCCGAGTTGGGCATCTCGGCGACCCACCGCAAGGTGGTCGCTATTATATAGTTACGTGGGTTTAGTTGGTTATATAGTTAGTTGTCAAATTTGGCGGGTTACCCTACGTTTTTGTCGTGCGTTTTTGGCATGTTACCCTTCATTTTTGGCGGCCTATATATTTTTTGTCACATTTTTATTTTGAAATTTATGACAAAAAGTATATCTTTGTATCAACAAACTTATACTATATAATATATGGAATATACAAAAAACCAACATGTACAAGTTCCACACCCATCTAAATGGAACCTATCTTCTAAAGACTGGTATATTTATGCTCACATTCGCCGACATATGAATAAAGACACAATGGAAGCATTTCCATCCTTAGACACAATTAAAAAAGAAACTGGATGTGCCCTTCAAACGATTAGAAAATCAATATTAGCTTTAGAAAAAGAGGGAGCAATTAAAGTAAAAAGAAAATGTAATGCACCTAATGTATATACATTTACAAAACTTGAAGAAGATTTCGAAAGATATACATTTGAATTCTTAGATAAAGAATGGTCCCCAGAACTTAAGGGACATGTAATGGGAGTTTTAGCTAACTCTTACAAAGATCCAACCACAGGATTTGCATATACTATGAAAACTCAAGAAGAGCTTGCAGATTCTATGCATACATCTGTAAGAACAATTCAAAGACGTAACAAAGAAATGCGCAATGAAGGAATACTTACAGAACTTACTTCATACAAAAGAGATGAAACCACAGGGCTACAAAGAACTGTAGGAGCTATAGACTTAGCTAAAGTTTGTCAAGCTGTTCTTTATGTAAATGAGAAAGTAGAAAAGAATACTGAAGACATTGAGCAACTCAAAAAACAACTTCAATGAGCTATGAAAGAAATTAATAAACTCAAAGAAGAAAAAGCTACAACAGTTGAATTTAAAATTGAAGAGTAGGAAGATTAATTCCTCCTTACTCTTCAATTGTCACCGTAGTAATGGATTCTTTTCGGATAATTGCATCATCAGCTGCAATCTCTGTCATTTGCTTTACAGAGAGTTCCAACTTATTGAACTTATCCAGGGTAATACCCATGTCTGCCAATGCAGCTTTCATAGCTGCTTTTGTTGCGTCTTTCATAAGCTTAGAACTTACAAGGTTTGTCGAGAAAATCTCGAAGTAAATATGCAATGATTATGACAGCTGCAACGGCTCCAAGAAGTGCTAATGTATCCATAATTTAAAAATATTTGGGAGAGGTTTCTCACGCCTCTCCCTATAACAACAAAACCCTTGACTCTGCATTTACACGGGCTTGTCACCGCTAAAGCTGCATTAAGGGAAGAGTTTTAACATAGCCAGCTTTACATCGCCCGTAGCAATATGTAACAAAACTCTCCATTAATCTTGATATTTGTTTTAATTAATTCCCAATATGTATATGCTTTAATTGGGATCTCTGAACGGTAGATGCGATATTTACCATAATAAGTTATTACATACGGTCAATCACATCTACCTTTCAGAGTGATGAGACTATTTCTCAACGGTCTCAGCAACTTCCGAGTACATCTCGGCGATATACCGTTCGAGCATTTTGTATGCTTCGTCGGTATCTGCGGCATTCAGTGCCGATGCCTTCGGTTCGAACTTGAAGGCACGCTTCTTCTGCGACACGAACTTCGTGTCATCCTCGGGATCACGCATCCAGCGAGCATTGTTTGCATCCCAGACGCGATCGTCGCATTCCTTCTCTTCGGTGATTTCCAGGACCTTCCCGCAGATGGCCTTCTTGAAGTCATCTGAACCCTTACGGAGAGAATCCGAAAGGATACCAGGGAAGACCAGCTTACGGTTGATGTCCAGCTTTACGAGCTGACCGACATACAGTTCGACGACTTCCGTCGGCTTACCGTCGACGATACGAACTGCAGGGAAATGCTGACCTACCGAACGATACGTCTCGTTACCCTTCTCGTCCTTGATGGTGTTACCATCGCGATCGAGTGCAGGAATCGACGAACCTACGACGAGGAGCATTTCAGGCTTCGGAATGAAGAAACGATCACCCAGCTGATTCTGAATGCGGAGTGTTGCGAACTCCTGATTGGCCATGATGCCATTGAAGTTCTCTTGCTTAATTTTAAGAACAGGTACTTTTGCCATTTTATAACTTAAATTTAAATTGTTTACAACTTTAGGCAGGAAAAGGCTTTGTTTTAAATGGATATACATGATATGAGGCTATGATACCACGATGCCCAAAGACTTGTAGGAATATAACTCCATACCCTCATAAAAAAGAAGGGCATTACGCCCTTCTTTTAGTATTGAATGATTTGAGAGTTTGCGCATTCGTTCAGCGCTGCAATTTCTGCACTTGCGTAGAAATCCTCAAACAGTTCGTCGATAATGTATTTCGTGTCTTTCATGGTCTTAAAGGTATTAAAAAGGGAGTGATTTCTCACTCCCTCGATTGTTATTTGTTAAGTCTGTCGTTTTGCCGTTTCTGGTGTTCCTCGAAGAATTTGGCGCATTCCTCAAGGGTAATTGTTTTCTTGTCGTAAGTGATTACGCCGTCTTTCAATTTATAGGTGTCCTTTGTTTCGTCTACTCCTAACGTCGTCCAATTGTACGTGTCGTCAGATGTAAACTTTTTGACTTTCATGGGATAGGTCGCACCCACAACAGCAACCGCACAAGCATTGCCGAGTTCCTGCAAAGCAGGCGTGCCAAAAGTGCGGATGCGCTTTGTGATTGTGTGGCTGTCCTGCGGCGTGAATTTGTTGTTAATTAACGCCGTACTTTGCGCCATAAAATCGTTGACGGGGATAACGTAAGGACGCAGACCCACTTCGTCGCAAAGGATGCAACGAATGCCGTTTGCGTACACTGCCGCGCCGTCCTCGTTTTTGTCGTAACCTGTAAGAATGCCGTTTGCGGCTTCGGTCGAAAGGAACAGAATTTTAGTGCCTTCGGTCGGTCTGTTCGACGTGAAGAAAATCGCCGTTTCGTCAATTTTGACGGATGAAATGATTTTTGCCATTGTTTTGAGAGTTTTGTTGTTATTGGGATTATTCCCAGATATTTGTATAAATATAACTCCATAAAATTAGTTCAAAAAATTTTCAATTTTCCAAATGAAACGGGAGGGGGCCAAAAAAGATAACTGTCCTCTCGTTCACAATACCTACACAATTTCTTGTATTTTCCCAAAATTTTTTCTACCTTTGCAAAAACTAAAAACCTTTGATAAAACAAATCATTTTTCAAAATTTATGGGGGGGGGGCAGAAACGAGTAAATCTTAATGCTACTTTAATATACAAAGGAGTAGATTCATCTGAAAGATATGAATTTGGAGATGCTGTAGGAGATAACAGAGAATATTATAGACTTAAATTACAAGCTATGGATACTACTTTAGCATTTTTGACCAGCATTATATTTTAAGATAACAGGTGTAAGTATTCCAGTTACTGATAATTTAATAGTTTAACTAGATACTCCAAGTATTTTAATTTCAGAAATTTCTTAATGAAAGCAAATATTTTTCAAGTAAAAGAAATGATTCAATATAAAATATCAACTAACAACATTCATATTATTAATTCATTTCAGTATACAACTAGAAAAGAAATGAAGAAAATAATTCAATATTTAAAAGAATTATATCCTAACAATATTGTATTCAAAAGACCAATTTCGTCCTTAATTAGAGAATGATGTAGCCATAACTTATTGTATAAGGTAAAAATTGCAAGGCACAGAACTAAAGATTTAGATTTAGAATATCCACAAAAATGATATTATAAGATTACCTATTTTTTATTGTCTCTACTTTATATATAAAAATTAAGAATATTATATTGTGCAAGCAAATAAATACTTTCAAGTAAAAGAACTAGTATCATCTAAAATATATAATCAATATGGAGATGATGCTATAAAATTTCTAGATCCAAAAGCTCTTGAAGCATTAGAGAACGTTAGAGAAATTCTAAATGCTCCTCTTATATGTAACAATTGAGCTGCAGGAGGCTCCAGAAATTATAGTGGTTATAGAGAACCTGGATGTGGAGTAGGAACTCCTACAGGTTACCATTATAAAGGACAAGCTTTTGATTTAATATCAACTAAATTAACCGCTAAAGAGATGCGAGAAATTCTCGAAAATAATCAAGATAAACTTAAGTATCCTATACGTGTAGAAAAATGGGATAATCATGGAGAAATCACATGGCTACATATTGATATTTCTCCGAACACACATGGAAAAAAATTACACTTCTTTCATGCATAATGGGCAATACCATACTGTTGACCTTAATAATTATGTGTAACACGTCTAAAACCACTCTTTTTATTAAGAGTGGTTTTATTTTGTTTTATATAAAACAATGGCTATATTTGTAGCGATCAAATAATGTAATTATGAAAACATGGTATAGGAAAATTTCAAGAGAGCCAGATGAGCTTCAAGGTTATTTACCCAGATTCAACACTGAAGAAAGGGAAGAACCAAGACCTCAAACTGTTGCCTCCCCTATAATTGATAGTATTGAAACTTCAGAAGAAGAACCTAGAGCCGAGAAAGAATCAAAACCTACATATACAACTAGTGCAAATACTACTTCATCTTCATTTAAAAGTAAGAATGAATTTAAGGCTACTATGTTACCTATTTATGAGAGAATCCTTTCTCAAATGGGTTTAAATACAGCCTATGCCAAAGCACTAGTTGCACAAGATGGACTTGAATCTGCCTGAGGAACTAAGCCTTCTGGTAAATTCAATTTTGGAGGTATTAAAGGAAAGGGCTCTGTAAAAAGAACAAGAGAAGTTATTAATGGGAAAGATGTTTATATTAATGATAGTTTTAGAGATTTTGATTCTTTAGAAGACTATGCAAAATATAAAATTTCTCTACTTAATAATAATAGATATAAAGCTTTTACTGGAGATATATCTGGATTTGCAGATAGGGTTTTTAGAGGAGGATATGCAACAGATCCAAAATATGCAGATACTTTAAAAAGAGTAATAGCATCTGCTAAACATGGAGGTATACTTAAATTTCAAGCAGGGGGAACTGGAGAAATTAGGCCAGATAATAGATCTTGACTTAGAAGAAAGTGAGATAATGTTATTACTGCATATAATTCAAGTAGTTGGGCAAATTCTGCTCCTGCTGATGTTATAGCAGGATTTACTCCCTATGGTTTATTTCATTACTCAGCAACAGGAGATGAAGATTCGGCCAGACTAGCTGTTCTACCTGGAGCAGTAGGTACATCTGAAGTTGCTAAAAATACAGTAAAAGCTGCAGAAGAAGGTGTTAACTTAATTTATAAACATTATGGAAATGATTTATCTAAATATTTTCATGGTGCTTTAAAATGGTTAAGAAATACTCGTAAAGGAAGTATTCCCGCAGCTGAAAGATTAGAGGTTCCTAAACAAATTTCTAAAGTTAGATTAGGAAATCCAAAACATGACTATGCATTCTTTAAAGATGCAAAGACTGGAGAAACAATTTTAGAAATAAGTCAAACTGCACAAAATCCTTTACGTTCAGGAGAGAAGGCTGCATCAAAGCAGCTTCTTCAAGAATTAGTTGGAACTAAAGATGATTTTGGATTAAGAGGATTATCTTATACAGAGAAGGAATTATTTCCAAAGAAATTCTTATCTGCAATGACTCAGGAAAATAGTGCTAAAGATATCTATTCCAAAATTATGAGTTACAAAGCAGAAGCTGGAATTAGATCCTCTTTTACAGAATTAACTGAAGCAGAAGCTAGAAAAATCTTTGATATAGGTTGGGATGCTAATATGTTTTATCCAACTACAAGCTCTAATGCTTTACAAACTAAAGAAACCTTCTGGAAAGAGAATAAGGATATCATTTTGAAACTATTTAGAAGAGTCCCTGCGATACTTGGAGCAGGTGTTCTTGGAAATGAGGTAGTATCAGAACGTAATGGAGGAATTATTAAAGCTCAAGATGGTGCAGATACTCGAAAATGAGTTGATAATTGGCTTTCACAGAGGAAGGATAAACTTAAAAATAATTCTGTTTATTCAGGATGATTGGCAATACCTGGATTAATAGAAAATCCTTATTTTAGACAATCTGCATCTATGAGTAAATACTCTTTTAAAAGAGGAAAACTCCCAGGTAAAATTACAGGACAGACTAATCATAAAGAGAAAACTATAACTACTTCTGATGATAGTAAGAGTACAGAAGTTCATGAATGAACTCATGCATCTAGACCTTATGAGCAGATTGCTAAAGTTAAAGAAATTATTGATAGATGAGGATTAAAGCCTGGTGTAATACGAGATGATTATTGGGATGATCCTGCAGAAATTTATTCCAGAGTAATGGAATTTAGATATAACAATAACTTAGATCCAAATCATGACTATACTTTAGAAGAGGTACAAGAACTTAGAAATAAGAACCATACAGGCGATTATTTAATTAGAACAGAGAATCAGTTCTATAAAAGTAATATAAACAATCCAACTATTCCTAAGAAAATTGAACCCATAGAAAAAGCTATAGATATGAATCTTTATAAAGGGCCTGAAGAACTTTTCGAAAGGCTTGATGATTCTACTATACAGAGATTACTAAATGATGTAGCATGAGTTCCTAAAAAGAACTCTACGTTACATACCTAGTTTAAAATAATTTATAAATATATACATTTATGTTTGCATTAAGAAAAATTACAAATGACGGTTTAGAAATGAATTTTAGTTTAGGAGACTCTTATACTTTAGTTACAAAAGATCGTTCTCCGAAAGAATTTGAAGATAAAATGAAAGACCATCCTTTTTATGATAAAGCCTATGCTTTTATTTATTGTAAGGATGAGATATTACCGTTATATAAAACTCAGAAAAATTATATTGTTTCTGAAAACGGAACAACTTATAGTAACTTAACATATAAATAATATGAAACTTTCTCTTAAACACAAATTAATCATTGCTGCAATTATACTTGGTGTATTAATTGGAGGCATTGGTATTTTCCAAGCTTTAGGCTTCTGGAAAACACTATTAATGGCCATATCATTTATTGGCGGAGTAGCTACTGGATGGTATGCTAAATTTATTAAAGATAAATACTTTCCTAAAAACTAAATAATATGGCTATTACATATAAACATACTTCTTCGGGGGGGGGGATTGTATATCGTTTAGATATAAAGAAAGCGATGCAAGATAAGCAAGTTAATGGAATCTATTCAGTATGGATTGGAAATTTAGAGGGTAATTCTACTATAATATATATAGATGAGATAAATTTAACAAACGGAATATTAGAAATAAGATTACCATGAGAAGATCTTCCTAGTTATGATACAGCTTTAGGTTTCGAATTTAATGAGGATGAAGGCTATATAGAAAATACTAGTTTCTATATTTTTGATATAGACACATCTAAAATAGATAGTTCTGGGTGATTTTATTTATCAAATTTAGTATAAATAAACGATGAAATGATATATTAAACTGTTAAGATGGATCTGGGAGTTCCCACAGTGTCTCCTAGGTCTTATCTTAACCAAATGTTACAATGTCGAACGTAAAGAGACATTTAAAGAAATTCCAATTTATGCAGGAAACTTTCCTGGAGGTATTTCGTTAGGATTATACATCTTAATAGGAGAATCAAGTTGGAAATATAATAGAAACTTTATTAAAGATCATGAATGAGGGCATACAAGACAATCTTTATATTTAGGTCCTCTTTATTTACTAATTATTGGACTTCCAAGTATTATTTGGGCTATGATCCATACTCCAAATTCTAAGAAATCATATTACTGGTTCTACACAGAGAGATGAGCGGATAAACTTGGAGGTATACCTAAAAGATATTAATATATGAGAAAAACCTTTATATCACAAAATATCGGAAAAGAAACGTCTCCTTATTCAATTCAATTATACAACACTGAGGGAGGTTATTGGGAAGACGCATATCCATTTAAAAACGTTGTAAGATATGATACGAGCGCTACAGGTCATCAGCCTGGAGAACCAATGTATTTTCGAATTTGACCTGTAGCAGATCCTGATTATTTAGAGTTACGTTATACTGGAGGAAATGAAGGAACCTTCTCCTGAGAGTCTACTGATGATGGGAAGTCAATTATTAATGACGGTTCGATACTTTATTGCTCTGGAGGCTATAATGCTCCCTATTATTGTAATTTTAATATCTATTCTCCCGTGTCTAGTTCTACAGCACAAACATTAGAATTAGAAGTATTCCTTGGTGGAGAAAGTGGAGAATTCATCAATTTAGGAACATTATATATTACTCATGATTAAAATTTATCAAAGAAATACACTTGTACATAATGTGGATATGTATATGTAAAGGAACTGATTTTATAACAACATAATATGAATAAATTATTTATTTCCCAAAATAGGGGGGGGGGGGTAGATCCCATTATAACGTTTACTTTTGGAGGTAATAGTTATTATAGTGAAGGAGAATCTAAATTAGTATATTATGATTATAATAATAATGAACATGTTTTAAAAACTTGGAATAAAGCATATATAATAGATTTTACAGTAAATATTCCTAAAAATATAATAACTTCTACATGAGGTTTACAATTACAATTAAATAATGCTAATTATTGAGAAGATTATAAAAAGTTTGTACAAAAAACTACTCTAGACGGAATGGATATTAGTGAATACTCATATATGCAGCAAGGTAATGTACAAGATGAACCAAATATAATTGTATTCACTACATTGTGTGATGTAGCTCCAATTAAAAAATCATTAGTTATTAATGTATCAGAATTACCTATTAACGTCTTTTACTTAAGTTATAATAGATATAATAAAAATACTTCTGGAATAAACTTTAACATAAATTCTAGATATACAGTAGAAACGGATACTACTTGTACAGTTCACTATAATCCTGGAGGAAGTACTTTAACAACAAAAACTATGACTTCTAGAACACAAGTTGTTTCAAATATAACTACAGCATTATTTGGGAGTTTTCCTCTTTATGTAACTTTAAATCCTAAAGAAACTTCTTCAAGATTAAACAGACATAATATATATTCTGGATATATTACTATGAATTTCTCAGATTGTCATCTCTATAATGCTACTTCTGATGAATTTGTAGATTGATCTGAGGTTAAATCTAATCTATGAGGTGGAGACATTAAAAACGCTCCTTATTTAACCTTAAGTACTCCTGATCGAGATATTAACACCGCTTTTACAATGATAACAGCTGATAATCAATCATTAATGTTTTTTATAGATCCAGCAGTATATACACAAATAAATTCAACTACAGCTGTAACATTTGTAGATAAAACTCAAGGATATAGACTACAATGTAACTTAGATGGTTCTTATTGAATTCCTGAATTAAAAACTAATGGAGTGTTTTTAGGTTTTAATTCTGGAAATAGTTTAGTAGAAATGCCGTTTAGAGGATTATATAAAATATAAATAAAAAGGGAACCCTATTAAGGTTCCCTTTTCTATTTTTTAGTCCACAGGAGCTACATTAAATAATAGATGTATATATGCTCTACATTTTGAAAGATAAATTGTTTTATCTTTATTCTTTATAATATTTTGCACTAATTAAAAAACATATTAGGCTTATTAAGACATATAATGGAGTTCCTGTAGATAATGTACTAAGGAAGAATAATCCCATAAATAACAAGCCTAATACGTATCATATCTTATATGTTTTCATTATTTATTTATGTTTTTATGTCAGATTCCTGTAATACTATCTATTCCTAATAAAGATGTGCTGCATATGAATAATAATTCTACAACTTCTGGAGCTGGAATTACCATGATGGTACAATAAACACATATAAATAGGCAAACTAGTCATCCAAAAAATCCACATACTCTTTTACTACTCAACCCTGAATGAGCAGTAAACATCTTTAGGAAGAACTCTTTCATTACTATTTATGATGCCATTTAGCGGCATTCCTTGCAAAGTTTGCTCTCTTCTTTTGTAGAGGAGTTGCGTTAGGGTCATTTAATACTGACTTAGCATGTTCTTGAACACTTTGCCCAGCAGCCTTAGCAGATTTTGAAAACTTACCTCTATTCTCTTTTTTGATGTGGATCTTAGCTCCTTTCTTCATCATTAATACATACTCATCCTTACTTTCCTTAAGACTTAGAGTATTTTCATTATTGAATTTAGAGTATCTCTCGTAGATACTATCTAAAATCTCGTTGTTGTACTTACTCATTTTATTCTAAATGTATTTATAGTTAAATATATATCTTTGTTTTGCTTTTACAAAAATAATAATTATATTTGCAACGAACAAATAGTTTCACATAAAACATATTATTCAATAAATTATGGAAAATTTTCTTCAATGGATTGAGAAAATTCTGGGATTTTTGAAGAACTATGGGTTTTTAAATATTATTAAGTCATGTATTTTAATAATTTTGTTTGCATTTACTGTGAACATTGCCTTTAATCCAAAAGAAACTATTAAAAACATTATTGAATGGGTTCATGCAATTGAGAAGGAAAAGCATGCTACAAGCGAAGAAATTCGCAGGTATATTAATCCTGTTATTAATGAATTATTGGATAATTCTATACGAGATATAGGATGTGATAGGGCTTTTATTATGGAAGGGCACAATGGAAAAGCAAATGGTAGCGGATTAGGTTTTTATTACGTAGATATGACTTATGAAAGATGTAGAAAAACCTCATTAGATCAAGCAGTATATTGGCAATACAAAGATATGCCAACCAGTATTTTCCCTTTCTTCAATTATTTGGACAACCGCAGATATTTTTATGGGGATTCAGATGAATTATCCCAAATAGATTCTAAGTTAGCTCAAATGATTAATGTCAACGGCACACACTTCCTAGTAACTGTTGAAATTCCAGGAAAAAATTCTGTTAATCAATTTATGGGAATACTTGGTTATTCTTTTGAAAATCCCCCCAAACTTACTCAAGAGCAAATAAAAGATTATATGCTTGAGGTGAGAAGAAGGGTTCAAATACTATTATCGTTAACTTCTTTGAAAGAAGTTGACATCAATCAATTTCGAGAAGCAATATGCCTAAATTAAAAAATGCTAAGGAAAAATATGTAAATGGCCTTAAAGTAGACAAAGAGACGAAGGATGTAGTATACTCTGATGAAGCTCATGTATATTTAGACAAAACAGATCAACAAAAATATGTTTCTGTTACTACTTTAATTGGCAAATATGAGAATCCTTTTGATGTATTTTTTTGGTCTTCCTATAAAACTTGTGAGAAGTTAATGTCGGAAGAAACTTTTCATGTACTTAAAGAAACTTTATTAGCTACAAAGAGATGGACAGATGATATGATTGAAAAACTTCATCTTGATCCGATTATCTTTGATAAAACAAGAAAAGAAATACAAAAAGGATATGATGATGAGAGAAATAAATCTTGTGAAAGAGGTACAAAAATACACTCTAATTTTGAAGAGATGTATTATACTTCAGAGAAGCAAGATTTAAAAAAGTTTGGTTTAGGAGGAGTTTTTACTTGTAAAAAAGGATATTACGAACTTGATTTAGAAAAAGGAGTGTACCCAGAATTTTTGGTTAGCTTAAAATCTTCCGATGGAATATTACGAGTTGCTGGACAGATAGATTTACTAATTAAAGATGGAAACGATATAATAATTGTAGACTATAAAACCAATAAAGAGATTAAGAAACACTCTTACTTTGATAAAAATAAGTTTAGTAGAATAATGATGAAGTACCCTTTAAATAATATAGAAGATTGTAATTTCTATCATTATTCTCTGCAATTATCAACATATGCATATTTACTTCAGCAAATTAAGCCAGAATTAAATATTAAAAAATTAATGCTAATACACATTGATCACGATGATAAAATTACAGAATATACTGTAGATTATCTTAAAAATGATGTAGAGAGAATGTTAAAGCATTATAAGAAGCTTTTAAAACAGACGACTGTACTTGATAGAGATCGTCCTATTGTATTTTAAATATGGGAAGTATATTTGATATTATAGATGGACATGTAAATGAGATGTTTAATGCTAATGAGGGGCTATATGAGGAAAGAATGAAAATATGCAAAGAATGTCCATTATATAAAGAAACCCCTGTTGGCCCAATATGTAACCCTAAGCTTTATATAAATAAAGAAGGGAAAACATCAGCATATAAAAAAGATGGTTATGTCCGTGGCTGTTCTTGCAGATTATCTGCTAAGACTAGATTAATTCACGGTAAATGTATTATAGGAAAATGGTAAAAATTATGAGTAATTTAATTTTAAATGGAAATGATGCCACTGGTATGAGTGGCTATGGCGCACAATTAAGTAAAAATCTTTCTGGAATTAGTTCTGCTGATATTAAAGAACAAATTGAGATGGAGAAATTAGCTGCAGCTTCTGCAGAATTAGAAGCAAATAAAGGATGGAAGTCTGCAGAAAATAAGAAAGTTCAAGCAACAGGATTTACAGTTATTTTTACAAAGTATAAGAAAAATCCTTATCGTAAATATAAGTCTGGAGCAGGCCTAATTATGGATGTAGATTCGTTCCATCTAAATGAAGCTGGAGAAATGGAGCAAGATGAGATGGGAGTTATTTGCTGCCATGTTGTATCAGTTGGCCCAGAATGTAAATATGTCAAAGAAGGTGATGATATTTATATAAGAAATGTTGGAGCAGCTCCAGTTCCTTTTGATTATAGGGGATATTGGGCAATTAGTGAACAAAATGTAATATGTAGAATTGTAAGCAATGATTAGTGAAATTGAAAAAATATTTTACAATCCTGGAGACTTAGTTAGAGTTAGACATCGTAAACTAAGTAATATTCCAGTGATGTATGTTGTGGAAAAAGTGACAAGGTCATATAAACATAACGATGAGACAGTGAATTCCTTTAAGGGAATTAAATGCAGATGGTTTAATGTAAATGGTGATCTTTGTGAGGAAATTTTTTCTTCTAAAGATCTTGAAAGGGTAAAATAATGAAAGTATACTTTAATAGACTAGGAAATATAGACCATGTAGATTGCACCTCTGCTGAATTTATTGAACTGCAGGATGGAAATAATCTTTTGACATGGGTTGATTTAGCGGATATTCCTGAATGTTTAGGAGAAACTATAGAAGAACGTATTAAGCTATGGGTGGAACTAAAAAAGAAAGGAATTATTATAGAAAATACTAAGAAACATCATGGACGAAACTCAATTAATGGAATTCATAAAATGGATTCCGACACGTGTAAAGGAGCTGCAAAATAAATCTCCAGAAGAGATAGCAATGACTTTAAATAAGCTTTCTAAAACTCCAGAAGGACAAAAACAACTAGAAACACTTATTCAGGAATTTAAATCTGAAAATGCTGCAATTCAACCAGAGGAAACTGGAATGTTTAAGAAGGGAGGAAAGCTTAACTACTTAGTTAGTAAATTTCAAAATGGGGGTACTCCAAGGATAGTTGAAACTTTAAATTATGTACAAGGCAGAACATCATTACCTCCTGGAATGACTAAGCTAGATTTTAATCGAAAGTTTAGTGATAATTACAGGGCAGCGCAATACAGTAATTCTAAGGGTGATATTCTCCAGTTTCTACAAAGGCCAAATACAGTTGGAGGCACTGAAAGGTTAATAACTAATAATAAAAGAGATACCTTATATAGAAATACTTTTAATGGGGCAGAGACATCTAACAAACCTCAACCCTGATATAGACCTAAATCGGAGAAAGCTAAGAAAAAGGCGGACTATGATAGATTTACATCAAGATTTGCAGAGTACTTTCAAGATGGAGGTAAAACTTTTGAAAATCAGAATGGGAGGCTCTCAAAAGTTTATAACTATAAGTTAAAAAAATAAAATGACTGATATTTTCCTTTATGATAACTCTACAGGAGAAATTACTCTAAATGAGTATGAAATATTATTAGTTAAGGAATTTGCAACACTCTATGATACCAGTAGGAATAAATGTAAAAAAGATCCTACTGGTATTCATAGGTTAAAAGCTTGAAAGGAGTTTACATATATTTTTCTAATGTTAGACTTTAAGTCTCCTTATTTAGAATATATTGAGCAAGAAAGACATGAAGCTGCAATGCAGGATAGCGGACTAACTCAGGAAGAGTGGAATGATCCAGATTTTAGGGCGGCTTGCAGAAAATATATGGAAATTAAGGACTCATCCAGAGTACTCAGTTTAATTAAAACAGCATATAGAACTTTGGAAAAGATGCGAGTTTTCCTAGATAATATTGATTTTACAGATATGGATGGTAATGGCAAATATCTAAATGATCCTAAAAAAACACTTGAAAGTATAGGCCAAATAGGAAAAATGAGTGATTATCTAAAGGAACTAGAGGACACTTATAAAAAGGGGCAAGAAGCCAAACCAACCCGTTATAGAGGAGATGTAGAACTCGGACTAGATGATTAATGAAACTATGGCAGAATTAAGATCAAAAAGGAAAAAGGAGGAACTTCCTCAAAGGCCTACAGATAGATTAAAATCATTTACAGAAAGATCTGAAGAGGAACTTATTAAAAGTTTGCTTAAAAAAACAGATCAATCTAATGAAGATATAGAGGAATCTGAATATTATGAAGGAACTTATGAATATCATAAGAAGACAAATAATCTTTGAGATGTTATTTTAGAAGACGAAATTAAATACTTTGACCCAACATTAAGTTATGAAGTTACAGGTTATAGGCCAATCACAGAAACTGAAGGTCTAGATTTTGATCCTGCTCCCTTTATGGAGGTTGGAAGAACTTATGAAAGAACAGGAAAATACACAGCTTTTAGAAAGGGCACAAAAGCTTATGTAGATTTTTGGAGAGGTCAAATTAAACGTTGTGTTGAAGGTTATACTGTAGGGAAATATAGAATAACTGGAGATCACTATTTTTTTTTAAATTTCTATAGAATGGGAATTGTTAACGATAAAAAGAAAGCTGGTGCTGGTTCAGAGGAGTCCTTCCCTTTCTTTACATCTAAACAATACGAATTCTTCCATTATATAGAGATTTGTGAATATTTAAAAAAGGATGTAGTAGCACTTAAAGCAAGGGCTGTGGGTTTTTCAGAAATAGGCGCATGTTTGGGTGTACGGCCTTTTATTACAACCAGAAAATTTAGAACTGTGTATACTGCACATTCTGAAACTTATGTTGATGCTGTACTAGATAAATGCTGGTATCAACTTAACTGATTAAATAACAATACTGACGGAGGTATGAAACGTGTACGTCAGAAAATCGATAATATTAAACAAAAACGTGCATCAAAGTTAGACAAAGAGGGTGTAGAATCAGGAAGATTTAGTGAAATTGAAGGTATTCCTGCAGATAATCCTCGTAAAGTTCGAGGAGATCGTTGTGATCGATTAATGTTTGAAGAATTTGGATCAAATCCTGTATCAAGAACTTCATGGACACAAGGAACTGCACTAGTGGAAATTGGAGGTGTTAGACGTGGGATTAAGATTGGATGGGGTACAGGAGGTGACCATGGAGCGGCTTTAGCAGGATTGGCAGAAATGTTTAATGATCCCGAAGCCTTTGGAATTTTACCTTATAAGAATAATTATTCCTCTGATGGCACAGTCCAATTTACAGGATTTTTTATTCCTGCTTATACGTTTATGCTGGGCTCAGACTTCACAGATAATCGTGGAGTTACAAATATATCTAAGGCTAAGGCATATTACGAAGATCAAAGAAGAAAAAAATCAGGTCAATCTCTTCTTGAGTACTGCTCTGAATTTTGCTTTACTCCTGAAGAAGCTCTACTGCGACAAGGTGATAATATTTTTGATTCAGTGGAACTTTCTAACAGAATTACTCAAATTAGAATTCATAAAATGGGGATTAAGCCCAGGAGAGTGGCATTAATTTGAGATAAAACTGCAGATGATAATCTATCTAAAGTTAAGGTTTTTGATAAAAGTGATAGTAATATTTTAATTTATGAGGAGCCACAATTAGAGGGGAAAGATCCATTTAAGAATCTATATGTTGCAGGAATTGACTCTATTGACCAAGGCACAGAAGATTCAGCTACACAGAAAGATGTATCTGATTTTTGCATTGTAATTAAAAAACGCGCATATGGAACTCAAGAGCCTAAGTATGTTGCGATTTATAAAGAAAGGCCAAGAGATATAAGAACTGCTTATGATACTGCTATGAAGTTGTTAGCTTGGTATAACTGTAAGGCTATGCTAGAACATTCTAAGATTAGTATCATAACATATTTTAAAAGTAAGAAAAAAGATAATCTTTTTATGAAGCGTCCAAAATCTAGTCTAAGTGATATTAAGAGAGGTAATTCACAAATGATTGGAGTCCCTGCTACAGAAACTATTATCAAGCATGGATTGGAACTTATTAATACTTATATAAACGATTATTGTTATACAATAGATTCTGATATGATTCTGGAACAACTATTAAACTATTCTTATGAAAATAAGAGAAAATATGATATTGTTGCAGCTATGAGTATGGCAGAAATTGCTGATGAGGAACTAATGGGCTTTAATCCAAAGCCTGCACATAGTGTAGAAAAAGAATGGAAAGATTTTGGATGATTTATTAACTCAAAAGGTTATAAACAATTTGGAGTTATTGGCGATGAATAATTTAGAAGATAAAATACGAAATGTGATAAGGGAAGCTTTATGCTCTGAATATATTGGTAATTTAGATATATTGCATGATGAGGATTCTTATACTTTAAAGCTGGATTTAAATCAACATGAAGCTCCAATGTATTTTTCTTATCAAGGAAGTGAAGATGGTTTTCTTGATTACTTACTAAGAGATTTAAGACAACGACAAATCGATCGTGCTAAGTATTACAAAGGAATGATGGTAGATACTGGTAACGATGATACTTATTATATTGTACTAGAATGAACAAGACAGAAATCCAATTAATAGATGATGCTATTAATGAATTAGTATATGAAAAAGTTAGGTTAAGAAAGGCCTATCAGTACTATCATTGTCATCGAGATGCTGATCAATTTAAAAGTCTTGAATTTAATTATGGAGTAGGTACTCCAACAGCAGTAAATTTCACTCCGCTAATTAAAAAACATATTGATGTTTTAGTTGGAAAGTATCTTGAGCTAGAACCAGATTTAAAAATTTCCTGTAAGGACTCGTTAACAGTAACAAATATAATGCGAGAAAAACAATTAAAGATTGATCAGGCATTATATGAAAAGTTACATCAATATTTACAAAATAATATAATTTCTATATTATTAGACAATAAAGAGGTTGTTAATGATCCTTTTATAGAAAAGGAACTAAAAACTATTCAGGATAATTTAGATAGAACATTTATTTCAGATTATGAAATAGCTGCTCAAAATATATTGCGCTATTTAAAGCAATCAAGGAATATTGATATGAAAAATAAGATGAGACTCTTATTTACAGATCTGCTTATTAGTGGAACTTGTTATTACAGAACAAGGCCTACTGAAAGTGGAGAAAATATTAATTTTGAAGCTTTAAATACTTTAAATACATTTATAGAAAGAAATCCAAATTCTCCTTATCTTGCAGATTCTAGACGAGTAGTTATTCGTAAGATGATGACAAGAGAAATGATTTTGAATGAATATCGCAGTGAATTAACTACTGAGGCGGTTGCTAAACTAAAAGAGGCTCCAAAAATGGGGGATGTTAGAACAACAACCTATTTAGTAAGAACCTCTGCTATTCCTCCTGATGGATTACCTAGACCTGACTTAACTCCAGGTATTTTAGGAGGTCTTGAAGCGTATCCTGCAATGCCAGGAGATGAGGCTCTATTATCAAATTATAATCCTCATTTAATTACAGTTTATGAGGTGGAGTGGCTTGAAGTAGATGAAAAAACTGGATATTTAACAAGACATGAAGGAGTTAAAATTGGAAATGAGATTTACATTACTAGAGGAGAAGTAGAAAATGTAGTAAGATCTTCTGACTATCCAAGTAAATGTAGGTTATCTGTAAATGGAATGTTTTTCTTGGATCATAATGGAGATCCTTTTAGTTTAGTACTAAATACTATGAATCTCCAAGATAAATATGACCTATTACTTTTTTATAGGGATAACTTAATTGCTTCTTCTGGCACAGTGGGTGATTGGTTAGACTTAGCTAACCTTCCAACTGCTCTTGGTGTTAGCATGCCAGAGAGAATCCAAAAATGGTTAGCTTATAAGAAAAATGGTGTTGGAATTCTTGACTCTTCTCAAGATGGACAACCATTAAATACAATATTCAATGGATTTGATGATACTGTTAAAGCACAAAGTATTCAGGCTATACAATTAGCCATTCAATCTATTGAACAGCAAGCCTCCTCTATCACAGGAGTACTTCCAGAAATGCTTGCACAATATGAACAACGAGATGCTGTTAGTAATGTTAAATTAGGAGTTACAACTTCTGGCCTTTTAACTAAGCAGTATTTTGATTGCATGGATACTGTCTATAAAGAAGTAAACTATGATTTACTGAATCTTGCTAAATTAGTATATCCAAATGGCCTACAGGGAGTTATTATTTTGGGAGATCGATACTCTCAAATATTTTCAGCACTTCCTGAACATTATACTGTAACAGACTTTGATGTTCATATTGAGGATAGTACAGCAACATTTAAGGATAGAGAAACTATAAAGGCTTTAAGTACAGAGTTAGTTAAAGCAGGTTATTCTGATCCCGAAATGATTGTTAATATTGTAGCTGCAAAAAATATGACTGAACTTAAACGCTATGTTGAGCAGTCTATGAAGATGAAGAAAGAAGAGGAATCTATTGTTCAGCAACTTCAACAGCAGCTACAACAAACAGAACAGCAGGCACAAGAGCTACTGAAACAAAATAAAGAAATGCAGTCTCAATTATCTCAATTACAAAATCAAGCTAGCCAAATGGAGCAGGCTAAAATTGAAATTGAGCAACAGAGAGTTGCCCTTGACCATGAAAAGATTAAGAATGATAAAGATTATCAGGACCAATCTATTGAAGTTAAAAAGCAACAATTGCAAGCTCAAGTTGCACAAATGTTCGATAACAATCCTTATAATGATAAAATAAAACAAGTTGAATAATGGATAAACGTTTAATTATTCAGACGATTGTCAGACCTGATTGTAAATTAATTGCAATTGATAACAGTGATTATTATAGCTTAGGAGATGACATGATAAACTTTATCATGTTAGACTTCCTAAGTTATAATGAAACTGAAATTCCAATTGATAAAACAATCAGAATGAGAAGAGAGGTAGTTAAGAGAGGTCAATTACTTTCGAGATTTTCCTCTGAATTCATTCTTGATAAAGATGGCACTTACTGTTATTATAAATTAGTAATTCCTACTTTAGATTATTTTAAAATAGGAGAAACTACCTATAATAATCTTAGTAATGAACTATTTTTTGATGGAAAAACTTTATATAAATGCAAGTTTGAAGATGATGATGAGCATTCATATGAAGAGGTGATAAAAAACAGTATTGTACTTGATAACTATATAGATGCATACAAAATAGTTCACAATAATGGCGCATCACAAACTTTCTATTGCCCTATAAAAAAGATATTCAGTGTTTGTAAATTGCAAAGATGTTTAGTATATTTACAACGGCAATTATTACTTATTAACTGCAAACATTGTAGTTATGATAAATGCGACACAGACAATACTCTGAGAAATAGAAGGGATTTTCTTTTAAGTGCAATGTATGTTTTTGACTATTTAAAGGATATAGGGAATCTAACTGAGGCTCAGAGGGTGTTAGATAGTATGTCTTCTTGTGATTCATTATGCGGAGATTTATTAAATAATTCTAATAACGATTGCGGCTGTGGAAATTCTATATAATACACTATATAGGTTATTCTCGAATGAATTGTTAAATTTAAACATTGGCTATGAATTTAATACTAAAACATTATTTACAATGAATGAATTAGTTAATGCCATTGATTATATCGAGAATGGGAATCCTTCTAGTGATGAAATAATTAAAGTAATACAATACTATGAAGAAATATAATATGGATCCTTTTATGGAGAAGGCACTTTCAGATGAATACTATAAATTAAGAAGTTCTCGTGATTTTTATACAGGAACTTCTTTTAAGATGTCTACATGGGATCTTAATACACGATATTTCAATGATGAAAACATTATTGATTTTGTATCATATGAAGGGTGCTTATTGTATTGTACACGAAGTCATATTTCATCAGAATCCAATGAGCCTGTACCTATAATTGAAAACGATATTATTGTTGGTATTCATCCTAACATCTTTTGGAAATTTGTCATGGGAACAAATGGCAAAGGGCAAAAAGGTGATAAAGGAGACATTGGTCCTAAAGGAGATCCTGGAGAACAGGGCCCAATAGGTCCAAAGGGGGATAAAGGTGATAAGGGTGACAAAGGTGATTCAGTTACTGGTCCTAAAGGTGATAAGGGCGATCCTGGAGCTGGTATTATTCCAGGAGGTACTACTGGTCAAGCTTTGGTTAAAAAATCTAATACAGATTATGATACAGAATGAAAAACTATTTCTGGAGGTAGCGGAGAAATCCCTAATTTTGATGCAGAAGTAGCAAGTGTTTCTTCAACAACTCAAGCTAATGCTAATGTAGTTTTAGAGGGAGATGTGTTTAAATTTAGTTTTGGATTACCTAAAGGAGCTGATGGAAAAGACGGTCAAGATGGTAAGGATGGGACAAACGGACAAAATGGAACAGATGGTTCCAATGGCCAAGATGGATTAAGTATTAAGTTAATGTATGCAAAAAGTAGTAGTGTTAACACTCCTCCTGTTGTAAATAAAACTAACACAAATCCTGGATCTGCATGAAGTACAACAGTTCCAATCCACACATCTTCTGAAATTATATGGTCAATTACTGCATCTTTTAGAGATTCTACTCTTATTGGAGAATGGTCAGATCCTGTTCAAATGACAGGAGAAAAAGGACAGGATGCAATAATACCAAGTTGGAAAACTTATGTTTATAAATTAAGTGATAGTAAACCATCAAAACCCACAGGAAATAGTCCTAGTCCATCTGGATGGGAAGATTATCCCACAACTAGTGGAAGCTGGTGGCAATGCATTGGAACAGTTAATGGAGAAACAGGACTTGTAACTGAATGGTCAGAAGTGATACCAGTTAATGGTAGAGATGGCCAAGCTCAAGATGGTAAATTTACAGAATTTAGATTTGCTGTAAATACAAGTAATTCAAATCCTCCTACATTAAATGCAACAGTAAGAACTCCTTCAGGATGATCTGTAGTTCCTCCTGAAAAATCTAAAGATGGATATCTTTGGATGACTACAGCAACTATTAATCCTGATGATACTTTAAATACAAACTGAACTACTCCAGTTGTTATAAGTGGAGAAAATGGAACTAACGGCACAGATGGAATTCCTGGAACTCCAGGAGAAGATGGAAAAACTACGTATTTCCATATTAAATATTCTGCTGTTGCTAACCCCACTTCTTCAAGTCAAATGACTGAAACTCCAAGTACATATATTGGAACTTATGTAGATTTTACTCAAGCAGATAGTACAGATCCTTCTGACTATACTTGGGCAAGATTTGAAGGAATCCAAGGAGAAAAAGGAGACCAAGGTATCCCAGGTACTAATGGAGCAGATGGAAAAACAAGTTATCTACATATTAAATACTCTAATGACGGAGGTGTAACCTTTACAGGTAACAATGGAGAAGATCCAGGTTCTTGAATTGGAATTTATGTAGATTATAATATAAATGATAGTGATGATCCTTCTGACTATAAATGAACTAAAATAAAAGGAGAACCTGGAGTTACTGGTGATCCTGGTCCTGCAGGTAAAGACGGAGTTGATGGTTTACCTGGAATTGGTATCGAAGTTCGTTACTGTTTGGGAACTACAACAACTTATGAAGGAACAAGTACTCCTGGAACAACAAGACAACCAACAGGTTGGAATTTAGCAGTTCCAACTCCTACTGAAGAGACTCCTTATATTTGGTTTATTCAAGCCAGAGTAAATTATACAAGTAATACTGATAAAGTTGGCACAATTGAAGGTAGCTGGAGTACTCCCACTAAATTAAGTGGAACTAATGGGTTAAATGGAGAGAACGGTTCTAAAGGACAAATAATTTATCCTGAAGGTATTTATAATGTTAATACAGTATATCAAGGAACTGTAGATAAAACTCCTTATGTATATGATTCTAATGATGCTAACTATTATGTATTAAATATAGTGGGAACATGGCAAGGAACATTACATAGTAATGAATCTCCAAGTACTGATACAAGTAATAGTTGAGTTAAATTGGATGCATTTGAAGCATTATATACTAAAATCGGAATCATTGCTAATGGTCTTATTGGTTCTGCTGTATTTAATGGAGACTATATGTTTAGTCAGCAAGGGATTGATTCTAGTGGGCAAGTATCTACTCAATACCAGAATTTTAATCCAGAAACTCCTACAGGAGGCGTATTTACTCCAAATATACTATTTAATTTTAGAACTGGAGCTGGACATATGGCTGCAGGAAAAATTAGATTCTATGATAATGGAAATGCATCTTTAGCAGATTTATCCATTGAAAATGTGCATCTTTCTGGCAATACAATTCAAGAATATGCTATAACTAATTTAACTTTGGATGATACAAATATATATAGTTTAAATGCAATTATAAGGAATGATAGTAGTGGAGATGCACATTTAAGAATTGCTTCTGAATATGGAGTTTTAGATCCTGACAAATGATATAAGGGAATAATATTCAATTCTGCTGTAGATGGTTCTGCCAAAATCTATTTTGATGAACCATATAATTATGCGAGAATTTCTGCTCCTGTTGGTGAAGGACAAGCCTGAGTAACTTATGCTACTATTCCAAGTATATCATCATTGGAGTATTTGTTTAGTCCTAGTAGTCGTACAACTATAGTAAATGGCAAACATGTATATGAGGGGAATTACTTATATATTCTTAATCCAAGCTCATATCAACTAGATGCTAATAAAGAAAATACTTCTATAACTCAAAAAATTGCTACAGTATAATAAACTATGAAAAAAATCAATATACAACCAGATATTGACCTTCAGAATTCAAGAGAATATTATGGAGTATCTAATTCAAGGGACTTTTATAGGGGAAAATCTTTTAACTTTGCTCAAGGATGAGCACCAGGAATTAACTATTATAATGATAGTTATATCCAAGATTTTGTAGCTTATAGAGGAACTTTATTAGCTTGCCATAAGAGTCACTTGTCTAGTAGTCTATCTGAGCCAAAACTACTTTATAATGATCCTGAGGATTCTACTAAACCAACTGGTGTAGACTCACCCTTCTGGGAATTTGTATTTTCGGGTACTACTGGTGCAACTGGTGAAAATGGCCAGGTGTACGTGCCTGAGTACAATGAGTCTACTGGATTTATTACTTGGGTCTTAGAAGAAGCCCCCTCTCAAACTATTCCTCCCATGTATGTAAAAGGAGAGAAAGGTGATAAAGGTGATAAAGGGGATAAAGGAGACCAAGGAAATAAAGGTGATAAAGGGGATAAAGGAGACCAAGGCATCCGTGGATTTCAGGGTGAGAAAGGTGAAAAGGGCGATAAAGGTGATAAAGGTGATAAAGGAGTTCAAGGAATTCAAGGAGAAAAAGGAAATAAAGGTGATAAGGGAGATCGAGGTGATAGAGGACCTGCTGGAACTGCGGCAACTATCAGAGTAGATTCTGTTATTACTGGAGATCCTGGTTCTCAAGCTTCTATCATAAATGTTGGAACCGCTTCTGAAGCTGCTTTCAGATTTACTATTCCTAGAGGTCAACAAGGAGTTCAGGGCATTAAAGGTGACAAAGGTGACAAAGGTGACACTGGAGAACAAGGCCCTAAAGGTAAACAATTAAAATTGTATCGAGATTTTACAGATGATACAATTAAATGAGGATATGATGGAGAACTACCTAGTCAATGGACAGTTCTTTGTTATATGGACTATCTACGAGGAGTCAGTATTGATGATGTAGATATTACCGATGATGCTCATCTTAAGGTAACGCTTTCATCTGGGCATTATACATGAACACCAGATGAAAATGGAAATCCAATTAAAGATGAGAACGGAAATATCATATATGATCGCTGAATCCCATCAACTATAATTACTAAAGGCAAAGCAGCCACTACTCTTACCGCTGGTAAGGTAGAAATGCTACAACCAGGGGAAGATCCTAAAATTGAAAATGTAGGTACAATTAAAGATCCTATTTGGGATTTTTATATACCTAGAGGATTTACTGGAGAACATGCTGTGCATGTTGGTCCAGAAGATCCTGTCACTTTTAGAAATTCTCATTTAGATGATGCAGACATTCAAGAAGCCTACAAGAATGCTGAACAAATGATTTGGGTTGATACCAAAAATAAAGCTGATTTCGATCATTTAAATGCTGTATATCATGCATATAAAGAAGCTGGAGGAACTGCTTTAGATCAATCTAAATTTGCCGAAGCTTTTGCTAATTTAACCAATGCTTCAGGATTTTCAATTAAAATTGTTGATAATTTTGAAGCTCTTGGAGAGCCTACAAAAGAAAAACAAAACATAATTTGGTTAGTCCCTGCTTCCCAAACTGGAGTTAATGACTTATATGAGGAATATATAGTGGTTAAGGCCGAAACTATGTTAGATACATATCTGTGGGAGAAATGGGGAAGTGGCACTATAACTGTAGATCTATCTAACTATTACACAAAGGCTGAGGTAGATAACATTAAACAGAATTTAGAAGAGCTTATTGAAGATACATCGTCTATGGTGTGAAATGATGTTATTAATTAAATTTTAAACAATGGCAAGTGTTATAAAATTTTATAGAGGACTTAGTTCTGCTTATAATCCTGTAACCCATGCTAATGGTATTTTCTTTACAACAGATACTCATAAAATTATGCTGAATGGCTCCGAGTATGGAGGTGATTCTAGCAAGAAAGTAGCTAATGTAACCTTAAATGAGAATGCTAACGGCATTGTGATTACATACACAGATTCAACCACTTCGAATTTAGACTTTGCAAAAGCAAGTTCTTTAGTCGATGGTTTAATGTCAAAAGAAGATAAAGCTAAACTTGATAGTTTAGATCCTACAGCAAGTGGTTCCTATGAGTCTTCATTAGATCCTACAGTAGCAACTGTGGAGAAACTTGGAGGTATCGATGCAGGTACAACTGTAGCACAACTTACAGGTAAGAGTTATGATGAAATCTTTGATACTCTTATCTTCCCAACAGTTAACCCCACATTTACTGCTCCTTCTGCAAGTATCTCTTTAAAGAGTTATCAGAATGTTCAGGAAATCGGAGCAAATGCTCCTACTGCGGCAAACTTTAATGTAAGTTTTAATGCAGGTGCGATTACTCTAGCAGGAAAAAAACAAAACAATAGAGCTGGTGCACAGGATATGGAAGCTTCTAAGATTCTATATAGTTCAAGTAAAGTAGAATCTTTACCAGAGAAAGTAGTAGCTGGTGCAATGGATTACTACTATCGTGCAGCTTATGCAGAAGGTCCTCAACCTAAAGATTCAAAAGGAAACAATTATCAAACTCCACTTGCTGCTGGAAGTGTAGATTCTGGAAAAACAACTGTAACAGGTTATCGTGCAGCTTATTCAGGTTTAGTTTCTACAAATGCAATTACAGAAGAGGTTATTAAAGGAATGACTAAAACAGTTTCTGCAAAGAAAACTATTAAAGTTTCTGGTCCTATTTCTGAACAATACATCTGTTTTGCAGCGCCCGCAGGATGGACAGTTTCAAATATTAAAGACAGTAATAACTTTGATGTAACTAGTTCATATACAACTAGTACAGTTTCGGTTACTGGTTTAGATGGTCAAGCTGTTAATTACACAGTATATTTATCTGGTAAGATGACGCAACCTAGTACTTACTATGTAAACTTTAACTAATTATGGCAGAATTTTTTGGTAAAGGTATTTCGGTAGGTTCAGGTTTTGATTTAGGTGCGAATCTACCATTAGATAATAGAACGGTTCAAGCTACATTAGTTGACCGTGACGCAATGCCTACTATTCAGTTAGTAGAAGGTCTTTTCGTTTATGTAAAAGAAAATAAGACAGCATATATCCTTAAAGGGTTTGATCCTGATGGTTCTAATAGAGTTTGGGAAACTGTTGCTACTGGAAAAGTAGTTGAGATTATTGATTCACTTGAAAGTGATAGAACAGATGCAGCTCTTTCAGCAGCACAAGGTAAAGCTTTAAAAACTCTTGTAGATGAACTAAAAGCTTCTGTAGCTGCAGCTCTTGATTATAAGGGTACTAAAGATACTTACGATGACCTTCCTACTGAAGGAAATAAGAAAGGTGATGTATGGAATGTTGTTGGTGCTCATGGAACCACTCCTGCTGGAACTAACTACGCTTGGGATGGTACTCAATGGGACCCTCTGGGAGGTACAATCGATCTTTCAGGATACTATACAAAAACACAAGTAGATGATGCAATTTCTGCAGCAAAAACAGAACTAGAGGCTGCAGATACAGCTTTAGAAGGACAGATTACTACAGTTACTAATCAGCTTAATAACAAAGTTGATAAAGTTGAAGGTTCAGGTTTAATTTCTGATACTGATTTAAATCAAATCAGAACTAATAAATCTGACATTGAATCTTTACAAACATCTGTTGGAGGTAAGCAAGACGAATTAACTCCTGGTAATGCAGTTTCAATTACAGAAGAAAATGTTATTGATGTTAAGTTAGATCCAGCTTCAAATGAAGCACTATCAAAATCAGCCGAAGGTCTTAAGTTGGATCTTAGTGGAATAAAAGGCTCAACTGTAAAAGTTGGAGTTTCCATTACTGGTGGTGCTGAAATTGGTGCAGATCAAACAATCGCTGCTGGTATGCAGGCTCTTAGTGATAGTATTAGAACCGCTGTTGCAGGAGGTATTACATCACTAACAAGTCCTGATGAGACTATTACTGTTACAGGTACAGGTACTTCTAGAGCTTTAGCTGTAAATGTATCTAAATTAGTATCAGCTTCATCTTCAATTAAAGTTGGAGACGATGGCAAATTAGATATGTATTGGACAGAAGTTGAATAAAATAATAATTTCCCCTTCCTCACGTTAGTGAGGGGGGGGGTTAAAACTCAAAAATATAAAATGGCAACAAATTTAAGTTTTCAAAAAATTGCTACAGTTCCCGCTTCAGGTCTTGTAGTTGGTAGAATTTATTTTGAAACATCAACAGGTATGATTAAAGTAGCAACAAGTGCTACTGCTGTTGATAAATTTGGTGATGGCGTCAAGTCTGCAAGTTGGGATGAGAGTGCTAAAACTCTTAAAATTATTAATGAAAGTGGAGAAGAGATCTCTCTAAATCTATCAGATGTAGCCTCAGCTTCTGCAGTTACTACAGAGTTAGAAAAGAAGTTAAATATTGGAACACTTGGAGATACTCCAAGTACACAGAGTTATTATGGTCTAAAGGCACACGTGGGAGCGGAGAAACTTTCTGCTATAACTGCAGCTAAATCATATACAGACACTGAGATTAGCAAAATTCCTGCTGCTATTGTTTATAAGGGAGATGGTACAACAGTTACTCAATCTGGAGATACTACTGTTACATTTTCTGTTGGTACAATTTCTCAAGATAAGGTTTCAGGATTAACTACAGCTCTTAGTGATAAAGCTACTATAACTGCTCTTAATGCAGTTAAAGCTACAGCTGAAGCGGCAGCTCCTCAAGCTATAACATATACTAAAGAGGAAGTTGACAATAAAGTAGCTTCTGCTGTTGGTAGTGTATACAAGATGAAGGGTTCTGTAGATGATGCTTCAGCTCTTACTGCCCTTACAGGAGTTGTTATTGGCGATGTTTATAATGTAGTTGCTGCAGGCACTCTAAATGGAGAAGCTTTTGAAGCTGGTTCAAACTTTGTAGCAATTAAAGCTGGTGCAGGAAGTCAAACAGGAATGTGGGATAAGCTAGGTGGAACAATTGATCTATCTGCTTATGCTAAGAAAGCTGAAGTGCCTACTCTAACTGCATTTAATAGTTTAACGACAACCGTTGATGGAAAAGTAACTGCAAATGCAAATATTACAGCAGATACAAAGTGTAAGATTACCTATGATGCCAAAGGTTTAGTAACTGCTGGAGCAAATCTTGAGGAATCTGATATTCCTACTTTAGCTATTTCTAAAATCTCTGGACTTGATACTGCTCTTAATGGAAAGGTCCCAACTACAAGAAAAGTAAATGGTAAAGCACTAAGTGAAAATATTGAGTTATTTGGAGATGATATATATGTTAATAATGTATCTTCAGCAGGAGCTACTGTGGATGAGGCATTAGAAGATCTATATACTAAAGTTTCTCAAGCCGCGGCTTCAGGTGTTCAATCATTTGGAGGACAAACTGGGGCTATTACTGTAGATACAGCTAATACTACTAATGGACAGGTTAAATTTAGCATGTCTAGTAAACAGCTTAAAGGTACAGTTAATGGTCTTAAGAGTGCAGCTTATACCGAATCAAGTGCTTATGCAACTTCTGCTCAAGGTACTAAAGCTGATTCTGCAATTCAGGCAGTTAATGGTACTGATTCTAATTATATCGCAACTAGTAAAAGTGGAACTACAGTAACAGTTACTTCTATGTTACAAGCTGTAGCTAGTGCAAGTTCAAGTGCTAAAGGTCTTGCTGAAGCCAGTGATGTAAAAGCTTATGTTGACTCTACTGTTAATTCTGCACTAACTTGGGCAGAATTCGAATAATATATTTGTAAAAGGGGATAGGGAATAATCCCTATTCCCTTTTATTTTTTTTAATTTTTTTATTAGACTAGTTTATTATGGCAATTAAGAATAAATTCATACATTTTAAAACTAGGGCTGCTTTTAATGCTAATGTTCCAAATCCTGCATTAACCGCAGACGAAGGTAATACATTCTATAATTATACTACTTTTATTCAAGATACTAAAGAGATTTACACTCATGGTACTTTTTATAAAAGTAATACAACATGAGATATGTTAAAAATTACTGAAGATATTTCTTATGCTGCATTATTTAAAAACAATGCAAAAGTAGGAGATATAGTTCAGTTAGAAGGAGCTATGGATTTTATAATTTTTTCAGCAAGTATAGATAACTCATCATTTATGAGTCTTTTACAAGGTAGTACTAGTGATATTAATACATATATTGCATATTACGATGATAGTACACAACTTTATATTTTTGATGAAGATGGTTCACTTTCTATAGCAAATAATAATAATATAAATTCTATAGTTAGAAGTTATGTAGAGGATATTTATATAACTGAAAAAACACTTGAAAAGTTACCTGCAGGAACAAATGCCTCTATTACTGCTACTGATTCTATTTTAAATGCATTTGCTAAATTACAAGGACAAGTAAATGCTAAAGCTAATACTTCTTCTATTCCAACTGCAGCTACAGTTACTCCTAAAGCATCTGGAACAGCAGCAGTTGGTACTTCAACTAAATACGCAAGAGAAGATCATAGGCATCCAGAACAAGTTGATATAACTGGTAATGCAGCTACAGCTACTACAGCTACAAATCTTGCAACAAAACCTATACTTAGTAGGAATGAGAATTATATACAGGTAACTGTTGGAAATAAAATCTCTGATAACTTTACTGTACCATATGCTTCTAAAACATCAGCTGCAGAAACATTAATGTATGGTAGAAATATATTTTTAGACGGAGATGTCACTGGTTCTACTACAGAATCGTTTAATGGATCTAAAAATGTGACTATAAACACAACAATAAGTACTATTAATGCTGAAAAACTTACTGGAACTATTGATGCTAATAGGTTGCCAGAAATTCCTATTGAAAAAATTCCTGCAGCTGCATTAGAAAGGCTGTTTGTAGTAGATTCTCAATCAGCTGCAATGAGTTTAACTATACAAGAAGGAGATGTTGTTCAGATTGGTTCAGGAGGTCCTATGTACTTCTGCGTATCAGAATCTGCATCTACTTTTGCTACTAAATTTAAAGAATTCACAGCAGGAAGTGCAACTAGTGTACCTTGGTCTGGAGTAACAGGTAAACCAACATTCGCTACTGTAGCTACAAGTGGATCTTATAATGACTTAACTAATAAACCAACTATCCCATCCTTATCAGGGTATGCTACTCAAAATTGAGTAACTAGTCAAGGATATTTAACAAGTATTCCTGCAGCAACCTCTAGTACTTATGGAGGAATTCAAATTGGATACACAACAAGTGGTAAAAACTATGCTGTACAATTAAGTAATGGTAAAGCCTATGTAAATGTACCTTGAACAGATACTAACACGAATTATTATCCAACAACATTTGCTTGGACTAATGGAACAACAGCAGGACCAACAGGTTCTTTGACTGGTTCTGAAATGAGTGCAGTTTCATTTGGAGCAATTCCTTCAGCTTCTGCCACACAATCTGGTGTAGTAACTACTGGAGATCAAACTTTTGGTGGAATAAAAACTATAGATACTATTAATGTAACTAATATTAATGAAGCAACTCCAGGAGAAGGATTTTGAATTGGTTATAATACAGAGGGGATAATTCGTATAGGAAAAGATGGAGATTATGATTTTGGAACTAGTGGAGGAACATATTCAGGAACTGCCAATACAGCTAAAAGACTATTGAACAGTTTACAGTTTAGTAATGGACAAAGTTTTAATGGATCGTCTGCAGTTACTATAGATTTACCTGAAATTCCTATTGCATTACCTAATCCATATGCATTAACAATTAATGGAACTTCATACACAGGTTCATCTGCGGTATCTATAAATACTGCAAGAATACTATCAACGGCTACTTTAAGTAGTTCAACAGTTTCTGCAGGATATAGTTATAATAATACTTCATCAAGAACTATTTCTTCTCTGAGTGGGTTTAGTTCAAGTAATCCTGATTCAGTTATTATAAGTACTGCTAAACTTACATTTACTGCTTCTAATGCAATTAAGATGGATGGTCTTGCAGATTTATCTGGAACTTATTATATCTACTGCTTAAGTTATATGGCAAATGGAAAAATTGCTGTTAATGGTGCAGTATATGCTTAATGCTTTAAAATATTATAGACATGACAACATATTCAAAGAAATATTTTAATGAGGAGACACAACAGTGGGAACCTCTATACTCTACAGAAGGGCGTTCTGCATATGAAACTGCAAAGTTAAATGGATATACAGGAACAGAAGAGGAGTTTAATAAAGTACTATCTAAAATACCAGTAATAATCTCATCAATCGAAAGTTATCCTACTGAAGGAAGTAAAAATTTAATTACTTCTGGAGGAGTATATCAGGCATTAAAGGATTCAGAAACCTCTGCTGAGGAAACTCATCAAGAGCTCCTAAATGAAATTTCTAATGTAAATAGTACACTATCTACTGAAATTTCAACTGTAAACACTAATCTTACTACTAAGATTACTCAGATAGAAACAACTACCATTCCTAATGCAATTAAGGCTGCAATTGTAGATAATTTAGACACAGAAGATTCAAATAAAGCCCTATCTGCTACTCAAGGAAAGGTTTTAAAAACAATGATTAGTAATTTAGCTAATCTTAGAATTGAAGTAGTGAATGAACTTCCATCAACTGGAGAAACTAATGTAATTTATCTTGTTAAAAAGACTGGAACTAATCCAGATGTACATGATGAATACGTTTATGTGGAAGGAAACTGGGAAAAGATTGGCAATACTGAAGTAGATCTTTCTAATTATTATACAAAAGATCAAGTATATACTAAATCTGAAACTTACAGTCAGGAAGAAGTAGGCACATTAATTACTGAAATTGAGGGTAAAATTCCAACTATTCCTAATGTAGAGACTAGTATGTCTGGGGTTGGTAATGTTATTACTTCTATTGATGTTGATGCTTCTAATAAACATAAAATTGCTGCAGTAAAAGGAATTTCAGTTTATTCTAAATCTGAAATAGATGAAAAATTATCTGATTCTGGTTTAGGAGATGTTATCGCAGAGGCCCCCTTTACAACAGCTGACAGAGTAATTACATCAGGTGGGGCTGGAAAGACTGTTAAGGATTCTGGAATCTTATTAACTAATCTTGCTACGAAGGAGTTTGTAAATCAATTTGAGCCTGAATGGGATAAAATAGCTAATAAGCCTTCAACTTTTACTCCCTCTGCCCATACACATACTGTAAGTCAGATAACTGATTTTCCTACACTTGGAGCTTTAGCTTCTAAAGATAAAGTAGATGAATCTGATTTAAACTTTAATATTCCAGAAGGAGTCGTTGTAGATTCAGCTTTAAGTACAACATCTGAAAACCCTGTTCAAAATAAGGTTATTACTAATGCTCTAAGTAGTTATGTTAAAACTGCTGATTTAAATGTAACTTTAGGGAATTATTACACTACTACTGAAGTTTATACAAAACAGGAAGTTAATGATAAGATAGCTTCTGCTGGAGGAGGTGATGTAATGGCTAGTGGAAATCTTGAAGAAGACTACATTATAGTTGGAGCAGGAACTAAATCCATTAAAAATTCTGGTCAGACACTTTCTAATTTAGCATTAAAGAGTGAAATACCCTCTTTAGAAAATACTTGGAGGCCAATTAAAGTTGGAAGTATAACTTTAAATGATAGCTCTACTACATTAACTATTGCTAATGGTACTGGTATTGGTCTATCATTTTCTAATGGAACTTTAACTATTACTAATAGTGCTCCTGGATCTTCATATACATTGCCTGTAGCTAAAAATAATGTTTTAGGAGGAATTAAGACAGGATATACAGAGTCTGGAGGTGCTGAAATGGCTATATACACTTTAGAAGATGGCACTGCTTATACCTTCCTAAGAGATACAGCAATTAAAACTGCTTTAGGCTATACTCCAGCAGATGTTAGTGATATTCCAGAGATCCCCCTAGCTCTTCCAAACCCATATGCATTAAACATTACAGCAGGAGGTTCAACTACAAACTATACTGGAGCATCGGAATCCACTATTAATTTAGATAGTATTTTTTCAAAGCCTTTAGCTAGTGTAGATACTCCAGGTAAGGCGGGTATATTCTATGGCTCTTCTTCGTCATATTCAATAAGTACTGTATATGTAACAAGCAGTAATCCTGATGCAGTTATTGTAGTTCCTACTGCAACAACAGTAACATTTGGAAGTAACTACGTGAAAATGAGTGGTTTAGACGATTTAACTGGAGGTAGTTATAAGTGTTATTGTATAACTTATATTAATACTGGGTTAGTGTTAGTTAATGGTGCTATTTATGGCTAATAAAATTTCAAAATTTTTAGTGCAAGAATTTTAATGTTTTTGCACTAAAAATTTTGATTTTATAAATATAATCTCTAATTTTGTAGAGATAGAAAAAATGAATTTTTAATGGTTATGAAAATGAATGTTGCAACCAGATTAGCTATTTTAACTAATCTGCCAGAACAAGGAAGTGTTCTTGAGATGATTTCTGCTAGAAACATCCGCAAGAAAATAGACTTCTCAAGTGAGGAGATAGCTTCTCTTAACTTAAAAGAAGCCGATGGTAAAATTTCATGGACTCCAAATGTTGAGGATATTGAAATTGAATTTAATGATTCTGAGACAGAGTTCTTACGAACTGTTATAAATATAATGGATCAGAAGCATGTCATTACAGATAATATTCTTGATTTTGTAGAGTTGATTCAAAATTAAGTTTATTCTACTACATATTTAGTTTTAAAGTTATATCATATAACGCAAAACAAGTTCTTTGAGGAATATATACATAAAAGGATTCGAGAATGCGTTTTGTAGTGATATAGTATCAGACTGAGGGAAAATTTTAACGAAAATTCGTAATTAGACAAGTGAGTTCCCAAAATGTCCATGTATGATGTTATAAAACGTGTTATTTGATAACCACACTGGATCCAGTGTAGTATTTTTCATTAACTTTAAAATTAAACAAATTATGGACGTAGTAGAAAAACAGATTGTACATGAGTACGACGAAGATCACAAAGAGTATGCATCAAAAGGTGTCGCTGGTACTAGCTTAGGTCTTGGTATCGCAGGAACTGCTCTGGGCCTTTGGGCTCTTAGCAAATCAAGCCTGTTTGGAAATGCAGGTTGTGCCGCTGCAGGTGCTTTAGCAGCTGAGGCTATTTCAGGCCCATCAGCTTTCCAAGCTTGGCAGCATTCTTGCAACTCTGAATTAGCAGATCAAAAAGCACTTTATGAGTTTGCAATTTTGTCAGCTAACGCTCGTTTCAATGATCGTCAAACAATCAATTCAGAGATGTTTGGTTTATACAAAAGCCAAATTGATGCAGACTTCGGACTGTACAAAAATCAGAGAGACCAATTCGACGTATTAGTCGATCGTATTGGAAAACTTGAGACTGCTGCTGCTGTACAAGCTGCTGTAGAACCTTGGAGAAGCAAAGTAACTAAGATGGAGATTGCTGGTGTAGCTGGCATGGTAGGACTTGAGGCTGAGCGCAGAATGTGTGCTGACAATAAGATAGTAAATTATGCAAATAATACATTCTATCCTATTCGTGTAGCTGCTGTTGAAGTAGGCACTGACACAGTACAGCGTTCACTGTATAATCCTTTATGCCCTTGCTCAGGATATTCAAATAGCATCTTATTTGAGCCTACAACAACTCCTGCAGCTTAGTTAAAATCTTAGTTTAAGATGTATCCTGTGAATCAAGTTTTCCTAGGTAATCCAGATCCATTATTAGCTTCTGACATTACCGATCAACTTCAAAGGGTAAAAGCTTATGAATCTCAATTAATGCAATTACAGAAAACAGCTTCAAAGGAGCTTATTTGGGATTCTATTGATAATGAGATGAATGCTCTAACTGAAAGTCAAAAGAATCGATTTTTTGAAGATAAAGAATATAGTGAAATCACTACATCACTTCAAAAGATGGTTCAAATAGAGCTTTTAAATTTAGTTAAAGCTAAAATTGAAGGCACTCAAGAAGGTAGAGAGTTATTACAAAGGCAATTATCAGTAGTTAAGAAGTTGAAGAATAAGATCGTCCAAGAGACTGACAATGAGATGGCTATCTTTAATAAGTTCCGTGAATTTTCTAAGGATAACCCAAGTCTAACCTATGAAGAATTCTGTAAGCAATGGCGCAACACGTAGACGTTATAATGAATAATTTAAGGAACTTTGTGAGTGTTAAATTAACCTCACTATCACAAAGTAATCCTATGATGGCTTTAATGAAGCCTCTAGCATCTAGAATAATTGATAATAACATGTACAAAGTTGAAGCTTTGCTAAAACAGATTTCAGACAAAGATGGATTAGTTGATGTTGAAGGTATTCTAACAGAAATGTCAGATAACATAATTAACACTAAACCATTTAAAGTGGAAACTGGATTACTTGGGCAACTTGAAATAGGTGCAGGAAAAATAAAGATGGATATCCCAATGGTTAATAAATCTTTGGTTTTGAATCAACAAGATCTAAATGAATTAAAAGACATGCTCTCGCATTAGAAATCAGAAGATGGAAAGGAATGGTATTTTTTATATCATTCCTTTCTTTTTTATAATACAGATTATAATTAAGTGGGAACACTATCAAATAACTCCAAAGTTGGAGATAAAGGTAAAGATTTAATTCTGCAAACATCAGGTAGAGTATATGTTCAGGTAAAGGATAGGTTCTATGAGATTAACTTTAGAGGAGATGATGAAAAGGATAAAGATGAGGAAAAAGAAGAAACTCCTCAGGTTATCTTTGTAGATAATGAGGACTCCTTAACTGATTTACAGTATCCTGGAGATAATTATTTTATATTAACTAAAGATGGGAAGTTCTTCATTACTGAAAATGAAGGATATACTCCAGTAATAATTCAGACTAATCAATCATCTATTTTTTCAACTCCAATAACAATTACAACACAAGAACCTCCTTTAATAATTACATCATCTCAACTTGTTAAAAATTTTAATGCAGAATACTTAAATGGGATCTCTTCAGAAAGGTTCCCAAAAAAAGATACTGCAGAAAATATCACTGGAAATTGAATCTTTAATGAGATTTTTTGTAATCTAATTAAAGATTCAAAAAATATTAATAGTTTGGATTTTATAAAGGGTGTATTAACTATTGATACTATTAATGCTAATCATATAAATAATGCAGATGATAATGAGGGAAATTTAGAAGACAATAACTCTAATTCTGAATTTGATATTTTAAGTAAGCCTACTTATTTTAGTAATGGTTTAAAAATAATTTCTGCAAAAAAAATTAGTAAAGTTGATGGGTACTTTAAAACAGATAATAATCAATGAGAATCTTTTAATGAAAATTCTGAAGTTGGAGGATTTTCTATTGCAGAGTTAATTAAATCTGCATATGATAATGAGTATTTAAATACTGATTTTTCCTTATTCTATTACTTCTCTACCTTAACTACAGCTGAAAAATATGACGAGACTTCAAACACATGAATTTTACATGATCTTATTGAAGATGATTTTGTCTCTGGCAGTAGTGAGCCTTCCTATATGTCTATGAGGTTTTTACCTAAAAATAGAGCTGTATTTGTAGAAGTTCCTTATGGAGTTAGAGATACTTGTGCTACAAAAATTTATGATCGTTGGTATAATATTTCTAATTATACTTCTGATATAAAAGCTAAATATGGAGGTGTAACTTTTGAATGCGTTGTTGAAAGTAATCTTTTAAATTCTGGTGCAGAACTTAATGGAGAAAGTTCAAGAGGTAAGTTAGAAGGATTATTAGTTGGAGGAACTGAGACTGTAGTGAGAATAATTGTATCTGGAACTGATTGTGAATTTTTATACATGAAAAGTTCCTCTGATACATTGGAGCAAGATATAGAAATCTGTGAAGAAGAGAATTCTGTAGAAAAAGGAAAAACTATTTCTGCTGATTTAAGTTCTGGAAATGTATTGTTTACAGAAAATTCTGGTAATATCATTGGAAATATTTCTGGAACTGAAAACTCCATTTTTGGTACTTTGGAAGGCTATGGATTAACATCTGAAGGTAATTGTTACTTTGTAAATCCTGGAATTGCATTAGTTAATACTGATAATTTAAATTATCTGAAGCTCTATAATAAAGAACAATCTTTCATTGGCATTAATAAGAAAAATGAAAAATGGATTACTATTGAAACTGATGGAGGTTGTGATATGAGAAGGGATAAGATGTATAATATTAACAATCACCTTTCATTTTGCAGTTTTGGACCTATAAGAGTTGAAGAGGATGGTTCAGCAACAATTGGTAGTGGAGAAACACAAATTACTATTACTGCAGATGGTAAAGTTCAAATTCCAGAAGCCTGTATTATAAAATAAAAAATATTCTAATATTTTATTTGGACATTTAAATAAATGTAGTTATATTTGCAGCGAATAGATAATCTATAACTAATAAGGAAAAATAAGAAATATGCAATTTGAACATAATCAATTTGACAATTTGCTGGATGATGAGACTACTGAGGATCTAAATACTGAAACTCAGGAGGAAGTTATTGAACCAGCAGGTAATTCTACTGAGGAAGAGGAAGAAGATTCTTCATCTTCTGAAGAAGGAACTGAAGAAACAGGGGAAGAAGATGATCTGGATGCATTTTCATCCTTCTTAAAGAGTCGCGGAATTCGGGATGGAAAAACTATCATTTATGAAAACGAGGAAACAGGAGAGACTGAAGAAGTTGATTTTGGAACTCTAAGTAAGGATGAGCAGCTTTCAATTCTTGAATCTTTAACAGATCCAGGTCTTTCAGAAGATGAAATTGAAACTATCAATTTACTTCGTAAGACAAATTCGTCATTTCAAGATATAATTACGTATTATCAGCAGCAGGCTATCGATGAATATAAGGCTAAAAACAACAGCCAAGAAACTTATACCATTGATAGTTATTCTGATGAGGAATTATATTTGGCAGATCAAAAAGCCAAATTCCCTGAAATGACAGAGGAAGAATTAAAAATTGAACTAGATGTAGCTAAATCTAATGAAGATCTCTTTAAAAAGAAAGTAGATTTAATTAGAAAACAATATAAGGAACAAGAAGAAAATCATATCAAGGAGCAGGAAGAGGCTGAAAAAGAGCAACAGAAGGCATACCAAAATATGTTTGTAGATACATTAAATGATTTTAACTATATTTCTTTGGATTATAAAGATCCTAAGAGTGATAGTTTAATTCTTGAAGAGAAAGATAAAAATCTAATTTATGATTATGTATTTAAGCAAACTCCAGAAGGTGTAACTAAATTTGTTGAAGATTTATCAAAACCTGAGGTAATTGTTGAGCTAGCTTGGTATAGATTATTTGGTAAAGATACAATTTCTGACATTAGTAATTATTGGAAAGAAGAGTTGAAGAAAAATCGCAAAGCAACTCCTTCAAAACCAAAATCTAATGTTACTATAAAAAAAGAAACTAAACCCCAATCACAGGGAACCTCTCTTAGTTCCAAATGGGACGAACTATTATAAATAAAATAAATAATTTAGTATATGAAAATTACAGGTTTTACTACCATACGCCCTGAAATGGCTTCTACAAGAACGTATGAAGACTTTTCTAAGTTCTTAGGCACTAATCCTGCTAGACTAGGTATCGTATCGTCATTATATGATCAGTATACGGCAACTTACCTTACAGAATCGCTGATGAACATTTATACGATGGAGAAAGATCGTAAGAATGCATTTCAATCAATTAACTCATTCATGGTTGAGTGGGATATTGATGTGAATTTCATCAAGCGTGTTCCTTTCTTATCAGTGCCAGAAGGCGATGGTGCACAGGGAACAGACATCGTAGTTCACTTCCCTGAGAACTACTATCAAAAAAATGACGTGTTTATTATTGAAGGTTCACGTCAGCAATTAATCGTTCTTAGCCGTCCAGTTCGCAGAAGCGATGCTGACTTTGAGCTGATTTGTAAGATTCAGGATTCTGACTATTCTGCAACGCTAGATCTCTCAGCTTGCCAGCCTGGTATGAATACCCGTTTCTTAACAAACTATCAGCCTGAGCTGCATGAGGAAGGTTATACGAAATATCAGAGCAATACTGAGAAACATAGAACTTTCATCTCAATGCACCGTTGTGATGTTTCTTACTCAGCTAAATATGCTGCAATGGAAGATCAGTTTATCACAATTGGTAAGGGTGATGGAAAAGATGATGTAACATATAAGATGAATCCTGCTGCTAAGGATTGTTTGGATACTTTCATGTTAGCTCGTAACAACTCATTACTTTGGGGTAAAACTAACGTAGATAAGTATGGTAAAGCTAAGATCTTCGATCCTGAAACTGGCCAGCCTATTATCTCTGGTGATGGTATTATTCCTCAGATCGAGCGTTTTGCAGGTAAATATGTATTTACGAAATTAAATATCAGAATCTTTGAGACTGCTCTACAGGCAATGGTTGCTAAATCAGAGAAGCCTACTGGAAATCAGTATATCTTCATTTGCAACACTGCAATGTGGAATGATGTACAAAGAGTAATGTCAAATTGGATTCGTGACTACAAGACTAATGGTGCATTCGTTTATTCGAAGGCTACTAATGGTTATATTAATCTTGGTGCTACTTACAATGCTTATGAGTTTGCAGGTAATACCATCGCATTTAAGATTGACCGTTCCTTTGATATTGAGTTCCCATCGCCTCGTAGATTTGGTATCTTCCTTGACTTAACTGCTGATGGAAAAACTGGACGTCCTGCACTTTCAATGTTTACATTTAAAGGTCTGCAGATTGTTCATAACTGGTTAACTGGTCCTGGCGGACGTGATGGTAAATCAGGTGGTGAGGTTTCGACTCCTGTAGCAGGAGCTAAACTGATCAACTGGGGATACGCTGGTGTAGGTGTATTCAATCCTTACAGATCGTTCATCCTGATGTCAGAGAACTAAAAAGAAATGTGTGAGAGATTCCCCTTGTAATAGGGGAATCTTATCACCATTAATAGATTATATGATGTATAGATAAATTTTGAATAAGACAAAATATGAATAGTATGAATAATGTAACGGAAACTAATGATGCCAGTAATATCATAACACTACGTAGTGTATATGGAAAAGTAAAAACCTACTACTTTAACCCAATGAGAGGTAAGAATGGAATGTATCCTCCTTTTGTAAAAAGAGTTAGAGTCAGTGCTGATGGACGTGATACAGAGATGATTTTAAGTGAACAAGACTTAAATAGTGAGCAAAGAAACTATTTTATCCCTGAAGATCTTGAAATTATTGTAACTGATGGAACAACATTTAATTTAAATGATCAATACCAAGCAAATCTTTGGGAATGTATTAAAGATTCACATTTAATTGCCCCAGAAAGAGGTGCAAAAGATGAGCATGGAAATTTTCTTATTGATGGCGATATTAGACGTTACGGATTAGCAGAATTATATGTAGAGCGTCCTGGAGTTGAATCTAAGAAACGTGTGTCTCGTATTAAGCAAGTAACAAAAGCATATACTTTTATTGAACAGGATAGTTCAGAACATAGAAAGGTTATTTGCAAACTTCTAGGAAAGACAATGAGAAATGCTCCTGATACGGATATTCAGGATTATTTATATCAAAAAGCAGAGAAAAACCCAGAACTTATTATTGATATTTATACCAGTGCAGATCAAAGTCTGAAACTTCTGCTAATTGATGGCAAACAAAAAAATATTATTAGAGTACAAAGTGGTGTTTTAATGTATTCTGATACAGCTCTTGGAGTTACAGATGAGGCCGCTATTCTATTCCTAAAGGATCCTAAGAATAAGGCTATTTATGACTCAATTGTTTATGAGGTATTTGGGGATATGAAGACAGAAGATGTTGTAGTAAAACCCAAGGCACCCAAAAAATAATAAATTAGAATATTATGACCGCTAGAAATTTATATGAATATGGTTTAATAGAACTGAATAAGTTAGAAGCGCCAAGTCTCTTAACTGAAGACTATGTTTATTTTTTAAATAAAGCGGTTCAACAATGTATAAATTTAACCTATAATAGATACGATACTAATCAGCAATCTACTGACGATTTACGAGTTCTAAAAACCACAGCGTTATTACAAAACCCAAAAAAGTTAGAAAATGCTGATGATTTGGCATCTATTCAAGAAAAAATAAACTCTGGAATTCTATCATCAACTTATTATGTGGATCTTCCAAAAGACTATATGCATATGCTTAATTGTATTGTAGGTTTTACAAGAACAGAAAATCCTAATAAGAAAACTCATTGTGATAATGAGGCTGGAACCAAAGTTTATTTTACTGCTAAACGACTTACTGCAGATATGTATGGAGGAGTAATTAATAATTATTATCAAAAACCTTCATATAAAAGGCCCTATTACTATTTAAATAATATTAACATAAAGGATAGTATAATTACAAACCAAAATACTGATACTCCTTTATTAAAATATTCAGAAGGAGAATATGATAAAGATGGGGCCTTAATTAATACTCATTATCTTAATGATAAAAATTTATCTGGTATTGAAGGAGAACCTGGCAATCGTTTAGCAAATCCCTCTAATGTACGACTGGAATTAAGATTCGGAGACGATACTTTATATACGCCTACAGAAGTGTATATTGAGTACATCAAAGCTCCTATGTACATTAGATTGAGTCAAGAACAAATTGATGATATTGTTGACTCATCCCAAATTTTAGAATTCCCAGATTATATGTGTTACGAAATTTTGAATATTTTCGTTAGATTAATTATGGAAAATGCAAGTGATCCTAGATTACAAACAAATATTCCAATTAATCAGACTATTCCAGAAGCACAATCTAGGAATTAATAGTACTAATTTTAAATAAATACACAAGTATGTTTGATTTTTTTAAAGAGGTAATAATCAACTCAGATACTCTTCCTAGAGAGGAAGGTATTGATGCTGCTGGTAATGCATTTAAGCGTTTCTATGCATTAACTCCAACAACTCCTGCAGAGGCTATTGGAGCGGATCCTGCAAATTACCGTGCTCCTAAAGAAGGCGTTTTACGTGTTCTTCGTTGTGCAGATTATGTTAAATCTGCTCTTAAGGACTCAAAGGTTTATAAAACAGCAGGTCGTAAAGGAAAAGTTGCTGAAGTTGAGATTAACTTAGCTCCTCTTGCAGATAGTGTAACGGAACCAATGCAATATCGCATCTTAGTTGATATTAGCCTTGAAAATCGTTATTACAGCGATTATAAATATCCTTGGTCAGAGTTCCACAAGCCTATTATGGCAGAGTTTGAAGTAACTCCTGGAATGGATGCCAAAGCTATTGCAGAAGCTGCTAAGAAATCACTTAAACTGTATATCCCTTCGGATTATAAATATGCAGTTGTAACCCTACCAGATGCAGCAGGCAAGTTAGTTCTGCGTTGTTCAGATCCTTATCAGGTTATCAAAGCTGTTAAGGTTCAGTATCTATCAGAAGAGGGTTGTATGCATGGATGTGCTAATCCTGTTTACTATGATAAGGCAGTTGAAGTAAATATTACAAAAAATATTGCTCCTTTTGGAACTGGTGAGTGGTTAGTTGAGAACTTACGCTTCCCAACATATCCTAACTTACGTTATGCAGGAGTTAATGATGATGAGAAACCTGTTGCAGGTGCTTTATATACACAGTTTGCATTTGAGTATGTATCACCTCGTAGAGGTTTACATGGTCAAGGCACTGTTGGCCAAGCTTTAGTTTCTGTAACTCATCATGTCTTCTATGTACTGGATTCATTGGTTGCAGAATTTGAGCAAGCTATTAAAGATGCATTTGGTGATGTTATTGTTCCTATGGGAGCTGAATTAACAATCTTAAATGCTGGTGAAAAGTTTGCAGGTCCTATGGTTGTTTCTGAAGCTGATGTAAATGGTGAAAGTGAAGATAATCATGTGGCTTTACAGGCAACTTTTAGTGGAGAAGATGGAAACGTAACTCCTGAATGGTCTGTAACTGGACCTTTCAAGATTGGTAAGCTTGATGAGCAAGCTATCTTAACTAAACTTGATGCAAATGTTAAGGCTGGTGATGTTGGTACATTAACTGCTTCCTATAAAGGAATTTCAACAACTGTACAGGTAGTTGTTAAGTAAATATATAATTTACACAGTAATGGCAGGTGGGAGTCTTTTTCCTGCCTGCCATTAATTTTTAATATTACAACCTATGACAATAGAAGCCATAGCTAGTGCCGTGTGGAACAATGTCTACGACGGCCTAAAAGGAACTGTAAGTAACCCAGCAATGTCATTAGAACAATTAACTGATGAGGTTGTTGCAGAAAGAAATAATATTGCAAAAGAATATCTTTTAAAAGGAGTTATGACTTTACAAGAACTTTATAATGCAGTAAACTGTGTTGAAGTTAATTGTGATTTTATGTCAAAATGTTGTGATCTTCCAGTTGGGAAGAAAGCCCTTCACTTTGAAATTCCTCCTGTTCTTCTTATGAATGGAATTTCCACAATTCAATTTGTAGGAAGTATAGATAGACAAGAACAATATAGTGTTTATACTGATGTAAGTTATAAATTTCATTTCTTTAGAAAGAGAGGAGCTGATAAACCATTTGTTTATATAGATCCTACAATAAACTCTAATGGCAACATTGATGGTTATATCTTTAATGTTCCTTTTGTAAAATATATTTCAGTAATTGCAATTTTTTTAGATCCAAGAAAACTATTAGAATTTGATTGCTGTAATGATCCAGAAGCTATAACAGAATGTGGAATTATCTCTAATGATATTATTCACAGACTAACTGAGAAGAAGATTAGATATTATCGTCAACTTATGCTGCCTTCTCAGCCTAATACTCAAACTCCATTATAATGAAACTACATAATTTTAACTCAGTTTATTCCATGGCAAGTATTGTCTATGGAATCACAGTAGATCCAACTAACTTTGAAGATGTTGCAATGTTAGGATGGGAATTAATAGGAAATAGGCACACAAAGCTGCATAAGTATATTACAAATACAGTTAACAAACGTATTCAATTGCCTTGCAATTTAGTAGAGATAGAATCAGTCACAATTCCTTATATGGATGCTCAAATGACATCTAATCAAACCACTTATCCTCAAGTATATAATCAATATGTTGAAAAATATATTGAAGCTTGAAAGTGAGATGAGTCCACTTTATATGAAGCTGGAAAAATGATTAAATATAGAGAGGAAGGGGACGAGATTGTTTTTGATAGAGATTTTCCTAAAGTTATCATTCTTTATCATGGAATTATTGCTGATGAAGATGGATTACCACTACTTAATGATAAAGAAGTTAGAGCTTTAGCTGCATATGTTGTGTATTCGGATACATATAAACAAGCATTAATGAGGAAGGATGGAAATCTTGTTCAACTTGCACAAGTGGCTAAGGCGGATTGGATGAAAGCCTGTACGGCAGCTAGAATTCCAGATATGTTTACACAAAATGATATGGACGCAATTCTTGATGTCAAGACTCGTTGGGATCGTAAGCAATATGGAAAGTCATTTAAACCTATTTTGTAAATGCATTATTTTACCAACCATTGTGTAACTTCTACTGAATTATTTAGAAAATTTAAGAAGGATAAAATAAAACTTCCGAAAAAACAGTATTTAAAGGAATATAAAGCTGATACAAGGCAAGAGTTGGCTGCTAAAGTACTTAACTATTGTTTGTATTTAGTAGTTTTGGATATCATAAATAATAATGTTATTTTTGCATTACCTGATACATTTGGATTTAATTCTGAAATTGCTATGAAAACATTTCAGGGAGATGAATTCAAAGAAATGTGAAAAAAAGGTAAATTTAGAGACATTGACTTTGTATTATCTGGATTTAAAGGCCATCAGTTATTTTATACTTTTGAAACTAAATCTGGAGTGAAAGAAAAACCCATCTATGTCAATAAGAAGTTAAAAGATATTATTAGTGATAATACGAACGCAGGAAAAAGCTACTTCTAATGGATATTATTAAGTACTATACAGATTATATTGATGAAGTTAATGAGAAGTTTCCTTCTTTAAGCAAACATGAGATAAAACAGATATTAAATTATGGATTGAAGATGTTTAATACTTGTCATAGGAATGGGTTAGATACCATTAATATGACATCATATTATACTATGTACACAGGTAAATTATTCAACGATGATTTTACGCATTATCATTATTGAAGACTAAAGTACAAAAGAAAGCTGAGATTTCTTTATAGACGACAAAAAACTATCTATGATGGTCATTACTATTTTGGGATGACTGAAAAGGAATTTGAGTACTATCAATCTCAGAAGAAAAATAGAGGCACTAGACGACAAGTCTTTCACTACCCCTATATGTTTGCTTACAAAATAAAAGAAGAAGCTTTTGCTGATCGAGGTCGTAAATATTTCTTTATAGTTGACTATCCAGAAGATGTAGGATGGATGTTTTACAAAGAAAATTGAACCACTCGAAGAGCAAGATATTTTGCTTATAGAGATGACAATGGAAATATACAAATGATTTAAGTATGGCAAATAATACTAAACAACAAGCAATAAATACTTTTACAGGTGGTTTGAATACTGATTTACATCCATTAACAACACCTAATGATATTTTAACAGACTGTATTAACGGTACAGTTATAACATATAATGGCAATGAGTATATTCTGCAGAATGATATGGGTAATTATCAATTAAAGAAAGCTCAATTGCCTGCAGATTATATTCCTGTGGGAATTAAAGAATATGGAAATATTATATATATAGTTTCCTATAATCCAATTGATAAAAAATGCCAAATTGGCTCATATCCTTCTCCTCAAACATTATTTGATAATACCCCAAGACCTTCTAAGAATTCTTCTTATCATGGAATAAAAATACATGAACTATCAGAATCTTGGACATGAAATGAAGAAGGTTCAGCTATTAATCCTGGAAATACTACTGATGTTTTATTTACTAAATATAGTCCTAATCAAAATTTAATAGTTCTATTTCCTGAGAAAGGAGATTTGGAAGATACCTATTTAAGTCCTGGGGATAAATACTGACTATATGTTTCTGATAAACAAGAGAAAAATCAGTGAAAGTTTCAAAAGAGTAAATATTACACATTAACTGAGTCTAAAGAAGTGTATGAAATTGAGGAGGCTGTAGAAGAAAAGTCAACAAACATTATAATAGATGAGGAAATGCCATATGTTAAATGGGAAGTTCCAGGATGACTTGGATATAAGCCAACATTATTTAATTTAGATTCTTTTAATATTTACTTAACTGATATAACATTACCATCATTTTTAACAACAAAAACGGAGGAAAATAAGGATAGTGGTATATTATCATTTAGTATACAAGGACAAGCCACCCTACCAACTGATGCTGCTTGAGCTACATATTATAAGGATTTAAAAGTACTCTTTGAGTATAAATCGAATAAAATAGACTCTTCTTGAATAGAGTTGGGCAGAATAAGAAGTCAAGAGATACAAGATGGTAAAGAGGCAACAAATTATGGAAATAAGATTGATGTTCTTACTTATAATATTTCATCAGAAGAAATTTTTGTATCAAATGAAGATAAAATTATAACTGTAAGAGCTACTCCCTATTTAATAAATAATGGTGAAGGAATCGTTTATGATAATTTTAGAGTTGAGTATCAAATAAATTTAAATGATTTATATAATCTTACAGAAATTAAAGTTTTCGATACCTATAAATATTTAGTATCTAAAGATGAAATCACTATAAATTTTAGTATTTTATCTCCCACAGTGAACACCAAATCTATTACATGTAAATATAGTATCTTTTCGTTTCCAACATTAAAAAATTGAGACACTTCAACCTCTTTACAAGTATCCCCAATAACTCAATACTTTAGACAAGATATTCCTAGTTTAAACTTATTAGGACAAAATATGCTAACTATCCCTTTTACTCAATCTTTTGCAAAAGGGAATATTTATATTTTCACTTTAGAATTTTTTCAATTAGGGGAGGATACTCCACTAATTGATGCAACAAAATCTAATATTTTAATTACTTCAGAGTTATTAAATGAGTTTTACTCTACTGTAAATCAATTTCAAACTATAACTAAGGCTTCATGGATTCAAAGGTTACAATCTAAATTAACTGTAGATAAAATTTCAACTCCTTATAATCCAAATAATCCAATTATAAAAAGCTATGTTAAAACAACTTTTCCAGAGGATATTTTAAAGTATAATGATTCAATGTCTATTGGAATATATGATCCCAATAATGCAGAAAAGTCTAGAAACGATGCTATAAATACTCTTACTGAAATGGATGTTACTTCTAGTATTTACTCTGGCTTGGCATATATTGATAAACAGGATCTATCTATAGAGTTCAATCCTATAAAAGGAATTGAAGGGGAAAGTTTATGAGAGGATATGCTGGATAAGATTCAAATAACTAAACCTAAGTATGTATTTGGTTCTAAAAGTATTGAATATGATCCAAGTGATTGAGAGGAAACAACTAAGGCCAACCCATATAAATTTACAAATATTAATATTTTAAAGGTAAATGCATTTTTAGATTTTTTAAGTGCTTCTACTCAATATAGTAGAGAAGGAACTAGAATTTATTTAAATGAACGACTATTTCAAAAATTTAATAGTAATACCTTTGGAAGTCCCTTTTATCCTGGTACAGGAGGAAGTGCAAATTGGAATTTATCTAAACTTAATGGAAGTCCATTAAAATCCCAGAAAGAAAAGGATATATATTCTTATGCATATCTAAAAGACTGGGGAAAACGACATAGTGGAGAAACTATGTCAATGACAATTAATATTGCAGCACGAGGGGATGGGTTATTTTATATTAATGAAAGTGGTAACAATATAGGAAAAAGAAACTTAACAGATTCTCTTTTTTATCGTCAATACGATGGAAATAATACTACAGTGATTGATAATTTCTTTAATGATAGGACACCAAAATTAATGCCTTTTTTAATTCCCATTTTTCTAGGAAACTATAGAATTAATAGTTCTAATTTAGATGATATAGGATTATTTTTTCCTGATGGAAGTCATCCTGAAGGAAAGACTACATTTACAGCAGCAGGTTTTTCCATTCCTGTACTTGAAGGAAATCAAATATTTCCTGCGGCTATTCAATTCTTTACAAATAATGGATATACTATTGCTGCAAATGGAGAAAAAAAATGAAGTCATTATTTTTATGATATTATGGAAACTTCTGGAGAAGCAGGAAAGTATTCTGCTAATGATGCTACTATAATAATCCTGGCATTATTTTTGGCAATAGGAATGCACATTTACAGTTATGATGATCTTAAGGATGTTTCTAAAATGAAGCTGCTGTCAGTTGATCAGGTTACTGAAGTAAATTCTATAAATTCTGGAAAGATTTCCCTAGTTAGAAATGATGAAGTAATTAAAATCAATTACCTAAATGCGGATTTGTTAAACACAGATATAAATGAATTAAGTAAAATTATTTATGTAGATTCAGGCTCTAGTTACAATTTAAATCTTCAAAGTTTAAATAATTTATTAGGGACTTATGAAAAACTTGTAAAAGTATCTAATTTAAGCTCTAATTATGAAAATCCAAGGGATTTAAAGTTAGATTCAGAAGAGTTTGTTCTTTATAAATATGCTTTGGCTGAACAACTAAAAGAAATTCTTAAGAGGTTTCTTGAGAAAAGTACAGCTGTAAATGGCACAATATATTCAGATCTATCTGAAATATCCCTATCTATATCTAATAGAGGGGAGCTGGAATTAATTTTAAAGACGTTTGTTGATAGTATGACCTATAGAGATACTAATTTTTATTGAAGTGCAAAAACAAATAGAGGTATTGGAGTTTATAGGGATGGCAATAGAACTCCAGTATTGAGATATATTAATTTTAGTGATATTTTAAGTGGATATTCTGATATATTAAGTAGAGTTATCACACCATTGAGAGAAAATGTCTCTGCAGAATTTAAAAAATTATATGGAAATTAAACTGACAGCTAAGAAGTATAAACCAGAAGGGGATTTATCTCATGAATATAATCCCCTTCATAATCAAATGAACTCTGATGGATCTATAGGAGATTTCACTACTTCAGAAATTAATATTGATTTAAATAAACCTGTTAACATTGAATGCCAGCCTTCTTATGATGGAACTGTAAATTTAATTATTAATGATGATATGAATCCTCCAAGAATCATTAATACTAGATACTCTGTTATTGAGGATAATCGATATCGTAGAATTGAAAGAAATCAAACAGAACAAACTAATTTATATAAAGAAGGAAAAGTAGATGCTCAAACTAGATTATTTAGAAATATTAATAAAATTCCAAAAATTGAATTATTGGATGTTTCATATCATGGACAATTAAAAGGGGGAAATTATACTTTTTATTTAAAACTAGCGGATAATGATTTTAATAAGACAGATGTTATTGCAGAATCTAGTATAATAAGTATTTATAAAGGTACACTTGAGAAAATTTATTCTATTTCTGGAACTTTAGAAGATGAAAGAACAGATAAATCTATAAATTTACAAATAAATAATATTGATACTTCATTTGCAAAGATTTTTGTTTACTATAAAAGAGATTATTCTGATATTAATGGCATTCTTAAAACAGAAACTTATTCTATTAAACAACCATATAAGATCATGGGTTCTTCTTTACTTCTTAATATTGATGGTTATGAAGAAGTTTCTAAAATAAATGAAGAAGAATTAAATGTTCAATATAATATTTGTACAGGAGTAAAGACCCAAGCTCAAGTCCAAAATATGTTGTTTTTTGGAAATGTTCAACAAACAATTATTAATAATGATGATTTACAAAATATTTCCTACTTTATTGAAGCTCAGTATATACAGAAAGAAGACTCTATAGGGTATATTAATCCAGAGACATATACTAGGCAATTAAAGGAGAATGTTGGAAAGAGTGAGTACTATAATCCTATACAAATTTATTATTCCCTTGGATATTGGCCTACTGAGTTGTATCGTTTAGGAATTGTTTATATATTTGTAGATGATTCTTTAAGTCCTGTATATAATTTGAGAGGATGCAAGTTTGACTCTGAAAACAAAACAAATTTTGTTTATAATGAAGGCCCTCTATCATCATTATATGATAGTAATGGAAATATTGTAAGTATAAATAAGGAGGATTTCTTTTTGCCATCTTCTCCATATCTATCAAATACAAAAGGAATATTTAAATTCCCAGATGTAAATGTAATTAAGTATAAAGAGAAAAAAATAAACCCTTTAGGATTACGTTTTACATTAAACAATGAATTAATTACAGCACTCTTTAAGAAGTATAAAGTTAAAGGATTTTTCTTTGTCCGCCAGAAAAGAATTCCAACCATATTAGCTCAAGGATATAGTATTGGGATTGATAAGACTAGCTATATTCCTATGATGTTTAATGATTCTACAAAAGATCCTGCCTATCCTAATGGATACTATTTTGCAGAATCTTTTATAAATAAATCAAGAAATTTAACAACTTCCTATCAAGATAGAGTAATTAAGACTACATCTAAACAATGTTCAGGGTTACTTTGTACAGATGCAATGGTAAATAAGCAGTTGCAATCTATGTTTGATAATTCTGAATTTCTTTTAGAGGAATCTCATAGTTTTGGAATTACTCAAAAAGAATCTTTTCCAAGAGCTTATTATTTGAACGATAATGTAGTAACAGATTCCTCTAATAAAATATTAAGTAAATTGGTTTATATTCCTACTGATATTCCCCTAAAGTATTTGGATGATTATGGCTATTCTACAAGGGTAGGTTCATCTGAAGATGCAAAAGATTTTAGATTTTTTGAAAGTAAGGATTACAATCAAAATAATTCTAAAATTGTCAGGGGAGTATATTGTCCTTTTGTAGGAACTAACCAAAACTTAAGAAATAATAGTTTGTACACAATCAGAATTAGTAATTACTCTCAAACTTATGAAACAAACTATTTTAAAATTAGAGGTAATGATTTATCTCCGTTTATGGCAGTTAGTCCAAGATATGAGTTATATGATAAGGAGTTTACAACAACTAGGGATTCTATAATTGTTCCAGATGTATATAGAGGTGATTGTTTTACTGCCACAGTAACGATTAGAATTAATACAAATTTTATTGATTCTGAAGTTCCAACTAATGATATGATTGTCAATCCAAACACTTGGAAAGATGGTTATAAAGGATATAATCAAACGTCTACTGAAGATTGGAAAGATATCAATAGGGCTGATATTAATACAGTGCCAATGGGGCAGTGATTTACTTATAAATGTCTAAGTAATTATAATCTTGGTTTAAGATCAGAAGATAGGCAGAATGTGGAAGAGATGGCCTTGATGGGAAATGCAAGAAGTTTTTTCCCATTGCAAGGAATGTCAACTGCTCCATCTGGAAAAATCCCCGAATCACAATTACTAAATGCAGGATACTCAACTTCATTACCATTTAAGAAATACTTTACTCAGCCAAATGTTCCTTATGTTAAAGACATCTTTGATACTAGAGTTATGTTTAGTAATGTACAGATTGAAGATGACTTTAGAAATGCATATAGAATATTTCAAGGATTGTCATATAAGGACATTGAACGTCAATATGGAGCAATTGTTAAATTACTTTCATTAGGTGCAAATCTTTTCTGTGTATTTGAGCATGGTTGTGCTATTATTCCTATTAATGAAAAAGCATTAATCGCAACAAGTACAGGTCAAGCTATTCATATGTATGGATCTGGAGTACTGCAAAATCAAGTAACTCCTATATCTCCAGACTATGGAAGTATTTGGCAAGAATCTATTATACGTACTCCAAATGGAATTTATGGTGTAGATACCTATGCTAAAAAGATTTGGAGATATAATGCAAATGGATTTCAGATAATTTCTGATATGTCTGTTCAAAGGTTCTTACATGACAATATAATTCTTCAGGAAAGTGATAAATATCCAATTATCTCTTTAAAGAATGTTAAAACACACTTCAATAACTATAAAGGAGATGTGATGTTTACTTTCTATAATGGGGATAAAGTTTGGAATCTATGTTACAACGAAAGACTTGAAAAATGGATAACTAAATACAGCTGGACACCTCTTGCTTCTGAAAATATTAATAACATCTTCTTATCTTTAGATAGAAAAAGAGCTTCTATTTATGGTATTATTTATGATAATATAAATACTGAATCTGGACCTCATATTGAGGATAGAGTAGGCTATGATAGAACTTGTGGAAATCTTTGGGAGTATAATGACATTACAAGAACTATTGTAATGAAGGGTTATGAATTCTTTGATAAATTTAATGTTAGAATTACATCTATTACTTCATCTGTTTTAGATGAAAATGATGTAGAACATACAGTTAGATTTGTTGAAGTTCCTGAGAATGAATATGATATTAAGTGTAAGATTTCTAATGCTAAAAATCTCAGTTTTTCTAATTATTATATTGATGAGAATGACCAAGAATATAAAATAGGAATAGCTCAGCAAGGTAGGGACTTAAAACTAGAAGTTAATAATTTTGAGGAAGCATCTAAACTTCTATACCTAAAAATTAACTTTGAAGTTACTCCATTTATTGACACAACAATAGAAAATACTGATAATCCTTATGTAAATGAGGAGAATATTTCAGAGCAGGATGGAGAAAATAAAGTTAAAGCCTTAAGTAATACAATAGAGGAATCTATAGTACTAATACGAGATATTACTGAACTTCCCAAGGAATCTCAAGAAGCTTATGAAAAGCTTTTAAGAAATGGCTTTTATGTTCATGGCAGAGCAGGCATCTTTAATGAGATTAATTACTTTGATGAAAATCCTGATAATGAAATCCTTCCAACTAAATGGTACAATAAACAAGAGCCTTTTGAGTTTGAATTTGTTGTAAATACCCCAGCTGGAGTCCATAAAATCTTTGATAACCTTGTTATGATTTCTAATAACGTAGAGCCAGAAACTCTAGAATTTGAGATTATCGGAGATGTGTATGATTTTAATAAAGCAGGGCTTTATAAATCAGAGCATGCTAATTCAGATGAATTTTGGGATATTGATGGCAATTTTGATAGTGTAGGGTATGCCAAAAAGAAATTAGATTTAGAAAAGGCAACTGCAAAGGATGGTAAATACTCTCAAATTTTTGATAAGCAACAGGTAGAAATTGAAAAAGACCATGTTCTGAATCAGTATATACTAAAAGTTAAACAGCCAATTAAAAATATAAAAACTTATGGCAGAAGACTTGGTAATATTGAATACAAAGAAGATCGATGGTTTACTACAATTACTCCTATATATTATAAAGATAGAATTGTAGGTACTGACAGTTCTACTGGATTAAAAAGTACACGAATCAGAGACAAATGGATTAAAATTAGGATTAAATATACTGGTGAGAAACTAGTAGTAATTAATGCTATTCAATCATTATTACGGTTAAGTTATGCATAATAAAATAGTAAAAGCGTCATCAGGCTCAATTATACCTACAGGATTTAACCCTTTTGGAACTTCCAAAAGCCCTTTAGATGATATGAATAAAATGAAACTAGGGGCTCCAGGACCATCTAAAGAATTTACTAAAGCAGCTCAAAAAAATGCCAAGAGTGCAGCTAATGTTGCATCTACTGGTAATAAAATGGGAATGTCTGGAGGATTACAAGCAGGTTTAGGAGCAGCAAGTTCCATGCTTGGAGGATTATCTACTTCAGGACTAACTCAAGAACAAGCTTCAACAAGAGAGGGTATCCGCAGTGCAATCAGCTCTGCGGGCCCTATTGGAGCTATTATTGGAGCTGCTTCAGGAGTAGTAGATGCAATCGGTTCTGCAACAGGATTAAATTTAGATAATATTGATGCAGACGCTGCAAAAAGAGCAGGTATTGGTGGCAAAGCTGCCACTCAAGGTTTTATTAATAGTCTTCCTGGTGTATCCATGCTTGTGGGTATGTTTGGAGGTAGAACTGCGAAGTCTTATAAATCTGCAGAAATTGATCAAATGACAAATGCCTATGGAGGATCAGTTGCAGATATTAATGCCGCTCAAGCATTAAGTGGTAAGAGAATGTTAGGAACTGGTAAAGTTAATAAGTTTATTAGAGAGCAAAATAGAGTTAATAATCTAATAACTGATATTAGTTTAGAAAGTAAACTTAGAAAATCTAATAGTGCTAGTGATACTTATTTATTACAAAATCAAAATAAGTATGCTGGTTATACTCCACAGCTATTATTATCTAAAAAAGGAATGAAATTCCCAGAATTAGATGTAGCCAGAAATATTATTAACTCATGGACAGTTAAATCCACAGAGGAACCTCAAAAGTTTCAACTTGGAGGAAAAATGAATCTAATACCAGAAGGAGCTTTACATGCTAGGAAACACAATTTAGAAAAAGTAAATCCTGAATTAGAAGGGCAGATTACCAGCAAAGGTATTCCAGTTGTTGCTCAGGGAGAAGGAGGAGTAATTCAGCAGGCAGAAATCGAAAAAGAAGAAGTTATCTTCCGTAAAGAGTTTACCGATAAATTAGAGAGTCTATACAAACAATATCAAGAAGATTCATCTGATGATGTTGCTATAGAAGCTGGTAAACTTATCTGTTATGAATTACTAAAAAATACTGACGATAGAAGTGGTTTAATTAAAAGTATAGAGTAATATGCCATTAGATATAAGACCGCAAGTTGTTACAGCTCTGGGTAATGTTAATAAAAATCCAGAGCTGTATACTCCTCCAAAACCAACTACACCTTTAGAAACAAGAATTAATAATTTAAAAGAAACTAATCCTAATAAATATGGAGAATACATTTCTACATTAACATCTTCTGCAAATAGTGGAAATGAAGAAGCCAGAGAGTTATTAGGAAAAATAGGAGAAGATGCTGCTAGACAAAGAAGAGGGTATGAAGGATTAAATACAGCTATGTATGCTCCACCAATAATTGGAGCAGGAGCTTTGGCGGCTCCAAGCGCATCTTGAATATATAGTCAATTGCCAAAGTGAATCAAAACTGGAATTGATATTGGATTAACTGCTGATGGAGCTAGAAATTTATTTAGTGGGGATGGTATACAGAAAACTTATAGAGAAACTAAAGCAGGAAATTATGAAAAAGCTATTTTATCTGGAATAGGAGATATTTTAGATATAGTTGGTGGTATATCTCTTACTAAACGTGTTGGAAATGGATTAATAACCAGAATAGGAAATAGGAATATCTATACTTATAATAATATTTCCCCTGCAAGTTATAAATTTTCAGATCATAAAAAAGAAATATTGCCATGATTTAAAGATTTTGTTTTTAATAAAACAAATTTAAATCCAAAATACACACTTCCAGATAAGTTAGGTGGTTTTGTAAGCGCTAAAAATGCTACTAATGAATCTAAAGTTCATATTGCAAAAATAGGAAGAGATGAAGCCTGAAGAAAATATCTTGGTATAGAATCTAAACATCCTGTTTTTATTTCTAATCAAGATGGATCAGTATCTTATAATATGCCTTATTTAAGATCTTTATTAAAACCAGAAAATACAAAGTTACCTACGGATTTTCAAATTAAAACATTTGAGGATGGTATTAAAAGAGATTTTATAACTGGAGCATTTGGAGGAGTTGATCAAAATATTGGAATAGATAGATTAAATAATAGTACATTAAAAAATATATCGAGGGAAGTATTATTACCAGATAGAAAACCATATTTTCGTTATGAATATTTATCTCCTCAAGAATTAAAAGATTATTCAGATATAGTTTCATCTAATGGAAACGATAATTTTACTGTAATTGATGGAATTAGAAAATATGGTAAATATCATATGAAAAATATTTGAGATCTGCATCCTTTCAAAGATAAGAATAATAGTACATCTGAAATATTATCTATTCTATTACCTAAAAAGTTGTCTCATTATGAAGTTGGTAAGATTTTAGGTGGCAAACCATTTACCTTAAATACTTATATTGACTACTCAGATAATTTTTACAAAGGTCATTGAAGAGGACCTTATAAAAACAGAAGTTGAAAAATGGGTTATAAAGATCTTAAACAATCATTATGATAATGAAAGAAACAATAATTGAAATAGCAGATAAGAAATATAAAGTCTTACTTGCAGAAACGGAAGAGGAAAGAACTCAAGGACTTTCTAATGTGGAATCTATGGATGATGATGAAGGTATGCTATTTGTTATACCTGAAAATCAGGGTCAGGTTGTATTTAATACAGAGGAAATGGAATTCGATATTGATCTAGTCTTCATAGATCAAGATGGTGAAGTTTATAATGTTGTATTAGGTAAAGCTCATAGTTCTGATTTAATTACTTCTACTCCTGATGAAGAGAATGGCAGAACAAAATATGTACTTGAAGTTAATGCTAATTCTGGTATTCAAATAGGAGATGAATTAGATTTTGAGGACGATGAAGACGATATTAGTGAGGATGATATTGATAAAATGTACATTCTTGGATCTGATGGAAAACCTCAAATGGATTTAGTTGGGGGAGAACGAATTGTTAGTAGAAAAGAGACACGAGAACTAATCCGTAAAGCTAAGAAAGCTAGTAAATCTAAAAAAGACGCAGACTATAAGAAGTTGGGCAAATACATGTTTGGAATATTATCTAAACAGGATAGCCGTGAACCAGAATATGTAGAATCCCCAAATTAAATTTAAATTATTTGGATTATTTAAATAATATATGTAATTTTGGGAAGTAAAAAGAGTATATGACAATATGTCTTATAAAGAGTAAAAACTAAATTATATTAATAAAATAACAATAAGTAATATGGCTTATATTAAGAAATTCCAAGAAGGTGGAGCCGCTCCTACAGCTGCTCCCGCTGGTGCTCCTGCAGGTGGTGAGCAAGATCCTATTCAGATGTTAGCAGAAATGGCTATGCAAGCTTTACAGGGACAGGACTGCCAGATGGCTATGCAAGTATGTGAAGGCTTTGTTGCCTTAATTCAGCAAGCTATGGGAGGCGGACAAGCTCCAGTAGGACAAGCTCCAGAAGGAGAGCCCGTCTTTAAGAAAGGCGGAAAAATCGCTGGACGTAAGAAATGCGGGAAGAAAGAGAAAGGCGGAGACTTAAATATCATTAAGAAGAAATAAATCTAACTAATGATTAATAGAGATAGAAGGGAGATTGTAAGTAGTCAATCTCCCTTTTTAAGTATAATACATTGATAAAATGGCACAGGTAAATATACAAAAACTCCAGGGTGGAGGAGCTGTAAAAAAATACGGCAACTTTACTAAGGATGGTGTGACATATCAAGTTGACGACGACTTTCTACAGGCTATGGCGGCACACGGTAGTTCAATCACAGATGATAGAGCTAGAGCTGATTATGGAGCTATTGTTAATGCTCTTAGATCTGGTGCCGATTTATCATATGATTCTAATACTAACGAGTTAAGAGGAGATGTAACGTTTGACAACATGAATGCTCGCCAAAGAAGACGTGCTGCAAGACGTACCTCAAAAACTGGAGAAGCATTAGATAGTACTTTTAATGGAAGAGTAAATCAAGTTAAAAGTGCAACAAACGCTTTACGTGGGTTTAATTATAACCAAGTCACTCCACAAGCGAATAAAAATAAAAGTGTCGATGTTTCTAGAAAATTATTTCTTTCATATAAAAGAGATAAGGACGGAAACTTAGTACTTGATGATAACGGGAGAAGAATATATAATACTGACACTGATAATACAAGTATTTTTGATAGATTAGACTTTTTAAGAAATCTTGAAAAGGAGGAAAATATTGTAGACTGGAAAGGGTATAATAATCAAACTAAAGATGTGTATTCAAGGTTTGTTAAAGAATACACAGATTGGGATGGTTTATATCAGAGAATTAAAGATGGAAGTATTACAGATAGTGATATTAATACATTATCTAAATTAGGTATTCTTGATAAAACTAATACTCCAGAAGCAAAATCTGAAGATACTGTTACTGAAGAAACATATACAAAAGCAGGATTAGATCCTAAGAATACATATCTTAAAGGTCTGAATCTAAAAATGAACGCTGATGGTACGTATTCTTTAGGGGAAGGTGTTGATGCAAGTAGTTTATTTGGTTCTGGAAATCTTTACATTAATGATAACTGGTTAGACTCGCACCATGAATATGAACCTTTAAAAGGATGGTTTTGGTATAATAATAGGTTAGTTCCTAAATCTATTGCTGAGGATACTAATTCTGTATTTTATAAGAATCTAGCAGCATGAAGATATAATAATGCAAATAATAATTATGGAACCGAAAATATAGGTATTTGGGGTAATAGTTCAGATCCTTTTACGACTTATGATTCCTCTAAGTTTTTTATCCCTGGATTGCGTGATGATAAATCTAACATAAGATTTAGAACTGTAAGAAACCCAGAAGATCCTGATAATTTAATATTTGAATATTATAATAAAGATTCTGCTAGAGATATTCATGGGTTTGTAACTCCAGAAGGAATCAATAGAATCCAATATAACACTAAAACTGGAGAAACCACTAAATTAGATCCGTTAACTGGAATAAGCTCTAATTATGAGCCTATTCAAAACTATATTAAAGAATATTCTGAAAGAGCCCCTGGATATTATGAATCTGTTGTATCAGATAATGATGGAAACTCGATTACTTTGTATAGAAACCCTTATGATAATAAGGATGTTTGGTTCTTTAAAGAGGGAATGAATCAACCTTATAAGTTAGCTCCTCAAGAAGTTGATGAGTTAGTTTCTCAAGGACTAATACCAGAAAATGCACAACTATTTAATAATGTCTTTGGAGGATCCCTTAATAGAGATTTAGTTGATGAATTGCAGTCAAATAGACCAAATTATAGAGGTCAAACTGGGTGAGGAAAAACAATTGATTATCTCTCATTATTTGGAGGAATATCTTCATTAATTAGAAGAATATATACAACCAAAACTCCAGAGGTAAATGGCCAACCATGGAACAGAACTCCTCAGAATATCTTTATTCCTAAGCACCAATCTGGAGGTAGAATTAATTACGGAAAGGTAGAAAATAAAAACATTGATAGTTCTATAAAGGCAAATAAAGTTGGAGATCCATCGAAGGCTGCTAGTAATGCTGAAGTTGCCAGTGGGGATTTAACTAAAGCTGATAAATTACAAATTGCTAGTATTGCTGGTGATGTTGCTGCATTAGTTGCAGCAATTCCTACTGGAGGAAATCCTGTAGCTGGAGCTATTGGTTATGGCTCTTCTTTAGCACAATTCGGAGCAGATGTTTCTAGAGATGGTTTCCAATTTGGAGATTTAGGAAGTCTAGCTTTAAACTTAGGATTGGATACTATAAGTTTACTCCCTGGAGTAGGTATTGCTGGAAAGTTAGGAAAAACTGCTAAACTAGTAAAAAATTCTGCCAAAGTACTTAAGAAGGCATTAATGTTAGCTGGAGCTAGTCGTGCTGTTGGAGCTGTTGGAAACATTGCTGCAGGAAAAGGCACATTGGATGATTGGAAGGCTTTAAGTACAGGATTATTTGCTATTAAAGGAATTAAAAATGAGGTTCAAGGTCTGACAATGACTAAATATAATGGAAAGGCTCCTAAAGTTACTAAAGCTGAGACCGAATCTACTGGGAAACTAGGAAAACTAACTAATAAAGCAAAAGGTGTAATAGAGGATATAAACTCTAATACCTTTTCTGGAAGTTATAATCCTTTCAGCAAGAATTTTAGATGAAGAATGTCCAACAGAAGTTTACCTAAAGATTTTAAATTATCTGAACTTAATGGAAATACATCTAAATTAAGAACACTAGGCAGACTTATTGGGGAGAATCCTAATATTGCAAAAGAGGTGCAGAGTAAAGGTTGGGTGTTACCAGAACAATTACGTTGGAATTCTAATCATGGAGGAAACTGGTTCTATCGTTCTCCCGTGTTTACTAAAACTCCTACATTTACTCCTCCAAAATCTAGACTATTACTTCCAAAATTTGCAGGAGTATGGGAGGAATTGCCTAATAGAGGAGGATTAGTTTACAGACCTCAAAAACTATTTAAAAAGGGGGGTAAAATTCTTAAAGCTCAAGGTGGATCAAAATTCTTTGGTAAATCTATGGATAATCAAGGAGCTTATGGTTCCTTCGAGGTTGATCCTGTAAGTGTAGTGGCAAAAAGTACTTTTACAAGACCTACTATAAATCTTGGAAATAAGGTAGCTGGAGTTCAAAGAGATTCTAATCTGGAAGCTCAGATAAAAGCTTCAACACAACCTGCCATGGAGGCTCAGAAGGAAAGGGCTCTTAAAAACATAAAAGCCAATACAGTAGTTTCTACTGGAAGTGCCTCTAATGGAAGAGGCTTTTCGTTCAACCCTAAAAATCTATTAGATTTAGGTTCATTAGCAGGAGGATTAATTTCAAATGCTCGTCAGAGACGTGAGTTAGCAAGAGGAATCAGAGCAGCAGCTCAAGGTCAATTAAGATCTATGCCAACAGAAATCTATTCTCCATACACAGATATGGGAATTGCTCGTATGTATGGGGATAGAATAAAGGATATTCGCCAGTTTAAAACTGTCACAAGTGATCCTAATCAGGTAATGGCTGAAAGACTTATGAGAGATCAGCAAGCTGATCAATTGGCTAATGAAAGAGATACTAGATTATCTCAAACTATTAGTGAATTTAATGATAAGGATCTTGCTGCAAGAAGAGAATATGCTAATCAACGTACTCAAATAGCAGATTATAATAAGGCAGTTCTTGGCCAAATGGAAAATATGTTAGCTCAAAACAAAGCAGCTAAACAATTTACAGCTTGGAACCAGATTATAAATCCTTTCATTGATCAAAAGAGAATGGATTTAGTAAGAGACCAGCAGGATGAACAATTGGCTGCTACAGTTAGGGATAACATTGCTTTACAGCAGAATGCTCAAAAAACGTATTTAGAGTTATTTAATTCTGCAGAAGCTCAAAAAGCTTGGGAGAATGAGCAACTTACTAATCCAAACTGGAAGTCTGATTATGGTGACTCTGAGGCAGGACGTCAAAAATTCTTAGAGAACTATTACTCTGGTTCTATTCAAAATCTTCAAAATGACATGATGATGAGATCGCAGTTAAATAATTATTTGAATAGTCGTAGTAGATTCACTGGAAGACGTAGAACTATTGACATGCCTCAAAGTACAATAGGAAATTACTATAGAAATCCTTCTTTTTATAGAACAATTCCTGTAATTAAGAAAAAAGGAGGAACTATAACTAAAACTCAGCGATATCGTGATTTTGATGAGCAGGCAATCTTAGATAAAGCAAAAGATTATAGAAAAGCTGTTCAGAAAATGGATGATAATTTAATAAAGTTATTATTAAAAATGCTTTCGTAATGAAAATTCAAAAATATCAATATGGAGCTTCATATACTCCAATTTCAAGAGAAGTAATGGGACAGTCGCAGGGAGAACCTGCGACTTCTCCTTCTTCTGAAAAGAAAGACGATAAACTAATAGAACAAGAGATCATTAAAGTATTAGGAGAGAATGGAATTCCTACTGATGTTGATTATTTTCTAAGCCAAGCACAATCTTTCTTGCAAGATTCAACTAATATCTTCTCTGGAAAAAAGACAAATACAATGAGTCAATTAATTAGACTCAGATCATTAGCAAATAGATTACAACATAATAATGCACTATATAAAAATGCAACAGATAGAATTAAGGTAGAAAATACTGGTTCTGATGTTGCTATTTCCAATGATGGAAATTTATATGTATATGATGGGGAATCAGTAAAAAAGGTAACTCCAACAGATTATAGTAAGAATCCAGAAGAGTATCAAGTTTTAACTAACGCAGAACTAATACATCTAAGGGAAAGAGATCCTAATTTAAAATTTGATGAGTCAATTCTACATGATTTATCAAATTCAATAGGAATGAAGTCTATTATGGAACAAGTAATAGGAGCAATTAAAAAGTTTGGAACAAGTACTCAAAAAGGATACACAGTTAAGGCTGGAGGTCAGGTTCAAAGAGGATTAGAAGCATTGATGAGTTTAGGCCCTGATGGACTTTATGAAATAGAAACTTCTGATTCAAAAGCTGCCCAAGATATCAATTCTGCAATAGTTTATTTATACAAAAACTTAAACACTAATGCAAAAAATGTATTACGTGCTACAACAGCTGCAGAAGGTTTAAATCCAAGTGATGTGAATGATGTTACACGTATTTTAAAAGAAGCTTTATTTGAGCATACAGATACTTCTATTAAAGTTAATGCTATTAAAGATCCAACTAAAGGTAGTGGTTCTGGAAGCGGTGATTCTGCAGGTTCACAAATTAAAGAAGTTTGGGGAGATTTTGTGACCAAAGATGGAGGTTCGTATAGGAATACAAATATAGTAATGCCAGGAGGTAATGTTAGCTTTAACGTTCCAGCTAAACACTATAATTTTATTGAAGGTAAAGAAAATACTGCTATTGATAATGTAACTTTAGGAGATGAGTCATTTAACAATTTAATTTCCAAAGGACTTATTGATACAAGAAGAACTTCTTATATTGGAGATTTGCCTATAGATAATATGGCATTTGCTGGAAAAGACATAATTGTTGATAATACCCGTGGCGGAACAGTAATGTATCTTCCAATTAAACAGGATGGAGAACTAGATCTTAGTATGATGAAGCAAATGAGTGAAATTCAAGATCAGATTATAAAAAGTAGAATTACTAACACAGAAGCTAAGAAAAAAATCTGGGAGGACAATGGATTTACTTATAATGAGGCTTTAGATGTGGGAGTTCCTGTAAATGAAACTCTTGGAAGATATTGAACTCAAGTCGCTTACACTTCAACTGCTGCTAATTCCTTTAAGAATAAAGATTTGAAATCTTCATCTATGCTGAGTCCTGTAGATGATTCAGTTATTGAAAATTTAGGAAGTGCATATAATCTTAATCCAAATAATAAGAATAAATCTAAAGTTGATTTAACTGCAGGATGGTTTGGGAAATCCTATCAGGGTATGTTATTTATCCCAATGCAAGATAATCAAAATGAGGTATTAGTCGCAGGAGGTGCTGCATACATGCCTAAACCAAACACTGATGTAATAAAAGCAAGACAAGATGCAGTTAGATTAGGAGGAGGATATGATTATGGAACAGGTTTATATAATAGAAATTTAGTGGGAACAACTGCTGGAGATTTAGACTAGAATATGGAAAATAATGCAAAAACAAATGATTGGTTTGCGTCAAGATTATTAAATGATGACAAAGACCCAGCTTTTCTTTTAACTGAAGGAATTACTCCATTAAATTCAAAAATGGAAACTCCAGAGTTTTATAAAAACAAAACTAAGGTTAAAGAAAGGTTTACAAAGGATAATGGAGATTTTGATGAGGACACCTTCAACAAATTTTATACTGCGATATCAAAGGAGTTTGAATACTTAAGTGCAATTGATTCTGAGAACTTTGTATTAGATAGTTATGAAAAATCAAATTCTAATTTTACTACTAACTTTGGTAAAGTAAAAGATCAACAGATTATTGCTTCAATTACTCCAAATCCATTAAAGCAATCCAGAGGTTTAACGGTATGGAATAAATGGTCTGACCCAACTATTAGTAATAGGGAAGCAGCACAAACTAATCAGTATTTTGATCCAGAAACGAATACATGGTCCTCAAAGACATTAAATGAGTTAGGTGCGTTCGGATTATTAAATGAAGAAGGTCTAGTATATGCTACATGGGATGAGGATGGGGAACATATAGATCCAATGACCAAGCAAAAAGTTCTACACAAAGCTGGAGAATGGAAAACCGATGAATTTGGTAATTTCTACGCTGAAAAAGCAGGAAATAAAGAAAACTTAAACAAACAATTTGTTACTTGGTCTGAGGTTCTTACAGATGACAATAGCGCATGGAACAAAATTGATATTTTTGATTCTGATAGTCTTGATTCAAATATTCCAAGAACAGTTTTACGTGCTGCAGTTATCGGAGGCTCTTTATTAATTCCATATGTAGGTCCCACTATTGCATACACTTCAGCAGCAGTAAATCTTACTAGAGTAATGCCTCAAATATTAAAGACCTTTACTTCTTTCTTTTCGGAAGATGTACAGTTTGATACTTTAAATAGGTGAGACAATAACATGAGAAAATTTGGAAGATCTACTTCCGATTATGCTCAAGATCATTTCTTTAGTTTTGAAAATATTATGGATCTAGCAGTAGATTCATTCATGCAATTAAGACAACAAAGATTAATTGCTGAAATCCCAAAAAGATTGGGAATGCTAAAGAAAGCAGAAAAGTCTGCAGAAACAGCTACTTTAACAACATTATTATCAGGAGATTCTGAAAGAATTGCATACTTAAAAAGTAATCCTGAAGTATTAAATGCTTTAGTTAAGGCCAGTCCTATATATAGGAATGCAGAAAAAGTTATTAATAATGCAACTAAAGTAAGCACAGCAATTAGCCGTGCTTATCTGATAGCTACTTCTACTGAAGATACTTATAATCTTGCACGTAGTTATGGATTTGATACCCAAACTTCATCCATGATTTCTTTAGGAACCTATATAGGTATAGGAGCATTATTTCAAACTGACTATTTTAGAGGTATGCTGTATAATACTCCTGACTATGAGTTAAAGAGAGATATAAAACTATTAGTAGACAACTACTTGAGAAATAATGCTAAAGTAATGTCTAAAGAATTAGTTGAAAATGCAACAGGGGAAGCTAAGAAAAATCTCTTTAAAAAGTGGGGTAATAGTATTTCAACATTCCTTAAAAACCATGTTTATGATGTAAAATCTGGACGTTTCGGAATTGCTGCAGGAGCATTAAATGAAGGTGTTGAAGAGTTTACTGAGGAGGTAGCACAGGATGTCGCTTTCCAAATAGGTAAAGGGTGAAGTGATCTTAAATCTGTTTTTACAGGCAAAGAATATGACCATGATTATACATATTTAGCTAGTGATCCTTTATCACGTTATGGAACTGCCTTCTTTGGCGGTGCTCTTGGTGGAGCTATATTTAAATTAAGTGATCGTTTTATATTTGATAAAGCTGCATATAAGAACTGGAGACAGATGCTGGGAAATAATAGTGAAATCTCTAAGGAGTTAGTAACATATGTTTCTCAAGGGAAAAAAGATTTAATTCTTTCTGAGATTGATAAGCTTCAAAAAACTCCTTTAATTAGCTCTAATTTATCTGCATTCAACGATTCTGTAGTTGCTGCAAATTCTGAGGAGTCACAAAATAGCGTTCTTTTCAGTTCTTTAAAGAAAGCCATAATTGATCTTGATTCTTTCTTGTCCAACAATAATTTAAAAATTGATTATGAACAGTTTGGAAATATTGAATTAATTAGAGGTTTACGAGCTGCTTGGATAAATTCGAAAGGTTTACAAGATTCTCTATTTAATGATTATATTAATAGGACTAATGAAATTTCTCAATTATATGCTGATCTTGAAGGGTTAAGAAGTCAAAAAGTTGCTAATATGGAAGCCTCATCAGAAGCAGACCTTGATAAACAAATTAACACCCTTCAAGAAATACTAAATCTTAAAATTGATCAGGTTAGAAATCTAGTTCAAGGAAAAGATGACAGTTATATTGGGCGTTTAATGTTAGAGACTAATAAGGAAATATTAGATAGTCTTACTCCTACTTCAAAGAATGCATGGGCCCAAAATTTATATGCAAAGGACTATGATGATCTCCCAAGAACTCTACAGGAGAAAGTAAATGAAATTATCTCTAATAATGATAGTTCTGGAAAAACTGAGCTTAATTATATGTCTGCTTGGAATGTTTATAAGAACATTGCTTCTAATCCAAGTATTCAAACTAAATTCCAAAATCTAGCTTTAGAATTTCAAAATTATAATGCTGCTATACTGCAAAGTACTGTAAAAAATGGAAAGGTTTGGCCTAAGCAACTCTCTTCAACAGATACTATTACTGGAGAGGATGTTTTACTAGACATGACAAAGGTAGCTTCTCAATTACAGGGAGAGCTTGTTGATCTTAAATTATCTCTAGGACAAAGTATTAATATTGCATATAGACTTTTAGGATTGACTTCTGCAATGCCTGATTTTTGGGGAGATACAGCTATTCCATCTTTAACTTTTGACAGTATGTCAGAAGAGTTAAAATCAGCTATTGAAAATCAAGGAGAAATAATTACAAATAACATATTTGATCATTATGTAGAATTATTTCAATCCGCAAGGGATAAGGCACAAGGAAGTTCTGATTTTGAAAGTATTTGGAGACAGCTTACTGATAGTGAACGAACAATCATAAATAGATTTAGTAGCATTGATGCTATTAATAAGGCTAGACAAGTAGTACTTTCAGCTTTAGCTAATACAGAAAATTTAGGACAGGAATTATCAATTGAGGCTTTACCAACTATTGATACTAATGGAGTTAATAATATTGTTGATGGGATTTTAGAAAGTATTAATCCAAAACAAATCAAGATCAACGATTTTATTAATAGAGAAACTACAAGGTCTAAGGAGTTAGGAAATCAATACACTTTAGATGGAGAATTATCTTCTACCATAGAGGATATAAAATCTGCATTAAATATTCTTAAGTCTGTTTCTATGGGAGCAGATGTTAATTATAGAACATTATTAATGGGAACTCCATTTGGAGCAAATAATTTCCTTAATAAAGCATTTAAAGAAAAGGGATTAAACATTGAAATGCTTCAATTAAATCCTAATATTATTGGCCTTATTAATGAAAAAATTGCAAGACTTAATAGAACATTAGATGAGTTTATTGAATTGGATAAGGTAAATAGAGGAGCTGTAATTAATCAAGAGAAACAGTTAGCTATTGCTTTAAGTCATGCAAAGTTGCAAAGTATTCAATCCATGATGAACTGGGAAAATACCCCAGAGTTTGTTAAGGATACTTTATTTGCAGGATATTCTGTTACATTATCTGATATCTCCGATTTAAAGGGTGATGACGCTTTTATTAGTGTTGGGGTAGATTATAGAAATCAGTTATCTGAGTTTGAAAGACGTTTTTCTGGCTTATATAAAAGTTTAGATACAGAAAGTAAGTTAGAGTTAATTAATTGAATTGTTGATAATTTAAACACTTCGGATACAGAATTATACACAGACACTTCAATTATATCTACAGATAACAAAATCCCATTTGCTAACCAGGATTTCTTTATTTACTTAATGAATTCCTCATATGGAAATACTGATTTAGTGAATAAGGCTTATAAGGAATATGTTAAAGCTAATGATTCTAAATGTCCGTTTGATTCTCAAGAAGAAGTAATTACTCATGTATTAAAGTTCTTTTTAAGAGCAGATAAAGAGGATGCAAAACTTTGGATTGATACTGTAGCTAAAACTTGAAATTCTACGCCTGGAACTCCAAAAGTTATCTATAATGCAATTAAATCAACATGTTCTGGAGGAACAGGTAAAACTTCTGCAATAATCCCTTCAATTTACTCAATACTGAAGGCGGTTAATCCAGAAAAAAATTGTATATTTGCAGCAAACAATGCAGAGCAAGTAAAAAATTTATCTGAAGTTCTTCCAGAAAATTCGGAATTTACTTTAATTTCTGAATTACTAAATGATTCTTCTAATGTAGATACTTTTAGAAACAAGTATGAAAATAGCATTATTATAGTTGATGAAGCAACTAATATTTCATCTGCAGATTTAATTAGCTTAGATGAATTATGCTCAAAGTATAATATAGACATTGCATATTTTGGAGATACTAAACAGCATGGAAGTATTGACAATATAGATTATATTTATGCAAATGCTACTCTACAATTAGCTGAATCCAAACGAGCTAGTACTGATATTTCTAGAAGAAATAATTTAAACTTTGAGAAATTATTTGAAGCTAATTCCTATGGTTCTCAGGAGTTAAGAACTGATAACTTATCTGATTTCATTTACTATGAATCTGATACTGAACTAGAAGGAATTAAATTTGATGAGGCCCTTTTAACTCAAGAGTATATTGAAAAATTCTTTGCTTCACATAACTTAGATCCTAAGACTAGAGTCTTAGTATTATCTGATAATGTTAAGGAACTATCTAAAGATAATTTCAGTAGTAAATATCCAGGGATAACCTTTGCTTCTAATGTAGGAGAAATCCAAGGATCGGAATGGGATTATACTATTTCAGATTATGACTTAAATATTGTGGATAATAGTTTCCAAAATGGAAAAGAAAATGTTCAGTTAACTTTAGAAACTCTAAGTAAGTTAAAGGATTTATATACTATATTTACTAGACATAGACACGGAATTGTTTCTTTAAAGCCTATTGTTCTTGATAATCTTAAAGGAAGAGGAGAAGTATGGAGAGCTAGCGTTGAGCAGCACAATAATAAGTCTGAATTTAGACCTATTGTAAACGGATTGACCCAGGAAGCTATAGCAACATTTAAGGATTTTAAAATGAAAGTCCTTGATGGAATGGAAATACTTGATGTAGCTCCATATGAAGCAAAGGATGCTCCTAAAGTTACCATTCCAACAGTTAAGGTTGCTGTCAATACTTCTATTGCTCAAGCTACTCCTGGATTCGTTCCAAGTATCGAATTCACTGCTGACTATGTTAAACAATTAGGGATAGACTTCGGTGAATATTATAAAGTGAGAAATCTTTTATATCAAATTCTTACAGATCATAGTAATAAAGGAATATATGAAAAACTACTACCTGAACACTTGAAATCTGGGGAATTTAGGATTAAAGTCCAATATAATAGAACAGAAGACTTATATAATCTTGGAAATAAATTTAGAGATGATAAATATCTAAATGGGGTTCATCCATGAATTGTATATAGTGTAAATGTGGAAGGGGTACCTATAGATATTACTTTAGGGATGTTCCATAATCCTGAAACTTCTACGACTGGAGGATTAGCCTTATCAAAAGCAGCCTCAGTTATAGGAGAGTTAGCGAAATCTTCAGTTAGTGGTAAAGTTGAACCAAAGTACTATTCTATTGACCCATCTAAGATTACTTTTTCAAGGGCTATTAATCCTATTGCTATTCAGAATAGGGAAACTAACGATCCTGGATATATTAATATAGTTTATCAGGGTGGAAAGTTTAATGTATCTGAAACCTCAAAAACTGATGCATATAACTTTGCTTCTACTACTGCTGCTTTTTATTTTGCTAAGGGAGATGAGTCTATTGTTCCTGTTAACCAAATTTTGGAAGCTTTATCTAATTTAAAGAATAATTATAGTAGTTTTGAAAATTTAGCTGTTCAAAGTGGATTATATAGTAGTCCTGAGGAATTTGGACCAATAACTGAATTACTATCATTAGATAGAAGCAAACTAAATACAGAGGATCCGAAGAAACAATGGAAAGCAAGATCTGTTCCAGATTTAGAGGGAAGATTTTGTTCTTTTGTATCTTTAAATATTGGGGATACTTCTCAAAATATTTCTGCAGACTTAAAAACTAAGTCTACTTTATATTTAAATCAGATACTTGAGAGAAACAAACAACTTGAAAGTATATTAGTAGTCCTTAAAGATGATTCTCTGAAACCTGAGGACAAGAAAAATAAAATTGCAGAATTACTAGCCAATAAAACCCAGTGGACTGTTTCGGTATTAACTTATGATAATGAAGTAATCGAATCTGAGAAGGATTTTGATTATACTCTTAATGGTCTTCAAACAAATACTATCCTAGCAACAAGCCGTAATAGAGGGGCTTATAACCTTGCTATCGGACATCAATTAGGATTATTATTAATACGACTAAGTTCCATTATCTCCAATCCAAAAACTAAATGGGGAAATAATGAAAGATACTTTAATGAAAGGGATGCTGAAAATGTTAGAAAGCATTGAAGTAAATATAAAGAAGACTTAGTAAATGCATACTCTGTGTGAACTGGAGCACAACAAACTGAGGAAACCCTTTTAGAGTATTTAAGTAGAATTGCCTTATATGGAGATAAATTTAAAATTAGTAATAATTATTTTATTACTGATGATAAGAACTTATTGCAGAGTGAGGCCTTTATGAATTATCTAAGGGATATTTATGTAACTGATTCTATGGGAATTGGATGGAGTAAGATCATAGAAAAGACCAATGGAATTAAATATGCTAACAAGAAATTCTTGGAAGTATTTAGCGGTCATGTGTTCCCAAAGCTTTTAAAAGATAATGGTTTATCAATCCATGCCAAAGGTGATAGCTTATCTATTCAAGAAGCAGCAAGTTTCCATATTAATTCAAAAGTAATTCAGCCAGCTCAGATTTATGCTCATGTTGTAGATACTTTTACTGCTGATGACTTTAAGGAAATTTCACAAGTAACAGAAGTATCACCTACAGTTGAAAGTCCTGAAATAGAAGGTCCTGCTATAGCAGCTTCTCCAGTAGAGGAACAAAAAGTAGTTACTTATAAATCCTTAGTAGCTTTAAACAAAAGCAATAAAGAACAAAATAAAACTTCAGAGATCAAAAAGCCAACGTTAAAACCAAAAGTCCTCGAGAATATAAATTTAATAATTGAAATTCTACAGGAGAATTCTCCTGAAACTGGAAATATGGCATTAACACAATTATTTGAAATTCTAAATGGAGAACGTTCTAAATTTGAAATTCCTAACTTATCAAATGCAGAACAACAAAGTTTGGATCAAATAGAAGTAATATTAGAAGATAACAATGTTATTAAAATATGTTAATTAATTATGAATTTTTGTGAACGAGAAATACTGCAGGGAATACGAAATAATATCTCAGCAGAACTTTCGCAGGAGCAAATAATTAGTTCTGTTGCAAATGAAATCTCCAGACAAAACGGACTGGAGGTTTCATTTGTACAAAACAGACTAAATGAATTATTTGCAGAAGAAACTAATACAGCTGGGCCTAATGCCTTAGAAAACTTAATGTCTTTCTTTTCCAATAATGGGCTTTTAAATGGAATAGCATACAATAAGACTAAAAAACTAGTTAGAAATATTATATTAGAACGTATATTGAGCGGGCCAGGATATCTTGTCAGAAGTGATTCTGAATTAAATAATTCATTAAAGGCATTAATTAAGACAACAAAAAGATATGCAGGTTATACAGATGATATTATTTCACCTTTAGTTAACTACTTAACTATAGAATTAAAAAAAGAAGAATATTTTAAGAGCCCAAATCTATTAGCTAACTACCTAATTATAAATCACCTTCCTACTATTGTTCAAAGTTGGTTTAAAGACATAATTCATTATAATACTGATTCTGGATTATATGAGTTTAATGTTAAGCATGATATTAGAAATGATTGGAAAGATACTGATGATAAAGAGGCTGAGCTTAATGCTATGCTTGAAATCATGCTAAAAGCAACCCCATTATGTAAGTTTAACGCTGATGGAGAGGTAGAAGACAGGCTTAATAGTAGAACCTTAAATAGAAATACTCTTTTTGCATCTATTTCTGAAGAGATTAATGCTATGCCTGAGGATGCATATATAGGGTATCTAGAAAATCCCTACTCTTTAATTGATTATTTAGTAGGAAAATATAGTAATACTGGAGCTCATTCTGAGCTTTATCAAAATGTTCTTCATAGTTTTCTTGATAGATGGATTTATTCTGATGGAGAAGCTACCGATTTTTATGAAAATTCCAAGAAACAGTTAACAGAGTTTACAGGGTTTAATCCTATGGATATTTTCTTAAAAAGCTTCGATAAATATAGAACTAATACATATATAGATTATAATCTATCTGGAACGGCTAATGTTTTAAGTCTTTCAATAGATGAGAATTCTACTGCATACGGAAAATTAAGTGATTATGTTAGTTCTGGATTATTTGACTTAGATAACCCAGTGTTCAAAGGTGTCTTCATTAGAACTGATAGTGGAAAGTATATTCTGGATGCAAATGTTTCTGAGGATACTCTAAGTAGTGTTTCCCAACAAATATTTGGAGAGTCTGTTGACATTGATGCTGCATCTGCTGGGGCATTTAAAGAAGCAATTCAGCAAATTGTTGATTTTAAAAACCAGACAGTTGATGCTCACTTTTCTGATTTCCTACAGCGTTATCAAGGTAAAGATAAAAGAGCTAGGAAAATCTTAGTAGTATTAAACAAAATTAATGCTTATAACCCGTACTCAATTAAAGGTTCTTCTAAAAATGTTTTAGGAAAAGCCCTCCCAATGATTGGATTGTCAAGTGTTGCTGGAACAGTACAGGAGCAGATTTATAGAAATAGGCTAAGAAAAGAAAAAGTTAATCAACAGTATCAGAAAGCTGGGATAGAAGCTCCAATATCCCCATTTGAACAAACTATATTATTCAAACATAAAAAGAATTCTGAAGAGAATCTATTTTTAAGAACAATTTATCGTTCAACTGTAAGAACTACTATTAATGGGGAGGAAGTAATTAAGGATGTTGGTAATTTAAGTAACCCAGAAGCTTTTAAATTAGCTTTTATAGAGGACTTCTGGAATAGTTGGAAAAATTCTTCAGATTCTATTATAAGAATACAGGCAATTACACCTTCAGATAAACCAAGGATTCCTTTATTTGAATTTAGCTCAACAGCTATTAAGAACTATTTTGGAAAAAATAACTCCGAAATTGAACCTAAAGTATTGAGTGAGCTTAGAAATATTTATGCGCAAAATCTAACAAACACTATTAGGGATTTTGTATTACTTTTTAATATCCCTCTTACAATAGATATTAAAGCTAATGCTAAAGAAAACTCTTTAGAAGATCTTTTATCTGCATCCGACAGTATAAATACATATCTACAAAAAAATAGTATTGGAGAGAGTGCCATAAATGATGCTTTGTTTGCGTTTAATAACCAATACGGGACAAATAAAAACATAGCAATGGTTCATGATTATGTTTTAAACAAAGGAGTAGCTAAAATTTCTCCTTATATGGTAGCTTCTGTTGAGCTCTTTAATCAAAAAACACCTCTTGATTCTATATATAAAGAGTTCTTATCTCAATTATCAGTAATTTTGCCCACAATCAAGTTAGATGATAAAACTACAATTAATGTAAGAAGTCTTCTAACTACTGATGGAAATTTAACAGAGGATTCTAAGAAATCTCCTTTATATACCTATTTCTTAGTAAAAAATGTTCTAAGTGAGAATATTCTAGCTAATACTGTTGGAGTTCCCTTATCACACAAAAATAAAGGAAAGGATTATATTAGCATGGATTCTGGTTCCCATTTAACTATGGTAAAGCGTATGGTTGCACTAACTGCAACTATGCATTCCTGTATGCCTAATGTATTGAGCGGATTATCGAATCAGATTAATACTATGACTATAGCAAATGATGTTGCAGAAATGTTTGCATATTCTGGTAATGCATCTTCTGGAAAAGGATTCAGAACTTCTTTAGAAGTAGCAGACGGTGCTATGTTTTCATGTAGATTTAGTGATAATCTTCTTAAACAATCATTAACTGATGTAAAACCAAAAGGAAATGATTTAAAGTTACTAATGCACTCTTTAGATCCTGAAAAAGGATTTGCGTACCTTTCTAAGCTGGCAGACTTCAGCATCGATAATGCATGGCTTAGAAAGTTCTCTGATGACAATATTACAGCTGTAGGAGGAATTGATCCTCTATTATTTGTTAGACTATCTTTAGAGGGAACTAAAATAAATCCCTTATATTCTGTTAATGAGGATAATGAAATTGTTGATTATGATGGAAATACAATTGAGGAGCTAGATGATATCTTTGTAAAAGAAAATGGAGTACTTTACTTAATTTCCAATGTTACTTATGATAAAAGTTCTGACACCCTAAAATATGAGAAGTATAATTCTGTAACTGGAGCTACTGATGTACTATCTACCAATAATAATTTATATTCTATATGGAAAGATATTCTGGGAGGTGAGTATAGCTGTGATGAAAATGGAGTTTATGGAGAGCAATCTATGGATACCATGACTATATTATTGAATAGATTAGGTACGAGGCTTAACAATACTGATAGTATAGACTCTCAAAACAATATTGACCAATATGCTAAAAAGACTATTGTTCATTATTTCCCAACCTCATCATCTCAAAAATCTGCAAAGACACCTGTTGTTGATCTCAGAGTAGCTGAGAAGGATCTAAGTAAGAGATATACAATGAAAATGAATATTGAGAACTTTGGTATTCAATTGGATCCCGACCATAGTGCAGAAGATGGAGAAATTCATGAGATCACTCAGTTAATATCATTTATTACTGAGAATAACTATGTTCCAGAAAAGGTTAAGCGAATCTATCAGAATCTTAGTAAAATGGTTTCTATTTTAAAGGAAAAGACTTTTATAGATCCTATGTCAATGGTGGATGAGAATGCTAGGCGTATAGCTCAGGAAAAGCTGGATAATTTATTTGGGAAAAAGATTGAAAGAATCTTTGCTGATCCTACATTGGATGTTATGGGGTTGGCTAATGAATTAATGAGGGAAATTCAACATCTAAACCCCAAATTACCATCTCCATACAAAGCTCCTTATAGTGACCACCAAATGCTTGGAAAACTACATACTACTGTAGGTTCTTATTTTAATAAGTTCATAGCAAGATTATGGTCAGGTAGAGGTGACGTTTTAGTACCATCACATAATATGTGTATGTTATATGAGGATGAATCTGGAATTACTTATTTTAAAGATGATATTAAATATCTTCCAGATGGCACAGAAATGAACATCAAAGATTATTTACGCTCTTTAGTCTGGGAAGATGAGTCCAAATCTTTAATTAGAGAAGATTATATAGAAGCTCAAAAAGTATCTCCATATGAAGTGATGCCTGTAGATGTTTATTATTTAGTAAATCCTGTAACAAGAGGTGGTCAACCAGTAGTTATTGATACTTGGGAAAAATTAAATACTGTAAGAGATAATATTCTTAAAGGATTCACTTATGTAAGAGCCCTTGATTTGCCCAGAAATTTACGTTCTAAACAAGCCTTCATTACTAATGGTTCAGAGGTTATTGGTATGTATCATTTTAAAACGATGCAGCAAATCGCAACTATTTCCAATATTTTAGACTCTATGGGAAAAAGTGATACTATTGACTATAATGGACAATCATATACTTTCCAAGAATTATTTAATTTAAAGAAGTCTTTACAAAAGTATTTTAGTGATGTTGTGCTTAATGCTATATCTTCAAAAAACACTGAAATTATAAATAAAGAGCTTCCAGAAGGAGTTACCCCAATGGATACTTTTGAATATGTTATTAAAGAAGAAGAGCGATTAACTACTAATAATTATAGAAATGCTTTTGGAATTGATGGAATGAATGTATCTGAAATCTTACAAAAGAAAGAGACTTATTTTAAAGAAAAGCTACAGGATAAATTTCAAAATATAGTAGTTCCATATAACTACTTAATGTATGCTTCTAATGGAAAGCCTACTGCGGTAATTACAGATCCCTCGTTGTTAGATCTCAGTGTATATAAATCAACTATTCCAGTTGTGGATGAGGATGGATTTAGATTAGATGCTTCAGGAAATAAACTATACAAATGACCTGATAATGCTAAACTATATAAATATACTGAGGGTAAAATCACAGTAGAAATGATTTATACTAATGAGGAAGATCTTAATACTATTTTAGATTCTAATCCTTTCGTTTTTTATAGAAGTGATAACACATTATCTAGAAAACATTTATATAATCTTAATTTGGATAACGTAGATCGGATATTTGATAGAGTAGCTAGAAAACAATATGATTCATGGCTAAAGTCTAATGATGCTGTAATGTCTCGTATTCCTGCACAGGCACTTGCATTTGCTATGGTTATAAAAACTGCAGGGTATCTACCTTGGGGTAACAATGTTACTATGGTTCCAAATATGAATGTGTTCTTAGAGGGTAGTGACTATGACATTGATAAGGCATATGCTATAATGGCAGCTTTGGATAGAAATGGAATATATAAGGAAATGAAGGAGGGAGAATTAACAATTATTGACTCTACCTCTGATTTGGGAGTAAACTTATCTAATGAAGAATTAGAAATAAATGTAGAACTTGGAAATATTATTTTAAATAATACTTTTGAAGAACTTCCAAATTTAATTTCAAAAATATCCAGTTACTTAGATACAACCGATATTAGATTAAATAAAGAATATTTACTGGATATAAATAATTTAGCCAGAGTAAATATAGCAGCTGATGAGGACACTATTAGAGCATGGGGAAGGTTAGATCCTAAAGAAATTGGAAGAAGAGTTGAAAGGGCATTTTCAATAATTAAGGATGAATTAGTTGCACGTTCTGGATTAGAGAACTCTAATTCAGATCAGATTCAAGCAATGCAAAATTATATTCTAGAATCAATTAAAGGAATTTATAGAGATCCTAGAACACTAATGGCATCTACTGATCCAACTACTATGGACCCAGTTAACGATACTGTTAAAGATAGAAATCTTGAAGCAGCTAAAAGAAATCACCTTAATCCTTTGACTGATATTTTTGTTAATCAGACTACATCTGTTGGTAAAAAAGATATTGGTATTTCTGCAGTAGCCCAAAAAGCTTTTTATGCTTTGACTTATTACTATAATTTGAAACAGGAAGCTGGAGATAATGTTGCTAACTACATTCAAATACCTTTGCCCTCAGATTGAAGAACTGGCAGTAAAAATATTGTAAGTTTCGGTTATCCAGGACAAACCTTAAACTCAGCATCTTATGAATATCTTTATAATCTGTTTGAAAGTTGAGATACAATAGACACTAAGATTACAGATGAGAGAACAGAAGCTCTTCACCTTAATAATGGAATTTATGTAAAAACAGTATCAGAAACTATTGGGGATAAGGAAATTCATTCTTTCTTCATAGGAGAAAGTCCAGAAAAGTTGCAATTAGTTCCTATAGGTTCTAAAATAGGAGATTTTATCCCAACAACTATAAATTCTAGCGTTATTAGTTCATCTACGGATAATGCTAAGGAAATGAAAATGGACTTACTAAATGCTACTCCTGAGATTTTGCCAGCTTATGAATTTTGCTTATCTTTAGGGGTGAATTTAGATCAAGCAGCTGCTATTTTTACAGATCCTCTGATTAACGTTTTAATAACTATTAGCAGAGGAGACCTGTTTAATAAGGAAGTTTCTATAAGTAAAATCAGCAAAATTCTTTCTACAAAGAAAACCCTGGCAAGAGTAAAAACTTTATATAGTGAATATTTAGGTAAACCTGTAAATAATTCAGAATTTTCCTCTAAAATAAAAGTTCTTGAAAAGTTATTTGCAGGAGCGGAGGAATTAACCAGTCTTGGTCAGCTTCTTGGTATTAATGGGGGAATTCAAGTTGAATTTGGTTCACCTCTTTTGTTCCAATTAAAGATTGAGAACACTATAAAGGCGGCAACTAAAAGATCATTTTCTTTTGAGAAGTTCTTAAATGACCCAGTCTATGCTAAAGAGTGGATTAACATCTACGATCAATCTAAGATCAACTTTAATTTGTTAGATATTATTAATTCAGTCCCTCATTATAGAGAGATGTTTTCTGTCCCAATTCAGTTTAAGCGTAATATGCAATTACTATCCAAGGATATTGATAACACATATACAATCGCTTATAAAGATCTTTCAAGAGATTATCAGGTTGACGACACTGTATTGAGATCTCTTCTTAGATTAGTTAATGATAGAAAGATATTTGACTTCTTTATAAGTGAACCTTTTGAATTTGAATCTAATAGATATTGGAAAAGAATTAATAATAATAATTCTGTTGAGGAAGTTGTGACAGATGCCCCAATAATGTTATCTACAGATACATTTGATGGATTAATTTCTTTAAAACCTTATATAGAAAGAGTTATTATTCCAGAGTTAAAAAGACGATATCCTAATAATAGCTTTGCTTCTAATCTTATAGCTAATTCCATTCATAATCCACTGTTTGGAGAAAGGGTTACATTTATTGGATCTAGAGTTAATTTATCAGATCCTCAATATGAAGATACTATAGAGATTATAAAAAATAATTTTTATGGTATTCAGAATGATATTATAAATGGACATTCTATATATGAATGGATGTATATCTATGATTTATTAGTAAATAAGCATGCAGCAGGAGGAAATTCCATCACAATGCTTTTAGATGGGAATCTTAATATCGAAGACCCAGATAGTATTGTCTCAAAATGGGTTAGATATGTTAATAAATATGATAAAGCAGTTTCAACATATGCAAATTTAGAGGAAGTAAATAAAATTCCAGATTTAAAAGATATTTTTGGAAGAAATAAGGAGCTTCCTGGATATGATATATACGAGGATTCGTTTGATCCATTAATAGGTTCTATGGGATCAAAGAGACCATCTTGGGCTGTGAACCCAACATATTTACCTCTATTTGTATCTGTTAAAAACTTTGGTATGCAAGTGTTATTACATAGAAATGCATTATCAAGTGCTTTTGCTAAAGGTATTGTAACTATAAAATTATGTTAGTATGGCATGTATTGAAATTAAAGTTAGAGATAATATATTTAAGATAATGAATGATGAGCCCCAATCTGAGTCTGTACAAGGTTCAGATTGGGAACTTATCTATAACTTTATTACCCGAGGGACTCTTCCAGTTGGATATTGAGTTGAAGGTGATAATGTAGATAGGTATACATTATTTGATACTATATTGAATTCCTTATCTAACGAGAAAACTAATCAAGAGCTATATATTGGAGGATTAACCTCTAGTTTATCTCAAGATGAGTTTATAAATAAGTTTGTTGGAAATTCTGAATTAAACTGAGCACTTAATGATTTTGAATCATATGATGCTAACCAGTTTCAAAGAAATGCTTTAGTAATTCCAAGTTGAGGAGATACAAAAAATTGGTACGGCTTTACTAAACAAAGAGCTCTTCTATTAACAGGTAATAATTTCTTTTATAAAGAACCTAAAATTAAAATTATTTATAAGTCCTATTTAGAGTTACAAGAGGGATCTTCAAGGGTTTCTGAAATTATTAACAACCTATATTCCAAAGAGGGAGATGCTTCAATAGAGGACATTTATAAACAATTAACTTGGTTAGCCAATAATCGCCTTCCAGAACTTGTTGCTGCTCTATACGTTCCTTATGAATCTGCAGCAAATATGACTGCAGAAGAAGTTAAGGATATCCTAAAAACAGATACAAAAAAAGTTGTTGGGTATTTGGTTAAATCTAAAGGAGTGGATTATATAGTTCAGTCAAGAGATGAGAAAAACACAATAAAAGTTTTAAATCTGAATGCTGGAACTGAAGAGACTTTAGATATTAGTAGGATAAATAAACTATATATTCCATTTACTCTTAGCGATTCAGGAAAATCTTATTTGTTAGCTGGAAAGACTTGGTATAATATAATTAATGGAAAATATATTAAGGTGGATCCTAAAGATTCTGAGGATTTATTTAGAAAATGGTTTGGGGTTACTTCAGATACTACAGAAACCATAGATTTTTATAGTAATAAAAGTTCTGATAAAAAGAAATTAAGATACTGAAATAACCAGGAGCCTATATTTAGCAACACTCTTGTAAATGGACAAGAATTAACTTCTATTCTCCCAGAAGGGAGTATAATACGTACCTCCTCTGGAATATATGTTAAGCAAGGAGAGGAGTTTGTAAATGGAGATTATATATTAGATCCTATTGAAAAAATAAATACTATTACATTCACCAAAGGAAATAAAGAGCTAAAAGATTTGTTGTTAACCTTAAAAGTAGTGGAAAATGAGGATCAAATATTAAGTACGTCTGATTTAAGAATAATCCTACATGATTTATTTGGAGTTACTAATTTTAATACTATATTTTTTAATTATGACCAAGAGGAATTAGCTAAAGTAAATACAGCAACCATTAATGGAAATGTAGTCCCAACATTACAAATAGGAATGAAGAGAAAGGTTACAGCTACCTCTGATACATATAGACAGCTTAAATTAGCACTTAATTACTACATGTATTTGAATGATGAGTCTGCGGAAAAACCATCAGAAGTAGCAAATCCAAAAGTTTTCTGGAGAACCTTAAAAGATATTGTTATCAATCAGGAAAACCCAGAAATTTCAGAGCAAGCTCAATCTATAGTAGAACAATTAAGTTCAGATATACTGGATTCTACAAATGGAGGTATTTTTGTAGATACTCTTGAAAGAAATAGAGCAGAGTTATTTGAAAAATACGGTAAAACAGAAGAACAAGTAGATACTTTTATTCAGGAGTTAATAGATAAAGGTTTATATATCATTAGTTGTGAGTTATAATGGCATGTATAGTTAAAATTAAAGGAAAAGAGGAGTTTAAAGTATTTGATACTGAGGCTGATGCTAGAGAGTATCTAAAGGATACAAATGTAGTAATAGAGGAAATGATAAATCCTGTTACTAAAGAAAGTGAATTATATGTAAATGTACAGGATACTCATAGTGCCACAGTTAATGTAATTAGAGCTGCAAATCAAATATCCTGGGAAGCTACCAAAGAACTACTTACTCAAACTAAACTAAACGATTGGGATACTGAGGAGTACGGTAAAAGAAGTGATGCTATATCTCTTAGTGTTGCTCTAGCGGATATAAGAGTTTTGAAAGGAGAAGAGTACAAGAGATTATTTCCTGAGTTTATAACTAACAACTATTTAAATGTGCTTATTCAGACTTCTATAGCTAGAGCTTATGCTATGTTTAAAGGAGAAGCTGAAAATAACGTTGAAGCAATAAACTTAATTAGAACTACTTATTTTGATAATACCCTACCCTCGGAATGAAGAGAAGATGCTAAACTAAGACCTGCTAAAGAGTGGTTTATGCATTTTAAGAAGCAGATTAAAGATTCTGAATTCACACTTGATGAAGAGACACTAACTCAATTTGATTTAGATGCTCAGGAGGAAAATAGAAATAATCTAGATACTATGTTACGAGGAGAGATTATTCACAAGATTTTTGAGATAATTATTAAAAATCCTGTAGAAACAGCAACTCGTAAAACTAAGGTTTGGAACGCAATAACGGATTTGCTAGATACTTTCAGGGTAAAATACGGAGAGGATTATGATGAGGTGCCTGATTCACTTACTGTTATTCAAAATTTGATTGAAGGTACAGAAACTTCTCCACCTCTTGAACAAGTTTTCGACTCTTATTATAAAAGAGTTATAAAAGCAAAGCAGGATATTGAAGATGTTTATACAAAGACATATAGAGATAGAGGAGAATCTCCTACTGTAACCTGGCTGGCAGAACAACGTATAACGGCGGACTTAGACTCTGAAGTTAATGGGAGAAAGAAAATTAGGGGTAAGCTGGATGCAATTTTAGTTGTTAATGGGGTTCCTAACATAATTGATTTAAAAGTTTCAAGGAATGATATTTCTGAATGGGCATCAGAAAAAACTTTGAAGACGAAATATCAATTAGCCATGTACTGAAGACTACTGGGAAAATTAGGACTTCCAGTAAATGATAGTGGTCTTGATATATATAATATTACTTTGGGAAAAGATAAGACTGCTACTAATGGAATTCTAAAATCTTTTTCAACTAGCGTAAAGACAGATAGTAATATTAATGCAAACTTAGATCCAATATTTTCTAGAGCTATTCAAAGATTGGAAGTAAATCCAAAACAATTGGAGTTAATGACTTCTAATATAGAATCTTTATTTGGAAAAGGATCAGCTAGAGGTCAGAAAAAAGCCAACATTGATTATATAAAGACACAGCTAAGGAAAAATGCTGAGAACTCTGTATATAAAGGTAAGCATAATTTATCATATAATATATGAAGTGAAACTGGGGCTAAACTTGAAAGAAAAACTATTAGAGGAATTTCTAAGGAAAACTTGGACTCTGTAATAGATAAAGTTGCTCAGGAGATTGTTGAGCGCTCTGGTAATAGATTTGATAACCAGTATGAAACTTTAGTTAGTGACATAAGGGAATTTCTAAATAGAAGTGACAAAGATATTTCTTCATTTGCTAGTGCGGCTAATAGTGGAGATATCATAAACCAATTATCTGCAGTCTTATTAAAGTATAAGGGCTCTGGAGCAAAAATAATAAATTCAGACCTTGCGAAACAATATAATATGATTTTGATAGAAACTCCTATTGGAATTGATATTATAAATTGCTTATCATTGAATCCAAATATTCCTTGGGATTCCACAAACAAAAAGGCTAAGTTATTTGAAAATGTTCCTAATGTTGTAGGAGATAGAAATTTAAAAACCATTGGTAATATAGAAATAGTAAAATCTTTACTGATTGCTAATGATTTATTAAAGGGAAGTGGTAAGAAACTTGGAACAGTTGCCTGCTTACAATTAGGTGCCCCTGTTGGATATATGATGACTACTGCTAATATGATTAATAACATGGAGATAGCTACCAGATTCCTAGGAATTAATAATAATCTATCTAAAGATAGATTTGTTGATCCTTTAGTGAATGTACTATATATGTTTAATCAATTCATAGATTCCACAAGGCAACTTTCTCAAGTAGGAGAAAATATCAAACCTTCAAAAATGGGTAATCTTTTGGACGGGGATAAGTTTAATCTCTTAAAGGAGGTTCTTACAAAAAGAACAGGGCTAGATAAAATAAAAACTGCATCTTCTGATTTAATAGATTCAACAAAAGTAGAACTACTAAAAGTAATTAGGCAACAGCTCAAAGATAGTTTCCCAGCATTATTTGAGAATCCTGGAAAGATTAATATTATCTGTCCAGAAACCACATTAATGGATCAAATTGAGAAGGCTTTAGCAATCTATCAGAATAGAGAGATGGTTTGTGAGTCTGATATTTCAATGTATGGATGGAATTCTGGAGCAATGTGGGCTTCTATGGACTTAATCCCTAGTGAGAATGTCCAAATAATTAGAACTATTGTAGATGCTGCATTTGGAAAAATTAGGGAAACTTTCTCTGACTATAAAGCAATAAATAGAGCACAAGTAGCCAAACTTAAAAAAGGAAATGATTACGGATTAATGCGACATATAATCATTGGAGATAGTTCCTCTAATTACTTTAATCTATTTAGAAGGAATAGTGATAATGAGTTGGAAGATGATGATTATATCCTCAAAAATCCGTGAACTTCTACAAGCTTAACTCCAACTCAAAGGGATTTTATTAAATATACTCTTTATGAGTTAAATAAATATTCCTATGATAAGAAGAAATATAAATGAAAGTCTTGAAGGGATGTTAAGGAGGAACAATTTAATAGGGAGGATTACTTTATTCCATTACTTAGAGCAAATGGTTTAGACAAATTCAGAGATCCAAAGGGTGGAATTAACTTCCCTTCTGTTCGTTCCTGGTACGATGAGATTAGAAATAAAGCGGTTCAAATGAAAGACACTTTGGAGGGACAAATAGAAGAGCGTAAAAAAGTTTCTGATTTATTCCAAGGTGTTTATAATGAATTTGAATCTAGAAAAAATCCAAATGTTCGTAGAGACATCATTGAGAAGAATGGTGGAATTAAAAACTTTTCCATGGACTTAGAGACAATACTCGATACCTTTACAATAGCTATGGAGTCTCAAAAAGTTTTTGACATGGAAGTTATACCCGCAATAAAAGGAGCACTTTATTCTATACAATTCCAATCTTATATAACTGGTAAAGAACTTCCTAACTTCGAAGAATTTGTTAAAAAGTATGTAAAAAGTGCTATATATAACGATAGTATTATGGCTCCTGAAGTTCAGACTGCTTATAAAGTAATTGCTCCAGTTCGTGCTGCCGCATCGGCAGTAGCTCTTGGTTGGAACATAATGAATGTCCCAAGAGAGGTTATAATGGGCTTTTGGACAAATATAAGTAAAGCTATGTTTGCATCTTATGGTAAGGATACTTTTGGAGTGGGAGAATATACCAAAGCTTTGGGCATTTTAACTGGAGATGTTCCTAATTTCATTATGAATGTTACTAAAGTAGAGCTTCTTAATGAGTTCTATGGAATGGCTAATATGTCAATTACTGAGATTCCAGAGCAGGTAACTTCTAACAAGACTGGTGTGTTTGCAACATTTAATAGGTTTATGTCATGGTCTTTAACGGCTCCTGATTATTGAAATCGAATGTCAATGTTCATCGCCCAAATGATCCATGATGGTTGTTGGGATGCTCATGAATTAGTAGAATCTAAGGATGGAGTAAGGGAATTAAAGTACAATATGGCAAAAGACAAAAGATTTGATGTCTACGTGAAATATAAAGGAGACTATAGTAAAGTACCTAAGGAATTAAAAACAAAGTTTAATGAACAAGAATCTTTATATATGGTTATGAGAAATGATATGAATAAGGAATTAGGAGTGGCTAATCAGATTCCAAGTCCAGAACCAGGTAAAGTTCCTAATCTTCCTAAAGCATATACAGATTTACAACGTAACTCCTTTAAGTCTTTTGCTGATATGTCCTTTGGTTACTACGACAAAGAAGTGAAAGCATGATTCTTTAAAACTGCTATTGGAGGAATCTTCAAGCAGTTCATGGCTTTCATGTCTGCTAAAAAAATGATGTATTTCCAAGTGAGAACTGATCAAACTGCTAGAGGTAGTTATGAACAACTAACGGATTCTTCAGGAAATAAACTATGGTCTATAGCGATAAGTAATAGTCCGTTAGAGGTACGTATAGTAAATGATAAGGATTTAGAAGGTGAGTATAAACAATATGCAGCAGATGCAAAACCAAAGTTAGGCTGAACTGGCGCATATATGGAAGGAATTTTCCAGTCGTATATTCATTTATTTAAGGACCTGGGAATAGGTACATATGAAGCTCTTCGCAACGGAGATACTTCTGTATACAAAAAATTATGGAAGGAGTATGGTAAGAAGGGAGATATTAGACATTCAAATGTACTTCAAGGTTTATATGATCTTCTATTATCAACATTATTTATTACATTAATACGAATGATGTTTTTTGATGATCCAGAAGTAACAGGAATTAGTTATAAAAAGCAACTTCAAAATGCAGATTCTATGTTCCAAAATCTATACTGAATAGCAAATCAATCTACTCAAGATTTTTCCGTATTACGACTTTTAGATCAAAGTTTATTTACATGGGAGCCCCCTTCGTTTAATATTATTCAAAATGCTGCTAGAAATTTCTTTAGAGCAGCTGGAGATGATGATTTAAATGTTGCAGAAGCTGCTCTATCTGGAACAGTAAACTCTGTTGGAATGTTTAAACCTATCCGTCCTTCTGTAAATAAATGATTAGAGGAGTAAAAAAAATAACCCCTACCTGCATATAGCAAGTAGGGGTTATTTTTTTTTATTTTTTACTTTTTAATCCTCCATTGCACACAGTGCAACTAGAACCTTTTCCTGATTCTTTAAGATTAAAAACTCGAATATACTTTCCATATTTATTATCCTGGAATTCATGTTCAATCTTATTGCTTTCGCAATATCCACATCGTTTTATTTCTGTAGGCATAATTTACTAATATTTTTTATTTTACAAAATAAATCTGACAATGAACCATCATTATTAATCAGATAGTCATAGTCTCCATTTCCATATAACGTTAAAAGCTCTCTTTCTGAGGCATGGGAGCCTGCCTTACACTCTGGTCTATGGATATAAATAACTTTCCCTCCTCGTTTCTTTGATTCTTCAAATTCAATCTGGAATCGCAGATCTGAGATAATCATATTTTTGCACTCTTGCTCATATGTAGTTAAAATCCATAATTTATCCCCAAAATAATATCTCATTATTTCAGTTCCAAAGTATTGCAAAACCTGCCTAATAGAAAGTCAGTAATCTTCAGTTAAAGAAGGATTAAGATCCTTGGCTAACTTTGAAAACTTATTATCTACTAGAATTTTTTCTCTTTCTACAAAATTCTTATGATGAATTGTTAAAGTACTGAAATCTACGTAATAGTCCTCTTTAAATTGTCTATCTTCAAATCTTTCAACACTAACATTAAGGAGTGTTGAAAGAAGACATTTTAAAGTATCAGCAAATCTACAAATCTTAAACTTTCCCTCTGTAAAGATATTACAATGTTTATACATTCAATATGTTTGCATTCATCTTGGAGAATTCAAACAAAATTGAAGCATTTTAGCACTCTCATCCTTACCACTCCCCTTTAAACCAGCTATACATAAAATATTCCTAGTCGACATATGTTTTGATTTTAAATGGGAGGTTATGAAGAGTATCCATAACTTGTCTATCTTTTTCTCTATAAAAATTAGAAAGGATACCCCTACATAAAGTATATGTTAAAGATTTATCCTCAGATGTTGCATTTTTCCAAGTGTTTGACTCTAACGCTTTAGCTATTCCAGTAATGGGATCATAAGGAACATATCTTGTATTTACATTTAAGGACTTAAAAACTTGAGATACTCCTGTTGTTCCCATGGCTTTATTCTTAGATATATTATCGAAATTCCCATATAATAAACATGTTACTGCAGCAGGGCTTTCTGTAACATTCATTCCTTGTAAAATTTTTAATCCCAGTTCCACAGTAGTATTATCGGTTGATGCTAGCATATCATTTAATGACAAGATACTTTCTTCGGTAATCTTTTCCAATGTGCCATTAACTAGTTTATCTAGAGTACTTTCTTTTGCATATTTTGGATATACAGAAACTATGTTATTAATTGTTTCTATATAGGTTTCATCACAAAATACTAACTTTCCACTGTAAATCAAAGTGGAACCTTTAGGTAAGGTATTTATAGTTTTGACGCCATCTATAAAGTCTGTTCCCTGAGAGCAAACATCATTATAAATAAATGAATCACTATCTTTAAACAATTTTGGACAAATACTATAAATTATTTTAGTTTGATCCTCTTTAACATATTCAAATAAATAATACTCTCCACTACTAGGATAATAGTTAAGAGAATCTGGAATTATAGCAGCATCACATCTTGCTACCTTAATAACTCTTTGAAATTTTGTATCCCTAATTTTGAACCGTGGATAGGTTGAACTAGAGTCAAAATATAGCTTAGTTACATCCGATAGATCTGTAAGTTTATTAGTTAGCGCAGTATTTACTTCTTCAGGGGTATGTAGCACCATTGAAGTTCTAACTGAAAAATGTATATTTTCTGAATGATATGAAGACCATTTACATAAATTTGCTGACCCACTATTTCTCCTATAAGGAACGAGAAATGCAATATTAATTCCGTTTAATTTCATATTATAAAATTTTAGCTCTGATTTTAGGATTCATAATTAACTTATTTGCCCTTCCTGAAAACTTTGTAGTAATCGTTTTAATTAAATGAAACAATAAGTCTTCAGTTAGTAAAGGTTCAGGAGAATTGATAAATTCAAGTAATCGATCTTGAACTACTTCCGTTTTAGCTCCCTTTTCTCCGAAATATAAAAGACTATAATTAAGTAATCGTGTAGATAATACAGAAGCTATATCTGGACGATATCCATTACTATCATATACACAACTTTTAATTTTAGTTTTTACAGTATCCCAAGGTTCAAACAGCATATCTTTAGGAGCAATTAGCTTATCCAGTTTATTAGCAATAAACGTAGTAAATAAGTTTCCAACAATATTTTCTTTAGATGTAAAACATCCTTTAGCAATATTAAGAATCATTGCTAGATTTGCTGAGGTGCTCCAATCCTTTAAACCAGAAATAGCATTACAGAAGGTAACATAACTTCTTGGATTAATCTTCTGCACATTTCCCTCTTTTTCAAATATTTCAGGATATAATAATGCAAAGTTAATAGCTCGGGAATCTAATTTGTCAGTTTCAGCCCAACGTGCCCACACATTAACATCAAAATCAATTTCAAAGTTAATATATCGAGTTTTCTGAGCATTATCCATAGTACTAACATTATAGTCTCCATTATCAGGATTAGATGATAATACTACTGTACAATTTTTAGGTAATTTCCAAGAAATATACTCACCTCTATCAATAAGTTCCATTGTAGCTTGAAGAAACATGGGCATGGCTCTGCTATAATCATCCAAAAGTAATATACATCCTCTATCATTACTTTCGGTAGGCATTCACGTCGGTGGAGCATACGACATTCGTGTTAAATTCTGGACTTTATATCCATTTTGAAGATAATACGCTAAGAGATCACTTGATACTCATTTACAATCTCCATCATCAGAACAAATATAATATTCTTTAATTGGGAAACCAATTAGCATTGTTGTTATCGTAAAGGCTCTTTATCCTTTACTTCTATATATTTCTATATAGTTCAGACTATCTCTTTATAAGGCACTAAGTTTTTGGTAAACATAGCCTTATACTTCGCACTCGTGGATATTTCATCTTCAACACCACTTGCTAAGATTACTTTATCTAGTCGTTGATCCTTTATTCAATTTCTTGAATACTTGGATTAGGATTGTCTTCAGCATTATCTGTTAAGAGGTCTCCAGATTCACGAAGTTTTAGTTTTGGAATTAGAATTATCGGAGTATTTATTTTAAGATGATTTCCAAGAAATTTTCAAACATCTTTAACGCTGCTAAAAGCAAATTGTTCATTTTTATTAGTATCTAAATAATAAAAATCAAAGTATTTACCTATATATTGAGGATTAATTTCAAATTTTTGAATAGGAACATCACTATTACTGTAACGTAATCGAATCCCATTTCAACAAACTCCTTTTTTATATCCTCCAGCTAATTTTTGAATAGTTTTCTTAGGTAGTTTTAACTTTTTAGCTGCATCTTCTTTGTTCTCATACTTACACATAAATTTTCCAAAGTAGTCATATTGTTCTACTTCACAAAAATCAAATTGTGTTTTATATTTTCCTTTTAATCTACCTTGTTTTATTGAATCACTTAATTTCTTTTTACTATAATCAGATAGTTCATTTGTAACGGGATCTTGCAGATTCATATCTGATTTATAATAATCAATTCAATATTTTTCTCGTTTTACTCTAATTTGGGGATCACAGAACTCTAAAATTTCTACAATAATATTTTGTATGCCATATTTATTAGACACCCTTTGTAAAAAGTCATTAGAGTGTTTATTATTCAATAAATCCATTCTGTGTTCCATTAATCTTGAATATAAACTCTTACTACTTCCTATATACAAATGCCCGCCGCAACTTAATTTGTATATACCTGATTTTTTTGATAATTCTTTGCTACTTAATGTAAATAATGTTTTTGTATTCATAGTTAATTGTTATTATTTAACATAATACAAATTTAAACATTATTTCCTTAATTTCCAAATTTTAATCTCCCAATTCCTCGCACTGTGCGAGATTCAGCTTAACAAAATCCATATTAAGCTCTTGCGCTAATTGCATAACAATAGAAGTCTTTCCAATTCCTGAATCGGCTTCCAATGAGATTGCAGTGGGAATTTTTCCAACTTCCACTAAACGTTTGTTATTCTCAATAATATATTGAAATATAGTTTTAAATTCTTCTAAATTAACTTTATTCAGCTCCATTATCAGATGGGATAAACATACTGTAACCTGGATAATGATTATTTCTATTACCATTAGAGGTAATTACCCAGATCATCTGCTTCATTACTTTAAAAGTATCTGTAGGTGCATAGCCATCTGTAAAGAATACTAAAGTAGAGTATTGTTTTCTACATTGATTGTAGTAGTCAATAACAGGTTTGAAGTCTGTACCTCCTCTACCAGTGAATGTACCATCAAAAGTCCCTTTGAATGGATATATCCTATGTATTCTAGCGTCGCACTCAATTACATCAACACCTGCCCCAGCTTTCCAGATGTGATAAATCTCACTAATAAAATCTTTTAACTCCTTAGTACTAACAGAACCAGAGGTATCAATAGCAACTAAAATATCATGTTTATGTTTTAGTTTAATACCCGCAGCTCCCTCAAACCGTTTAGATACTTTGCGATGTGTCTTTTTTACAAAGACATCAATAGCAAATCCTAAAAGTCGTCTAAAATAGGCCTTCCAGTTAAATATAGAAGGTTTTATTTTAAACAATTTATCCACATATGCTTTTAGCTCGGAAGGAATAGTTCCTCTAGATTTAATTACTTGAGTTGCAACCTGTTTTACAATGTGGTCAGTTTGATTGTTAATTAAAGTTTTTTCTGCGTCTGATAAATCAGAAAAATCCTTTCAATGATTATGGTTTTTCGGCCCCCCAGAAGAGTCTTTCTTATCTTTATAAAGGTATTCATAATAGTATTTGGTTCCTGCTTTCGGAGGAAGCATAGGATCAATATCTTTGATATCAATAGCATCTTTTGGAAGAACATCAATATATTGATTTACTTCTGCGTCAGCGGCAATATTGAATACTTCTTTATCATTAAAAGATTCTTGCATTAACAAATGTTTAAATGCAATATGCAATAGCTCATGTTTTAATACTCCTAATTGCTCATCATCAGTTAAAGTATTTCAAAAATCGGGATTAACACATAATTCATAGTTAATCCCGTTTCTTGCAACTCATGCTGTTGCATCATCTTTAGAATAATATTTATTTAAAGATAATAGAAATAAACCATAAAAAGGATCTTTAACTACAAGTTGTTTACAAGCTTTAATCAGATCCATATTTATTTATCTCCATATTAATCGTATCTTCCTCCTGATAAAATCCAAGCACTATTACCTTGTCTATCTGTATATAGAGTGTAATAATGGCAATCTCTCCATCCAGCTATACTATCAATATCATCAACTGTTACTTCCTTAAAATGGTCTGATTTTTCTGCATGACCATAATAAAAAGTATCTTGATATATTGGGGATCCTTGCTGTAAAATTTTAACAAGAAGTGCTCTCTTTTCTCCAAAAATTGCACTTCTTCTGGAACCATCTACAGCGTAGGGATACATTTCTGAAAATTCTAATCTAGTCATTATTCATATTTATTTAACCATCCCATTTGCCAACATCTAAATAGAAAATTATCAAGTACTTTCATCTCATCTGAAGATGATTTAATATTAGTACTTGACATTATATCTTCTTTAGCTTTAGCAATTATTTCGAACCTATTATCTCCACAAATTTCTTCCATATATTAACTATTTATTAAGTTTCTTTTTATGAATTCCTCTTTTAAAGGAACAGCTAGTTCGCGAGCTTGGGGATGTGCAGCTTTATCACATCGTAGTTTGAAAAACCCTTTCCACTGTTCAAGAGTTCCAGTCATAATTAATTCTGTTTTAAGAGAATTCGGGAGGATTGAACGAGCTTGTTGTGGAGTCCAGCCTTCATCTAGTAAAAGAAGATAAGACTTTTCTGCATTTTCTAATGCATACAGAAAATTATCATAATTTGAAGACTTTTCAATGTATCCAAAGTTTTGATTCCGTATATCAGCTCCTACACGATATCCAAAACCATCATACCAATAACTCTGCCCTTCTGGAATATCTAACCAACAAGGAATAATAAAAGTAAGTTCTTTTCCAAACTTATCTTTACTATAGTTACAATACATTTGTTATATTAAGGCTCTTTATCCTTAATTCTCTTCTTTTCAGAAGAGTATCGGACTATATCATCATCCTCTACAGGATGCCCAGCACTCGTGTTTGAATTATATTCTACACTAAAATACTCTAAGCCATCAAGAATTGTACTAATCTCTTTACAAGTTTTATTCCAATCTCTATTGGCTATATATTTGTCCCAAAATTCCTGTAATACAGGACATTCAAAAATTATTTTAGACATAGTTTCATCAATTAGTCTCTGAACCTTCCAGAGTTGTTAACCTCTGGCTTGGCTGCTGATTAGCATGATTTATAACTTTTTATAAATTTTAGCCTTCCAGCAGTTCACTGGATTTTCATAATAGATTACTCTATTATGCCGCCATCTGACGGGTGCTTTCCTGAGCAAATGAAAATACTCTGTGTCTTACAAGTTCGTGAGATACACCACGATCACAAATAAACTTTACTGTAATTCGTTTTTCATGATATTCAGTAGGTTCGCAAAGATATTTTAGATCGTCAAGCCAGTTATTTTCATATAACACACGCAGATTCGTAGTTATATAAATATTTCTAAAATCTGCAGACTCATCAGTGACAACTTTTGAGTATTTGTTAATATCATATTTATAACCGATACTGTGTCGTCAACTTCCCATTGCAGATACATCATATGTACCCTTCAGATATACAGTACCATGTTCTAGCATTGCTGTATGCTGTCTATCCTTAATCATATTAACAAATTTCTCTGCTGAGTCTTCTGTAATACGATCCTCTGATTTGTAGCATGTTCTCCCTGCTCTCTCAATTTGCTTATATATTCCTTGAATACCTGGTTCCTGCTCAAGTATTTCAAAAGATGGTTTAATTAGCCTCATATTCTTTAATTTTATTTTCTAATTCTACTTTAGAAATACTTCCTATGTGCCTCCAAACTTCCTTATTATCCTGAAGTAAAACAAGTACAGGAATATTTCTAATTTTATAGTTAGTTAACACAATAGGATCCACTTCGTCTACATCAATATCTTCTATTTCTATCTTATTCTTGAGTTCTTCAAGAATAGGCATCATGGCACGGCAAGGTGCACAATAGGAAGCTCCAAATTTAATTAATTTTATCATATTTATAATTATTCATGTATCCAATAATCTCCAATAGTCAAATCAGCACTAAGCTTAGCTCTTTTACAAAATACTGCACCAGCCTTCTCCATACATTGTACAAGAACTTTTCCTATCTCTTCTGCAATCTCCGCAGGAGCCTCAAGATTAATTTCCATTATTCTTACGATATATCCGATTCCGATATATCTCTTATATTTTCATATAAGATGGGACTATATCTTATGCTCAATCCTTCTTAACATTGCTGCTATAGAACGTATAGAAAGATTAGTAGCATCTATGCTTTTCAACTGCTCTTGCAGCTTACTCCAATTTTGGATAGTCTCTGAACTTCAAACCTTATAATTATAACAATGAACTAGATATTTATTTAATAACTGAGTAATCTCATAAGCACCCTCGTAACGGCTTATTCTAAGGTACCAAAATTCTCTGCCATCTCTCTTTCTCTCTATAGTTGGTTTGGCAAAAATGCCAAATTTGGATAAAAATGGAACAAACAAATCCTGATTAATTTCTTGAGAAAATGCCTGAGTATTTAAGTTATAAAATAACTTTGTTTTATGAAGACTTCCATCATCATAAAACCATAGTGCAACACCTAAATCATCCATTAGATTTAGAGCTGTTTCAATATCCATATTTTTTATTTTAGTAATATCTGGACTAACATGTGTATGAAACTGCCATATAGGAGTTTTAGCATATCCATTAGAAGATATACGACTCTTTTTAGAGGCTAAATTTCCCAATAATTTCATTTTAAAATCAACATACTCTTCATGAATAGAATTTGAAGAATATAGTGAATTATCAACACATGATTTAGGAGTGGATAAACATCCATCTCCGAATTTACCAGTAAGTAATACTTGAATTTGTTCATTACTTAGGTTTAGAGCTGCTGATTGCCCATTATTTGTAGGTACCATAATAAATACTATTTAGTTATACATATATTATCATGTACAAATATACAGAAAATTTTTAACATTCAAAGTGAATTTCTTTACTTTTGTAGTTTTTCTGTCTTTAGGGGTTTCCAGCAATTAACATAGTTTAAGCACAACAACGTTTATCGTGCACAGGTATACAATACTTTACTTTAAATAATAAATTATGTTCCTGTAAATATTTAAATAGAAAAATAGACGCATACTTGAATGTAAGGGCGCCAGCGGCCTGAATAGGGTAGTTGATTGACTGTTTCTCGGACTCTGCACGTCTTTTTGCTAATTTTCTAACATTTTGTACAGTTTCACAATCTGGGGCATCTCGTTTCATTTCTCTATAATACTCCCAGAATCCTTTCTCACATTGTTTTTTCCAGAGACGTTTAAGTTCAGCAAAGTCATAGATATATGCTTTATGCCCAGTAATTGGACTTAAAAGTATATATCCTTTTTCCATTACATCCCTTCTTCTAAACTTTTGATAGTCTCTCAGTCCTGAGAAACCCTCCATGTAGTTAGTATAGATTTCTTTGGCCCGCTCTTCAGAAATTCCATAATTTCTAACAAGAGTATTATCCATTCCTCCATAATTAAAACAGAATTCATAGCCCTTTGCTTCTTTTCTCAGATGATGATACTCTGTTTTAATTGCTTTAAGTGGAGTGTCTCTTGGAATTTCAAGGAATACCATTTTAGCAGTTAGGCTATGTAAGTCTCCTGAACCATTCACTAATTCGTCAAGCATAGCTTTATCATTGGCAATGGATGCCATTAAAAAACTTTCTTGGCCAGAATAGTCAGCTGAAATCCATTTATTGCCTGGCTCTGCAATGAAACAAGAACGTGTTAAAGCATCACTTGGGAGATTTTGAAGATTCGGATTAGTTGAACTCAATCGGCCTGTATCAGTGCCTAACTGGTTAAAATTAGCATGAATACGTCCAGTTTTTGGGTTTATAAGATCTAAAAACTTTTCACCAAAGGTATCTACTAAAATCGCAGCTTTCTTATACTCCATAAATATAGGAATTAATGGACTTTTAGAAGCTTGTGGTCCTATAACTTTAATATCAGTAGACTTTTTTGGACGTTTGGTCTTAGGATCAATTACTGAAAGATTTAAACCAAGATCTTCAAAAAGAGGAATTACTTGTTGTGCACTCTTTCAATTAATATGACATCTGGGACGAGTATCAAATCCATCGAACAGATTACCTTGTCTATTTACAGTTGTATACTTACCTCCCATATTATCTTCAACTCATTTATTGAGTTGACAGATTAAATCTTCACATAAGTTAGAATCATTCTCCAGTTTCCTTTTCCATTTCTCTGGATCAATTTTAGCCCCACAGAATTCAATATAAGCTAAACATCTAACAAATGCGTTTTCAACACGGATAGCATCAAGAAGACCTTGTTCTTTAAGTTTTTCTTTTTGCTTCTCCATTATAGGTTCTAGGTATTTAACATCTGTTCCAGCATAAACTATAACATCTTCTGTTAAACCCTTATTTATAATTTGACCTCGAACAGTCTTATCCAGTTCTACTCCAAGATAATTTATTCCTGCATCTTTAAGACTCATTCCATGCATACCAGAAGGATATCCTAGCCACATTAATTTTTCTGCAAGATAGCCATCCCAAACATATCTTGGAATAATTCCATAATAATATAAGAATTTTAAGTCAAACTTTGCATTTCAAAAAAGAAATAGTCGTTCCGACTCCAAATAATCCTTAAATAGTAAAACATTAACTGTAGTACAATCAATAACTACTTGGAAATCAAAACATCCTAATTGAAGAGATAATAGTTTTTTAGTATAGACATCAAAACCTTCAGTTTCAGTATCTACACCAACAATCTTTAATTTCTCCAGCATACCTAAAGCTTCCTTGACAGAAATGCATGTATACTTAGTAGATTGAATTAAAGCTGGAGCGTTAGTAACTAAATATATCATTACTCTTCAATGGTATATATCTTGTTAAAGTCAATTTCATCTATTCAGAACTTATAACCATTCCAGTTGCAATAGAATCCATTGATTCTCTTATTTTCTCTATGTTGTACTTGAAGTTTCAAAATACAATTATTATAATCATATTTTGTCATTGGTTCAACTTCAAGATCAAATCCTTTAACTTTAGCTTTCATATGATATTCTATTTAATCATTCTTCTTCAACAAAGTATGCAGAAGAACCATATTTAGACACTCATTCATCATCATTAATGAGACAGGCATGTTCGTTAAAACCAGATTCAGTCATTAAAAATTGAATATCTGGTCATTCTACAATTACATATTTATTCATTATAGCTTCAGTTTAGTAAGTCAATCTTGTAGTTACATTCCTTAATTTCATCCCCAAGATTATCTTCTATAACTTGATAGATATCATTTTCAAGAAAAGACCAATCATCTGGAGATTTGATTTCAAAGTGGCCAAATGTAGTTACTTCTCTTATAATTTCGGAAGCAAATAGAATACCATCGAGATTTACATATAACCTATAATTATAAGTTACTTGTATATCATTCCAAGGTGCTGAAGGATCATTATCTCAACAGCTATCAGGAATATTCTTAGACATAAGAACTAATAAATAATAGAATAGGCTCATATATAGGAGTAATGCAGTAATTCATCCTACATACTCCTATATAAAGCATCTGATATAATTTAATTAAAGTTCGCATTTCATAATTTTATTTATTGCATCTTCTGCTATTTGTGCACATGTACTAGGAAGCCCTTGAAGATATACTCTGGCCATTCCAAATTTGAGTTTAATTTGCGCATAAGTAAACTCTGGATTTATTAATTCAAATAAAACAAAATGTTTATCTAACCAATCCACAACCTTCCCTTCAGCATCACTAAACTCCAATCCTTCAAATCCTTCTTCTAAATGGTTCTTCCATTTATCATTAAATTCATCAACAGTCATATTAAAAATCTCCTTTCCAAACCTGATTGCATAGTAATCCTAGCTTTCTCCAGGCACCTTCAACAACTTGTGTACGGTCATCAAATACTGCAGTTACACAATATTTATCTTTAATATGTTCGTTATAAATTTCAGTCTTAACAATAGCATCCTTTCTATAATCTTTTTCTTTTCTCATATAGAATAAAAAATCGCTACATGTTAAATATCTATTCAGCCATTTAAGAGTTTCTTTCCTACATACTTCGGTATCTTCACGACCTGTAACAATAATAATTTGATACATCTTTGATAAAGAGTTAACTAAATCAATGACAGGATTATTTGGAAGATCCTCATTTACTCGATGATACTCAAACGGACCTCTTCCATTCATTAATGATAAAGTTCCATCAATATCACAAATAATAGCATGAGGAAGAGTTTCATCTTGTTTAAGAATAAATCTTTCTTTAGCTGGAGATTCCTTTTCTTGGTTTACAATTTCCTGAGACATATCAGGAAAATATGTATTAAAGAACCTACGTAATACTGCCAGTCCTACTTTACGAGTTCTTTTCGTATCACGCCAGTAAGCTTCATTGAATGAAATAACAAACTTTTTAAACTCTATGTCTACCTTTAGTTCAGTAGCGAGTTTAGTTAACTTATCAATAGTTTTCTGATTAAGATTAGTGGCATCTACAATAACGTTTAAGTTATGATTAATAGCTGCTCTAATAGAAAATTCTTCAATATCAGAAATATAATTTTCACGAGATGGAACCCAATATTTACCAGTTCCCTCTCTAATTTCATCTCTGGATACAATTACCCAGTTAGGCTTATCCTTTATAAACTCTTTAGCCCAGGTACTTTTACCTGAAGCAGGACAGCCTTGAAGTACGATCATCTTACTCATTATTCTCCCTCCACATTTGATACATTGGTGCAGATACTTCTAAAAATTCACTAAAAGCTTCAGTCACCTTATAAATTGATTTAAATACATCAATTCTATTCACTCTTCCCTCTTTAATTACTTGGATTCCCCATAAAGATTCTTGTATAATTTCATCATCAGATAAACTTCAAGGATATTTACAAGCTCCTAATAAACTGTTTTCCAGTAATTTTCTAAGCTTTATAATATCTGGCTTTACATAGATAGATACATATTCTTTTATCTTATAGGATTTTCCAAGTGATGTGCAAACTATTGGGAGTAAACTCCCATTTTGCATTCTTTGAAACCAACACTGAGAAGAAAGATATTTTACATTATCATATTTTTCAGGAGGTTCTAGAGCATCAGTAACAATAATATATTGAAATCCAGAATCAAATAAAGAACAAGGAAGCTTATAAAAATATAAAACTTCCTTGTTTTCTTTGAGTGCCTGAATTTCTTCTTTAGAAAACGACCTCATTATTCTTGTCCTGATTCAATGTCAGCTTCCCCCTTATCGAGCATCTTAGTTTCTCTCTCAAGGAATGCTACTGACTTAAGTTTATAAACATCAATTTCACTTACTTCTCTACGAAGTACAATTCCCTCTTCGGGAACTTTGTTGTTACAAAGAACAGACTCTCTCTCTAAATATTTATCTCTCAATGCTTGCAAGAAATTTTCATGCCAATGCTCATTGGGATTCAACTCAGGGAATAGTTGTTGTGCTGTTCCATAGTAGAGCTCTTTAATACAATGAATTCCATACTTTTCACAGAAGGTCTTCATTTGTTGAGTAGAGAATTCAAAAACTCTTCCCTCTACATTAGTGTATGTAATTCTGTAAACAATAATGTCAAACAGTTTTGCATCATACATTTGTTTAGGAGTCATTTTTGAATACTCATAAGTTTTAGGATCATAAATACATTGATAATCATATCCAGATTGAATCATAGATCCTGTAGGCATATATCCTACAATTTCTGCGTAGATAGAAAGCCCCTTAGATAAGTAATCCTTTAATACTTCGAAGGCAAGATTCCAAATATCACAATCATAATATCCTTTGGTCATTCCAGGATTTAGTTCAGGGTTTTTGATAACCTTTCTAGATGAACAGAATTTCTTATATTCACTTTCAGATACAGGAACTCCAAAGAATTTAGCAATTTTTTCCTTCAGAGAAAGATTTTTCTTAGTAAGTAGGTTACATAGGATCAAACTTGTTCCATGCTCTTTCCAAGAGATATTAATGATGTCAGTTGGCTGAACCTTATGAATATTTTTCTGTAGCTGTTCTGTATCAATGTGAAAATGGAATTGATCGTCAACTATATTAAGAACTTTCTTCTTTTCTTTAGCTGAGCCATTAATTCCTCCACCAGAAGTTTTAGTAGGAATTACATACTTCCAGACAAACAATTTATCATTTACAGTATCAAATTCTGTTCCTACTAATTTTGACATTTCAACAGAATCTATAGGTTCTGCAATTCCTTCTCCAGCAAATTTACACAACTCATAGATAGGCATGATAAGCCCTTCTGATGCAAGTCCTCTTAGTTTAATACATTTTACTCGACCAGACTCTTCAAAAAATCCTTGTTTAGTAGGATCAAGATTAAGGTCTGCTTTTCTGTAAAGATTATTAACCTTCAAAAAGTCGGAATTGATAACACATTCAACAGGAAAATATACATAGATTCCCTCTGCAGAATCAATTGATGTGGAAATTATATATCCATCAACAGTTGCTAACTTTAGACGCTCAGCATTAGGGTGAGGTCTAAATGAATCAATTTGCACAATCTTAGCAAGGTAGTTAGGATTGCAATCTTTGCTTCTCGTTAATTTCATAAACGAACTTTTTATATTTGTATAATGCTAATTTTAATGTAGTTAAAGCTTGTTCTAATCCAGCCTTGTCATCAAGTAGTATATTACCATAGGCTTTCATAGAATACCCTGGTAAGAAAGGTTCCACAGGATTGACATCAGTAAATTCTAATCCTACAGATTTACAATAATTTACAGCTTCCTTTAAACGGGACCCAGATCTACAGGTCCATAGGACTACCGTAGCTCCTAGTTCTTGGGCTTCAATTAAAGTATTAATTATGTCTTTACAAAGAGCTTCAGAAGCTGTATTATACGGTTTAATTGTATCATCATAGTCTACAAGAATTCTAACTCCTTTATATTTAATCCAAGCCTGATACAATTTCTCTACATAAATATTTAAATCCATATTAGAGATTCGGTTTCCCAAATTTTAGATGCTAATGAATCATATAAATTAATATATTTTTCATCCACATATTCGTACCCTTCTTCATCAACTCTGAACACTCCCTGTTCAAAATTTCTATAAAGAAAGTTAATCACTCTTTCGTGAACCCTTAATTGATTTATTTCCATAAAGCATTCGTTTTGTAAAGATAGTTTTCAAATCTTCATAGCTAACTGGAGTAAAATTATTTCTGTCTACTCCTACATCGTACTGATTCCATGGTGCATTTTTAGCAATTACAATGTCAAATCCAGTTCCATTTAAATCAGGAGTGCTATGAATATGCCCATGCAAGTTACAAATACTTCTGTTGATTCCTGCCCATGTAGCTAAAGGATAATGAGTCATGATAAAAGTTGAGTAGTCTTCTAATTCTGTATCATAAATAGATACTTGCATCATGTCTCCTACAGCTTCAAAACACTCAGTAGGAATATCATCACTTCTATCATGATTGCCTTGAATAAGATATTTTCTACCTTTAAGAGCATTAGCTATTTGGTGCCATTTACTTTTATCTGCAAAAGCAAAATCGCCCAAATGAAAAACTATATCATCCTCACTAACCACTTTATTCCAGTTTTGAATCAATGCATGATCCATTTCTTGAATACTATTAAATGGACGATCACAATACTTAATTATGTTACCATGACGAAAGTAACTAATGAGTGTCGCTGGTGAAAAACACCTTGCGACACCCTAAATCCTCCTTATTAAATATTATTTTTAACATAATTTACTTACAATATATACTTAGATTCTTAAATAGCTTTGAGATCTGTTTATCGAGCCCTTTAGCTTTAGAACTTTTAAATTTGTTTACACAATCATAAATATAATAGATAATTGATTCCTTACTTTTTGCCAAAATTAAAGAGGAAAGTTCTTCATCAGCAGTAGTCTCTTTAATTGGGTATACAATCGTTTTCATTAGATTAGAATCTAATAGCATCTTATCTATTAAACCCTGATTACATTTAGGAGCAATAGAGGGATTTACGCTCCAATCTAGATCTTCTTCTAGATAGTCAAACAATACTGAATTATTAATTATAATAAATTCATTTAAATCAGCAATAATTGTAACCAAAGGTGGTTCCTTAAAAGATTTTAAGTAAAATAAAACTTGAATAAAAACCTTAACTAAGCTAACTCTATTATTAAAGTTTTCATTATATTTGAATTCCACTAAAACAGGGATCCCCCCCCCAAATAGAAGTATGAATCACAGTTATTTTTCTGTTCAGGAGTAATTCCAAACTGTGACTTGAATAAATTATTGTAAACGATAGCTACATCTGATTCTACCTTACAACTTTGTAAATCTGTATATAGTGACATAATATTAAAAATAAGCCTCAAATTTCGATTATAATTTTAATTGGAACTACCTCTTCAAAATAATAATTTAATCAAAATTTGAGGCATGAAAATTACGAATTTATGTGTTCTAAGATAATCGAAGACTCAACTTTTTCTCCAAATTCTTCCATACAAGCATCTTGAAAAGCTTTAAAGTTTTTCTTGTCTTTTGTAATAGAAAGCCTATTAAGGTATTGTAGAACGACATTCTTAGGAACACTTACAGGAAGGAAGGGATGAAGAATAACCATCTCTCGATTTTCAGCTTCAAAGAGTTCCAGGTTCTTATCCTTGTAAATCTCACAAGTTTCCTTTCGTTTATTAAACATCTTTTTAATAATCTCAGTATCAGTTTCTCCAGATTTCTCCTTCATATAAACATACTCAGATTTGATGTTTCTAAATGCAATAAGCATTTTGTGATTTTGTTCTTTCATATACTTTTCAATATTTGAATTTACAAAATCAATAAAAGAAATGTTATTCATCGATTATTTTAAATAATTTTTCAATAATTTTATCTACTTTAAGCATAGCTTCATCATATGCTTCTTTAGCTACTTTCTTCCCATTTATATAATATTCAGGAAGTTTTTGACATACATCTTTAACAACTTTCTCATCCTTTGTTGCTTCAGATAGTTTCTCCAGTATATCAGACTCTATAACATTTCCTGTCTTTGAATTAACAACTTGCCCAGAACCCGATTGACGTAGATAATCTCCAGATTCAATTTTTTCTCTAATAAATTTTTCTTGAGGATTTTCTTCAAGATCTTTTATATCAGGGCGAATAATTACTTTCTTTTCTGGATATTGTTCACTGAGATATTCAATAAACTCCTTTATAGAACATGTAGGATGCTCTGCATATCTCTGAATCTCTAAAGCCTTATTCAATCCAACAGAATCAATTACTGCTTGAGTATATAAATTAGACAGAACTTTATGTGCTGCTAATTTAGAAATATCTATACCTGCCTCTTTTAATTCATTAAGTTCTTTGTAATAATCAATTAGTTGATTAATAGTGTTTTCAATATTTTTATTCATAGTTTCGAACTGCTTTAAATACAGGAAGATTTGGCACTGGTGTATTTGTTTTAGTCATACCAAAATGCTTCACTGTTCCCATTTGACCTTTTAATTCTTCAATATGATCACGATACCATTGTTTCAAAGTTCTATCCCCCATAGGTTTTGCTTTGAACTGATATCCTTCTTTAGTTTCCATTAAGAAACATAAATCCTCATCTCTAAGGCCATCTACCAGATCTAGAATTTTATATTCATGATCTTCAAACATTTTAAGTTTGATCATACGATTGTCTCGTGTTCCAAACTTATATTCTTTATCAGGATTTCTAATTACTAAACCTTCTCAACCATCATTAACATATTGATCATGAAGAGCTTTCATATTTAACCATCCAGATACTTTTACATGTTTAACCATTACAATTTTGTCAGAATCAGAAACAGCTTTCTCAAAATCCTCTAAAATCTTTAATCTATCCTTAAATTTTACATCAGGGATAGCTAAATCGTAAACATAATACTTTAATTGCTTGTGCTTATCATCTAAGGTTTGAAGTCTAACAATACCAGAAATATATGATAAGGGCAGTCCATGCACATATAATTCTCCATCTAATCATATATTTGGATTCTCTTTAAGTCACTTCATCACTTTTGGATCCTTCCTAATATAGTTAGCTGCGACATCATAGTTATTTCCTCCCCTTGAAGAAGTCACAACTTCAGAACCATTCCAATGCATAAGGCATCGTGTTCCGTCTATTTTTGTTGAGCCATAAAATTCATGCTCAAATGTTGAGGTGGCCACACCATCAAAGCTTTTAGCCAACATTGGTTTGGGAGCACCAGATTGGTCTGTGGTTATATCTCCAAGTAGTTTTCCTGGATCATCTATATCATCCAGTGATTCGATTTTAAAATCTCGAATATTTTTATATCCTTTATCAAGATATTTTTTAACATTACTGTTATATTCCAACTTAACTTGTTCTGCAGCTGTACGCTGTGCCTTTCCTCTTTTAACTTCAATAATAGGCTGATTAGTTACTTTGCCTCCTCATTGAGATGTTTTCCTAATAATTAGAAAGCTATGAGTTGTATCATTTCATTCGTAAGAAATATCAACAACTCTAACCTTTCCTCTAGAATCTCTAGAAATTAATATATCATGCATTTAAATAAGCATACTAATATTATTACGAGTTCTGGATAAAGCTACATATTGTAGCTGCCTTAACTCTTCTTTATTTTTACAGGTAAATAAATTACCCATATCTATTAATATGTTATCATAATTTGAACCCTGAGATTTATGGACAGATAAACAGTAACCATAGTCAAGAGTTTTCTTTCTTACGGTTCTATTTCCATAGACTAAATCAACAGGGGTAGTAAAAGATTCCATAACTCGAAAATACTCTTTCCATAATTTTGATGCTGCTATTTTTGAACGCGCTTGAATTGCATCTAAACGCATTAGTTCTATATATGCAGCTAAAGCAGTTAAGTCTTTCTCATTAGTATCTCTTGAAATAATAAATATTTCATCCTCTGAATATTCTGTGTTAATTGGACGAAGGGTTAAGTAATATCCTTTATATGTAATGTATCCTAATTGACAATGTCCAGGAACTATATTCGTCACGATGTATTCTGCAGAGTTTATAATCTCAAATTCCATAGATTTGAATACTCGTTTATCTTTGTAACTACAAGTATCATAACCCATTAAAATTTCTCCAACATTATATTCAGATTCATTCTGAAATATAGCATCTCGAAGAATATGATTAAAAGCTTCTACTCGCTTATTTGTGTAAGCAAGTAATTTCACAATCCCTGGATTACCTAAATCTACTGATTTTTTAAATAGATGTGAGGCAGAAGACACAAACTTTCTCCAATGATGGAATATTACAAGATTACCTTCAGGAGAACGAATTTCATAAAATTGTTTAATTGAATGATCTCTAAGTGTGTTTAAAATATCCAATAGAGGATTATTTTCCTGCTGTCTATAAACTTTACTTAAATAATATTGATGATTGCATTGAAAAGGTTTAGATAGTTCCTTTTCTTTAACTGGGTATAGTTGTTTATCATCTCCAGTATAAATTACTTTACATTGCTTAATCTTAGCTCTCTCTTTGATAAACTCATATAAATCGGAGTTAATCATAGAACACTCATCAATAATTAAAACCCCATTCAATGGAATGCCTGAAGAGATTGAATCAGCATTCCATTGAAGGTCTTTAAAGTCAAGATTAATTATATCAATAGTAGGTTTTAAAGTTAGAAGTTTATGAAGTGTTACAACGTCACGTTCTGTATAATTATGAAGTACTCCGCAAGCTTTATTTGTTGGAGTTGCTAAAATGTAAGGAATACATTGCTTCTCAAGGTATAGAACGATTAATTTGGTTATAGCAGATTTTCCACTTCCTCCAGGGCCAGAAAGAACTAACTCATCAAACCCTTTCTTATGTAAGAAGGCGAAGATTGAAACTAGTACATCTACTTGTTCATCTCCAAGTTCAAAATTAAGAAATTTATCTTGTAAATTATAGATAGTTTGCACTAAATCGTCTCGTAGAGTTTGTGTTATTTCTTCTGAGGTCATTATTTTCCTGTTGAACCAAACCCACCATCACCTCTAACAGTCTCGGATAATTCCTGAACTTCTATAAAGGTAATAAATGGAATTGGCATAATTATAATTTGTCCTACCTTATCTCCGATGCCATAACAAGAGAAATCCGCTTTTATACGTTGTATAGGCGTATTACTATCTAGTTCTTCTTGTCATTGTACGTCAGTTACTACAAAATTTCTTTTGGGAGTAGGGTTAATAATTCTCCGATAACGTAATTTGATTTCTCCTCTATAACCAGAGTCTATTACACCCACTGAATTACAAAGCTGTAAATCTTTTTTACTATTAGAACTTCTAGGAAAGATCAAACCAACATAGCCTTCAGGGATTTCAACAGCTAACCCAGTTCCATATTCGATATAGTACTCATTACTATAATCAACTGAAGTAGCAACTAAATCCATTCCAGCATCCCCCACTTTAGCATATAGTGGAAGTACAGCCTCAGGAACTAATTTTTTTATATTTACTAGCATAAAAGAACTGCAATAAAGAATAATATCCATACTGCAAGGCTCATTTTGGTTTTAGAACCATTCAGTCTGAAATCTTTTGCAGAATCTTCCAGCATCGTTGCCATTTTATTTCTGAGGTCATCATTCCCTAACCCCATTGCACGTGAAAGAATTTCCAACCCTAAAAAGATAAGGATAATAATTTTTAACATTGTGTCTTATCATTAATTTGAACTACATATGATATATCTAAATCATCTTGCAGTTTTCCATCATTAAACTTTAATAAGTTATCTCTTTCTTCTAAGTACCTCTCTAGTACTTCTTGTTCGTTCTCTGCTGTAATTACAAGATCTAATGATCCATAAACAGGAACGTGTAATGTATATTTAGGCATTCTTGTATAATGTACAATGACAATGTCCTGTATCACGATATTCTTTACAAGGGCAGAGATTTTCGTCTTCTTTCCCAATTTTACATGGGCAATAGCCGCCTTTCTTTTTAAGCCCAGTGAGAATATTACCTATAACAGTTTTATCATCAGTTAGTTTATCTAATAGAATAGTCATAGTATTTAATTCTCTATAGATAGATGAACATTCTGCTAAACCAAGTCCAGTTTCACTACGTAGTAATTTAATAATTTGTACTCTAGTTAGCCCTTCAAACTTGCCATCATCTTTTAATTCTTTATACTTGGCAATACCTTGTTGTCTAAAGTACGGATCTATCCACATTTACTAAACCCACAATTTTTACATATAGTACATCCCCCTTCGTATATCAAATGCTCACCACAATCTGGGCAAACTTCATGTGAAGCAACTCCATCAACTATAAAAGTTTTAATAGCACGCTTTACACCATTCTTCCAAGTATTTAGAGTATCTGACTCAAAATGCATTCCATCAATAATCTTAACTACCTTATCTAATTCAATACCACCTCTTAATAAAGCAGATATTAATTTAGCGTAATTCCAGTATTCTTGATTAAAGATGCGAGACAATCCTCCTAAACGGTTAGTATACCCGTATTTATCAGTATATTGAAAATCATATCGTTTGCCTAAAGAGTCTTTTACTTTAATAATTTCTCCCTCAGTGATTGAGGTGGGAATTGGAAAATCTTCTATATTGTTAATACCAGTAAAAATTTCATAAGGCCTTCCATCAATGAGACCTACAAATGCAATCCAATTCTCAAAACCATTCTTAAATCTAATTAGTTTAGCTTCAACAGATTCAGGACGTTTTAGGCATTCTTTAATTACGGGATTCTTTGATAAGACTGCACCCCTTTTGCATCCAGAACGATAAACTGTAACACCCTTTAAACCTTCCTCCCAAGCTAATCTATAAATAGTTTCTACATCATCAACAGTAGCTGACTCTGGAAGATTTATAGTAGAAGAAATAGAAGCATCAATAAACTCCTGTAAAGTTGCTTGAACCTTAATTCTTTCTCTATATGGAATCTGTTCTGATGTAACCACATACTCGGGTAAAGCTTCTTCAGAAAATCCTTCATCAATAAGCTTCTTTATAATTGGAGTATATACTTTATAATACTTTTCCTCATTTACTAAAGATTCAGTCTTACGTGTATAAGAGGTTGCAAAAATTGGTTCACAACCTGTAGACACTCCTAGCATGGTTGCAATACTGCCAGTTGGAGCACAAGTAAGTAATTGAGAATTGCGTAAACCATACTTACATATAACATCGTGCAAACTTTGGAAACGCAAATCATTCATATCCCCAGAATCTAAATTCTTAAAGAAAGGAGTTTGTATAACACAATCGCGATTAAATTTAGGATATGGTCCATAGTTAGCAGCTAACATAGAAGAAGTTTCCAGAGCAGTCATGATTAATTCATGTCCAATTGACTCTAAAACGGATCTAGAAGTAGCACTACCGTATTTGACTCTTAATTTGATAAGCATATCAGCCAAACCCATAACACCAAGACCAATTTGTCTCCACTCTGCTACGGAATCCCTTTGTTCTTGTAAAGGATGTAAAGGAAGACCCTCATCAAGAACTTCATTCAAAGCAATAACTGCAACTCGAATAGTTTCTCTTAAGGAGATAAGATCAAGTTTTCTTTCTTTTGTAACAAATTCTGCAAGGTTTATGCTTCCAAGAAGACAGCTCCCTCCAGCTGGCAGAGGTTCTTCAGCACAGGGATTTACTCCTGCATAAGAAAATTCTTTATTATTTGATAATAAGTTCCAGCTAGTTATTCTATCCCAAAACAATATACCAGGTTCAGCATAATCCCAGTTCATTTGAGCAAGCTTCCTAAAAATAGGATATGCTTCTACCTCTTTAGTAATTGTTTCACCAGTATCAGTTACGAATTTCAATATTAAAGTTTCACCTTTAATAACTGCTTCCATAAATTTGTCACTAACTCTAACAGAGATATTAGCTTTTGTAACTTTATCTAAGTCAGACTTAATCTCAATAAACTCTTCAAGATCTGGATGATCGCAAGAAATAGAAATCATTAGTGCTCCCCTACGACCACTCTGACCGATTAGTCCAGTAATATATGAATAGAAATCCATAAAGCTTACAGCCCCAGAAGTAGTTTTTGCAGCATTATTAACTTTTGCTCCAGAAGGTCTCAAATTAGAAATATCAATTCCACAACCTCCCCCGTAGCTGAATGTTCTTGCTAACTTTGTCCCACACTCAAAAATAGATTCAAGATTATCTTCAGGAGGAGCAACTACATAACAGTTTGAATATGTTATTTTTCTATTTTTATCAGATAACCCTCTATTAGCAAGGATTCTGCCTCCAAAAATAAATTTTTTAGCTCTAATCTGTTCTTCTACGATTTCATTACCTCCAGAAACTCTTTTGAACCAATCGTCTAGCGATTCATCTTCAAACCTATATTTATTCTTCCAGATAGTAATAGCTAATTCGTCATTATTTAACCATTGCTCAACTGTCATTACTTTAATTCTAATAATAAATTAATTAGCATAGTTTTCTCAAACTTATTGCAAATATCTTTTTTATCATCTGCAATTAACTGTGCAAATGAATTATATGTATTAATTACAGATGAGTCCTTATCACCAATATAATAATCACTTGATGTATTTATATAAATGTTATTATAAGCCTTAACAACATTTGTTGGAGACCATTTAACCTTTCCTCCAAAGTCATTTTGCCATACTGCAAACTGACATTTTTCAATCCAAGAACCTAGTCTTACATAACGATCATTTTCTTTAGTAGATAAAGTATCGTTTTTATATTTCTTGAGTTTAACTTCAAAGTCACTTGTAAAACTCATTAAGTTTTGAATTGGAAGTGTAAAGGTCTCTGCTGGTTTAATCTCATTAACTACCAATCAATTTGGATCAAATGCAATTATTGAATTAGTAGTATTATTAAACATTGCTTTATATACTTTATAAATAGGTCTTCTTATGTCTAAAGAATATGCCAAAGTATATATTTCATTATACTCATCTATTTGAGTAGGCATGATTGCCTGCACTAATACCCTGTTATAGGTAATATCCTCTCCTTCTTTATCTGTAGTAACTTGAGAGGGAGGGATAGCTTCTATTCTATAAGTAGAAGTGAATTTACTCATTTCTTCAATAAAAGGCTTTACATAGTCTTCTGTTGAAAGAAAATCTTTTGAATTAATTCGTGTTGATTTGCCACTAAGCAGCTTGTCTAAGGTAACTTCCATTAATCTTATGACCTCTTATTTTGTTTATTAACTGAAAATCTGGAGTTCTAACATTTCTTAAACCTCTAGGGGATAATGTATAAGAATCCTTCAATGCAGCATCTATTAATATTGATTCTAAATCAAAGGCAGACTGTTTGTCTAAGCATGTTGATGGAAAGGTCAATATATAACGATTTGGGTCTAATTTAAGATGGTCACTAAATAAGTCATTTTTATGATTTAGTGGACGCTTACCTGTTTTTCCTCACCCTACTGGGTAGGGGCCCATTCCTATATACTTAATAGCATAGGGAAAGGATCATCCACAAAGGGTTGTATCATGTTTACATCATGAATCTAGTAATACATAAACACAATATTCTCCTCCTAAATGGAATTGATCAATAAAAGAGGAATTATCTCCTGGTCATACTCCTAAGAATCCACAAGATGTGAATAATGGATGCTTGAATATATCTACTGTCATAAATCTTAAAAAATAAGCAGGATTGGAATTTAATCCAACCCTGCTTTCTCTAAATATAGTTTAATTAAAAACCACTCTTTTCGTTACCAAAGACAATGTAACGACCCTTTTGTGCGGACTGCGAAGGTGCATAATCCAGCTCAAAAGCTGTTTCCTTACCGTCCTTAACATGATAGACAATAACTGCTACCATATCCTGCTTATAGGTAAGCATAAGTTTCTTAGCAAGCTTCTCAGCTTCACCCTTGTTCTTAGCAGTACCAACTACTTCATCAGTTGCCTTCAGACGAATCTCAACAACACGCTCCATCTGACGTTTACCCTCATTGGTTACATTCTTGTACTTGTAAGGACGCTCGCGAGTATCCTTTGATCCTGGGGTAATTGCAATTACCAGACCAACACCCTCTACGCCAGTCAGACGTTTCTTATCCAGCATGTCAATGCAGAATCCTTCAAATTCTTTACCTGAAACAGGCGAACCTGCATTCTTCCATGACTGTGATACATTCTGCGTTACTTTGAGACCATACTCACTCAGTGCAGTTGCTTTTGCTTCCTCAAGGCTATAAGCCGAAACTTCAAATTTCTTCATTTTAAAAAACATTAAAATTAAACATTAGTTCATATTATTCTTCCGATTGTGATACAAAGATAATACTAAAATTATGAATCTGCAAATTCTCCATAAAATTTTAAGAAAATAAATTCTAAATTTACTCTTAAAAATATTTGCAGATTAACTAAATTTTATATTATCATCGAATCCTTCAATCTGGCAGACACCAACCATCTTCAATAGACGTTGGAATTCTTTTTTGCCAGCAGTAAGCTGACTTTTGGACACTCTAAATACTCCAGCTCTATTCTCACCTACTGTTTCTACAGCAATGATATTAGACGAAATATTCCAGGTTTTGTCCACGTTAAACTCCTTCTTACATAGATGAAACAACATCCACATATACATACCCATCTGACGGGCATAATGATAATGCACAAATGAACCATAATCTTGCATAAAAAATCCTATTGGTTTTCCAGTTGTCTTGAGATCATTCAAAACTAACTTTTTAGAATCCTCATCTATAGTCCAGTTGTCTGCTTTCATCTTTAACTTGAGAATTGTACTCTTCCCATTATATTCACACTTGACATCCATAAAAATTGCATCTTCATTATAAGAAGCAATAGCATCACCAAATATATCAGTTGGACGTATAAGTTTCATTGCTCCTCTATGGGAATTTAAAGAGTTTAGGCAGTTAACACAAACTTCTCTATCTTTACTGGATAATACAATCTTATCTGTATTTCCAGCAATCTTACTCTTTACATAGTAAGGAAATCCTTTAGAGATAATTTGTTTAACTCTATTAGCGGTTAAACTATTTGCATAGTAACCAATTTCATTGCAAGCTAAAACTATTGAGTCATATATACCCTTTCCTTCAGCTCTTTGCTTCATTGCATGATCACATACATCACCAAGTTTAGCAGAAGGCCTTCCCAGATCCTCCTCTAATGAGAAGGATTCTGGTTGTAAAAAGACCTCATGAATAGCTGAACCTAACTGCAATGACCGTGTAGTTTCTTGTTGTATACCATTTTTATACTTCGAAGGACTACCATCTTGGTCAGGGTTGATGTATTTTAATCTAGAGTTAGAGATGTATTCTCTATACTTACTTGAAAAATACTCCTCGTCAGAAATCTTTAATCTCTGAACAGTGTGTAGTAATGGAGTAAGTTTAACGTCGGCTAGTCTTACTTCCATAGATTCTTTCAAATATAGATTTTGCAATAGGAGTAGAACTTTCAGGAATACTGGTCTGTTTATGTGTAATCTCTGAATGTTCCTTAGTATAAAACTCTTCAAGTTCTAAAATAAGTGGCTTTATCACAGTAAGTTCTGCAAATGACAATGTACAATAATAGTCATCGTATATATTTTCTACATTCTCACCATGATTCGTTTTTACTATAACATCCTTAACAGTAAGAATGTTATCAGAAAATTTAAAATCCTCTCTATCTAATTTCCTTGCAAATAAATTCTGTAAGAATATCGTTTCTAGAGCCTCTGGTTCAACTCTATCACCATAGATGCAATCAGAAGGATCTAATTCAGCTTCTTCACACATAATAGGAAAACTATCCCCATTGGAATTAAATCTAGTAAATAACCTAAGCAACCAGGTTGCTTCAGAGCGATCCCACCCAAGGATGTCTAATAAAAATTCTTCCATCTATTTAATTGGTATATCAAGGTTATAAATTCTCCTATGACCAACATTATAGTATTGATTATGAGGAGCATCCATTAAGTAGCAAAAGATTCCAGCATCAGTTGCTTCCTTATAATTTTCATATTTATCGTCGATAAATATATCAATTTTTAAATCACGTAAATGTGCCAATTTACTTTGATCCCAAGGGACAACATGAACTGGAGCACATGGAAGGCCATTCTTTTGTAAACTTTCTTCAATCCATTCAACTGGAATATTCCGAGCAGTTATATAATAATCTACTTCGAAACAAGGTTTATGTAGAATTGGGATATTTACCCAAAAATCCTTATCTTTTTCTAACTGCTTTAAATGCTCTGACATTTCATAATTAGCTTTCCAATAAGGATTCATTTTAGTGCCAAACTTAGCTTCATATGCACCATTGAAATCAAAGATGACATTATCTAAGTCTAAGGCAACTATTGGTTTTGTTGTGGGAGCCATAATTCTATCATCCCCTTGGGGATAAATATGATAGAATTCGCATAGAATTAATGCATTATTGGCTACCTCTGCTATATTGAGCAGTCCTTCTTCAGTGTAATCATTTCCCATCTCAAATTCGTTGAGATGCTTCTTAAGAGATGAAAGAACTTCTGTCCATTTCATCCCTTTTTTCCACTGATTTTCTTCATATGTGTCCAACTTTCTAGTTAGGACACGAGATATTTCTTTAATCCCATGTGCTGGAACTAAATCATATCTAATTTTTTCTTTCATTGTTTAATATGTTCTAGGATCAAATAATATAATTCCAGATGCTGCAGAAATAGACGAAGTCACACTAAACATATCTGATGAAGTGGATGCTTTATCCAGATGTATAACTACCCAATCCCCATCCTGATTTTTACAAATCCCTTTGAATTCTGTTGAGTACCAGGAACCTTCAATATAGACATATTCTTCTGGACACGATGCTAGATATTCACTACAACAAACCTCACCATTGTGACATGCGTAATCAGTTTTAACGTAGACAACTTTGCTATCTGGAATCCAATCTTGCATAATTTCTGACCATGACATACAAGAAGTACATCCTGGTGTATCAAAGTATTCTGAATATACTAACTCATCCTCGTCACTATATTGGCATCCACAATTCTCACATTGATATTCTTCATCCCAATCCTCTGAATCTTCGTAATTTCCATCTGTAAACGAGCATGTGTAGGTATTACGTCTTCGATATGTTGTTAAGACCTTCTCCTCAAGATCTAAATATCTAAAACTATCAATATAAGGCCATTCAGGATAAATCTTAACTAAGTTCAAAACAAAGTGTTCAGTTACAGGTTCAGTATAGTTATCCTTTGGAGATAAAAATACTTGATCGTCACCATCACTAAGAAGGCAATTACTCTCTCGGATATACCATTTATTTTCTTTAGCATAATTAACGAAGATATTATATAAAGAATCTTCTATGTAATAAACACGATCCATAAAGGTTTTATCCCCAATAGTCCATACTAAAGCTCTCGCTGCTAATTTGTCCTTCTTTAATGCGACCAGCATTCGACACTCTGGTTGTGTACAATAGAGATCAAAATAACCACTACATTCTTTATGAGACATACATGAATTACCCAAAGTATTAGTAATGGCATAATAATTTTCCGAATCATACCAGTATCTAATGTCTTCTCCTTCTACCAATTTAATTTCATATCCACCATAAGACCAGAGTGCTTTAAGAGCATATACAAATTTTTCATAATCAGAGTTAGAAAAGACACCAGTTCCAATTACTTTTTGTATAATTTTACCAGGTTTTCCTGATTGTCTGTTCTTTTTTGCCCATTTACCACTTTTAGTATATTCAGGAGTACAGCCTTTAGGAAGAAATGAAACTTCGAAAGCATCAGTTTTAAGAGTTAGTTGCCGTCCATAGTCTGACAATTTTTCCTTAATTGCATTTATAAACCCTTCTAAAACAGTATCGGGAATTGGAAACAAACTTTCAGAGTTCTCTGCTTTTGTCTTAGTATAAATTTTAATTAATTGATTAGCTTCCAGAAGATACTTAGACACTTTATCTTCATTATTTGCAACTAGTCATGCCAATTTATCCTCAAAACTCTCTGAGAGTAATTGTAATGTAATAAATTCCGATTTCATTTAAAACAAATTTAATGATTCTTTTCTTATTTCATTCAATATTGATTTGACTAAATCTGGATCTACTGAATGTGGTAAATCACTGTCTTCAAATTTTTGCTTCAACCCTTTAATTTGATTTCTTGCTGATTCAAGTAATTCTTCTAAAGATACTTTTCCATGTCTAATAGATAGTAAATATTCAGGGTTCTTAACTCTAACATTAATAGTTTTAAGATCTAAGATATCATTAGCACATTGTAATAATCTTATACAATGTAACATATTTTTGCCATCGATCTTTTGTCCATGATTTTGAATATCTACATATCTTTGTGTGTTTCTTTCTTTCAGCCAAGTTTGGTAGGAATTATAGTCTTTACAATGCTCTCCCCAACCATTCCTATTGTAGTAAAGGTTGCACCTACACATAGGAATTTGCCATTCTGGAATCTCTGAAAGTAGTAATTCAACATCATTACAAACTCCTTTATATCCAAAATCTTTCCAATCTTTATATCTAGGATTAGACAAGTCTTTGGTCTTAGACATTTCTTTAATGTCATCATACCACAAAGCATAAAGATTCTCTGAATCATTGACTTTAGCAAGTCCACAGCAATCCTCATGCATCTGATTACGCTTTAACCATTCAGCAAGAGGATATGTTTTACAGTTATCAATAACTTTTAGAAAATCAATTGGCCTTTTTCTTTTTACTTTATCAGCCTCCCAATTCATTTTCTTATTTAGCCCTTTAGCCTTTTCTACTTGTTGGTATGCATAACCAGCAAAACTAAAGTAGCATTGTTTAGTTAGAAATGCACTTCTATGTTTCGATATAATATCCCACAAAGGGTGCTTTTCTAGAATACAATCTTCAGGAATATACAAAAGTTCCAACATTGTAGGATTTCCACTACAAAGTAGTTGCAAAAATCTTCTAACTTCATATAAGCAGGCATCCTTATCCAGGTTAATCTGTTCCTTATATTCCATCCCTAAGACTTCCATAGGATCCTGAAGATATACTCCCTTTGTATCAATGTCAGAGTCAGGCGTATTTGTTCCATACGCCTGACTTCCAACAATTGCATTTAACAATATGATTTTATTCATCCTTTAAAGCTTTACAGAAACTATAGCATAACTGTCCAGCTAATGAACCAAGGTCAGAAGTTTCTGTTACTGGAGGATCAAAGTACAATTTAAACTCTAAATCTCCAACATCGTTTAATCAACAATCCACGATACTGTCTTGTGCTAAAGTTTCATCTCTAAAAATTACTTTACAAGTTTTCATAATTGAAATTAATTTCCTTAATAGGAGTAAGATTAAAGGAACTTGGAGTAACCATAATCTTCTCTCCTAAAATAAGGTTTTTAGATAGACTTTCAGGAGGATATAAATAGCATCCTAACTTATTTTGATTACATAAAGAGTCATAGAAATGTGCTCCAAATGCAACTTGTTTAAAGTCTATATCTTGTTCAAGAAGATATTCAAATGCTTCTTGCGAGTATTTATTTGATGACCGACCAGAAGGCATCAAAGGAAGTAGTACAAAGTATAGAACAATATCTTTATATTGATTATAAATTTTAATAAAGTCATCAACAGACTTTTTATCACTAATTATATAATGAATATTGATATTAGTGTTCCCAAATTCATGCAGAAGTACTACAGCACTTCTCCAAGCAGAATCTATTTCTGGATTCCATGTATTTGCTGAAACAGCAACTCCTCCTACATATTTGGAAGTGGCTGCTAAAATTTCTTCTGCATTACCATCATATTTGGCTATTGAGATTCCATTAGTTGTATAGTTAGGAACGATCCCCAAACTATATATTGTTTTGAGAAACTCACAAAACTCAGGATGAATTGTAGGTTCTCCTGTAGAACCAATTGCAATCTGAAAAGGTTTCTCATTCTCAGTCATGTTGCCAAAGAAAAATTTAGCCTTTTCACATATATGATCATGATTTACTCCTTTAGATGTGGCTCCAACATAACAAAATGGGCATCCTAGATTACAAAGAGTATTAATTCCAACATCGTAGAATTCTGGGTAATCTAATTCTTTAGCTTGCCCAGAACCTAATCGAACAGTCTTTAAATCATGCCAAATTGCATTATAATTCTTATCTGGGAATACTCTTTTCTTAATTCCCCATGCTTTCCAATCTTTCATTTTTATTAAGAATCAAAAGAAGCATTTTGTTCAAATATATCCATTATATTAGATAAATATTTGGCAGCTTCAGTGTAGTTTTCTTTTTTTGGGATAACTTTATAACCTCTATCATAATAGTTATAGTACTCATCAGGTTCTTCCTCTAACTCAAAGGTAAATAAGTCATCTGCTGTAAGTGTAGAATCAGCGATTTTTAAGATACTATTAACAATATCTTTTAATCTATCTAAAGTATATTCTGTACAAACCGTATAAATCTCTGTACTGCTGTTTGTAATTACATCAGAAACAGATTGTATTTTAATTATAATTCTCTCCATCTTCAACAGTAAATGAATTATCCCCTGGAAAATGCTCCTTTAATAATTGTTTTATTAAAGTGTACATCTGTCTTCCAGTCTTTTCATGGTCTTCTGAGTAACTAATCTGAAACGTAATAACATATCTAGATTCATCAATTGTAAAGATATCAGAAGGACTTGAATACTTAACACCATCAGGAAGGAATGAATTAAGATATTCCTGAACCATCTTTATTGAATCTTCAGATAAAGAAGATATAGCACAAAAGATCTCACTAGATGAATTTGTAATTAAATCCGATTCAGATTGTATATTTATTTTTATTTTCATATTATCCTAAATGATAGCGGGAACCAAAGGTCATCATCTTTTCTTGTCGCTCCCAATCTGGATTTTCCCCTTTTGAGAAAACAAAAACTAAGTTTGGATTAAGTTTTTGTTTAATGAGTTTATCCCAACCTTCTTTGAGTCGTAATCGAGAAATTTCCCATTTTTCAGAATTTGGATCCCACTCTTTATAATTTTTGTAAAGATCATTTGGGTCAATATTAAATTCTCTAGCCCAACGAGTTTGTCTACTTGTTTCTCTAGTTATTCGTTTATTGTCCCAGTTCCAATCATAATTGTCGTAAGCATAAGAAAGATACGTTTCTAAAGAGTTGGGACTTAAATCCTGTACTGACTGTGGGTCATCATATTCGTGCTCCCATCCTGGAACATTAGAATCTAACATATCACTTACAACTCCAGTGGTTCCAGTAAATACAAACAGCTCACTAGAACTATTTGTAACCACATCAGTAAATGATTGAATTTGAAATACAAATAATGTTTTCATATAACAAAAAAGAGTAGAAGATCCCTCTTCTACTCTTTCAATTTAATTAATTTATAAAATTCTTCTTTAGGAATAATAACAACTTCTCCAGCTGAGCAAATATTAGTCTGCTTTTTAACTTGTTTATTTCAGATTAAAATAAATGGTTTATCCTTTAATGGACACTCTGCACTTATTTGATGATATGCTGGAGTATTCTGAGTACACTTTAACTGAACATAGTAAGGAAACTGGTTTTGAGTATCAATCAAATCTACTTTCTTATCATCAGTAGATTTAGACTCAGACCTGGAGGTAACAATTCCTTCATATCCTAATTCCCTAAGTTCCTTAGCTATTTTAGTTTCATATGAATGTCCTTTAGTTCTAGAGTATGATTTAGACCTCTTCTTCTTTGGACTTTCTTCTTCTTTCTTCTTCGGCATTAACCTTAAGTTTAGCTTGTTCGATTAAGTTCAATGTTTTTTCCCTACCATACTTCTTATAATAGTCAGAAATATCTTTCGCGCCAAAATGACGGGGGATTCATAACACATAAACATCTGGAAATTGTTTTCTAAACTTATTCATGTGAGTTATTCCAGCAGAGTCATTATCGTAAAAAAGAATAATTTTTTTAAATTTTTTACTTAGCCTTTCAAATTGAGCCTCTGTAACAAAACAGTTCTCAGAAATTGGGGCTATAGCTGTAATACCACAACTATATAAACATGCAACATCTTTTAAAGATTTAGTAATTGCAAGATATTCTCCTCCCTCTTTGGGAAGAGCATGTGCTCCCTGCAACCTAAAAGATTTTCAATTAGATATAAATTTATACTTTGTATTGCCAGGAAAATATATTCTCCAGCGTTCAATATCTTCTCGAATACCTCCAAAATACCCAAAAACTAATTGTTTATCTTTATGAAGATGAAATATGTTTCCATTTAGAAAAACGTTCTTACAGGAAAATATTCTAAATTTCCTTAATATTTTTCTAGTAACTCCAAATTTTAGCCATCAATCTAACTCATACTGCTCAAAATCCTTCACTTCTATTTGTATAATAGCTTCTTGTGTTTCCTCAAACTTTTTATTTGTATATTTAATAAGAGGGGGATTAACTTGCAGCTTAGGTCGAGAGACTATTCCAAAGTCATTAGCAATAATATTTAAGGCTTTTCCGTAAGAGCATTGAAATTTATACATTACAACCGAAATGAAATTACCTGAAAAATCACCACGGAAGTCCTTAAATATAAGATCTCCTTTCTTGTTTCTATAAAAAGCACAAGTGGGTTTATTATCTTGTCTTAACGGAGATTTTAGGAGCCCCTTTTTCACAGGGACTCCTAAATAATGCTCCATTAAAGTTTCTTCACTTACACTGTTCAGAATTAGTTCTTTAGTAACAGTGGTCGGTCCTAATGTAAATTGCATTTAAACTTCTAAATTTAGAAAGGCAAATCGTCGTCATCAATTGAACTGGAACTCTCTTCTTCCAATTCATCAATATCACGACGCATGCTGTCGAGTTCAGAACCAGTATTAGCCATATTAGTAGGCTGAGCAGCGTTTGCTTTATCAATTTGTGCCTTTTCATAGGCAGATAAAGTTAGATCCTGCCCAATGAATGAAGTACTCAAGAAGAGATCTCCATTCTTGCTGATTCTTGCAGGAAATCCTGGAAAACCACAGAAACGACCATTAGGCAGAAGTTTAATCTGAACCTCTGTACCAACTACTGGATCGAGAATCTTCTTAACCAGTTTAATAAGAGTGTCAAAATCACTTGGTGCAAACTTGGCAGTCCCATCCTGAATCTTTTTATGTGCAGCAGGATTTAGTGCAGCAATAATATGCATAAGTTTACACATAAACTGTTCTGCCTGAGAAGGATCAGTAATAGCTGAATTGAAACGATTAGGCATACGTTCTGAGGACTTAGGCTCGAACATACGCTCATTATGAAGAGCACCTACTTCTCCTTCATCAACACCCTCAAAGGAAAAATCAATTGTTGAATATTCGCTAGTTCCTTTCTCAACACCAGTGAATCTTACATTGTGAATACCTGCACGCAAATAACTCGCTGCGGGTTTAACCTCAGCACGAGCCGCGCTGGTAGCATCATACATTCCCATATTATTTATTTTTTATTAAAAAGGTAATTTATCTAATTCTTCAAAATTTGTTATATCTAAATCAAGGGTCTCCTCTTTTAATTCCTCTGAAGCCAATTCTGTACTAGAATCTTCAGTAACTGCTATCAGGTCAAATACCTGATCTCTAGTACTTTGCTCTAGTTTGAATATAGAACCATATTGTAATAGCATAGTTCTTTGCTTACCTTTAAAAGAAACAGTATTTGATTTAGTTAACTTGTTCCCAGCATCTTTATCCGCAAACATTTCAGATTTGCCAATAAGAGGAATAGTTACCTCATTAGATTTTTGAGAATAAGCAATTGAGATTCTATCTCCAGCAGTTGCTCCGATTAGAGCGGCTGCTTCAGGGGAAATAATTAACTTATTTTCTCCTACTTCAATGATTGGTTGTCCATTAGAGTTAACCTTTGGTTTTGAAGATTTAATTTCTTCACACTTTAAGTTACTAATAGACTTGGTTGTTTCATCAAATTCAAATGTTACTTTAAACATATGATTTATTTAGACAGAGAGGGATAGATTCTCTCCCAATGAGATACAAATGTACCATCTTCTTGATACTCAGCTACAATGATATCTTTATTTGCCAAATGAGCAGGACGAGCACCACAAAGTACTTCTCCATTCATACCAAAATTGATACACAAATTAGACTCTTCATCACGATGAACAAATCCAATTGCATCAGATTTAGCAGATAATACTCTTTTAGTTTTACCTACAAGATCAAGATCTTTTACAGATCCATCAAGACCTTCAGATAATGCTGTATCTTTAACGTGACCACAAATAATTAAGTTAGGAGCAGCAGAGGCAATTAAGTCAATAACTGCTTCCAGTGCCTGTCTCCAAAAACTATATCCAGTTCCATTGGGAATTTGTGTAACGTCCTTAATTTCATACTTTGTAGTAAACTGAGGAGAATTTTGCCACATTTTAAGAGCCATATCTTTGGTCATTTCTTCTAAGGCTGTGATTGTATCAATTGTAATATAAGTATATGGCTTTCCTGCATCCTTGATAGCTTTAATAACCTCTTTCAGCTCTTTTAAACTAGAAACCTTAACTTTAAGAGCATCTACATATGTAGAACCATTTTCAAAGTCAAGAATAAGATTATTTTCCAGTGTACTAAGAATGGTAGTTTTTCCTACTTTAGGAAGTCCAAATAGAATTAAGTTTTTAGGATCCTGAGTTTCAGCGGGAACCTTCGCTGTTGGTAATACAATAGACATATTATGATAAACTATATACGATGTTGTTCTTATCTATTTCTACTGTACCTACTACAGTTGTATCTATACCTCTAATGTTAGCGTTAATGTCCAAATATTTTGTGAAGTCAGTAATATCTCTTCCTAGTGGAAGCTCTTTAAACCACCCAACTTCTCCATAAAATCCACATCCTATTACTCTGTCTGCAATACCATATCTATTCTTAGATACAATAATACTTCTAAATCTTCCAGCTAAACTATGAGGTCCGAGAATTTTATACTCTCGGTATGTTGGAATTTTGTCTCTTGCAGGATAATATAGTTGAAGAACTACATCACTATCTTGAACAGGTCCTCCTGAATCCTTTACGTCATTTAAACCTGGTTCATTAAGTTCTGCTTTTCTTCTATCCATAGAAGAAGATTCTCTATTCTGCTGCATTAAAGCCATTCAAGAAAGATAAAACTTACGTTTTAGTGTAACCATAAAAGACGAAGTTAAATCAATTTCAGCTTTTAAGGTTCTTCCTTCTTCTGGTCTAATTAATGACATATGATCAATAACTCCAATTACTCTTTGCCTAGGATGTTTTGGAACATAAACTTCTTTATTTCCTACATTTTCTATAGAACCTAATTTCTTCATAAGCTCACAGATCTCTTTATATAGAATGCGAGCATTAAGACCCTTATCAAGAATAATTAACCTGGAACCAAGAGTTGCAATCCAGTCTCTTGCCTTCTTTAGATACTGATAATCAGAATCACTGAGAATAGAATCAAAGGAAAGGATATCATTTATAGTAAGATATACTCCAAATTCTTCTGCACAATACAAAGCCATAAGCTTCGCTAGTAGCACTTCAGAACCAATCTCCAAACTAAAATAAACAAGATATATAGGTTCTTTAGGATAATCCTTAAAAAGCCGATATATAAAATACAGAACTAAAGCAGTTTTACCTGCAGAAGATGCTCCAGATATACAATAGTATCTTGAGGGTTGTATTCCACCTATAATCTTGTCTAATTTAGGTAATCCTACAGACAAACCTTTATTTTCCCCTTTTCTACCTTGCTCAATTAAATGCCAAAGTAAATTTAGATCCTCCATTAAAAATCCTGATAAACATCAAAAGAAGTACCAACATCAGGACTAAATCCTTCAGCCTTCATCTGTGCAAATTCATTCCATTTATGAGAAGCAACGAACTCAAGAATAGAAACCTTACAAAGCTTGTTTTCACGAGCCCATCGTAAAATTTCCATCACCTCTTTATGCTTTTCTGGATTATGCCCTATTTGAGAAGAATAATAAAAGTAAAATTCCTCTAAAGTATAAAATTTCTTAGCAATATTCCTAAGACTAGCCATCTTTCCATTAATTTGGATAAATGGTTCATAGTTATCAAATAGTTCCTTTCCAAGAACTCCTGATTGTTTATAATACTTCTTTAGAAAATTTTTATTAAATTCGATATCATTAGGAACATAAGATTCTGGATTATAATTTTTCTTGATTATGGATTTTTCTTTTAGGCTCTCAAACATGGTTTTCAGTTTCTGTTTTCCCTCACAATCTGTCCACCACTTTAAGAAAAGCTCAGAATGGCCTTCTTCATCCCGAGCATAGAGAGTTAATCATATTAGTAACAGTTCGTCTGCACTAATATGATATTCAGCCATTATGTTAAGTATGGTATTTAACTCCATTTATATAGTTTTGGAAGTTAAATTCAAATCTAAGTACCTACGGTTATTACGATACTTAGTACTGTTTAAAATCTATAGTTAGTAATTACATCATCTCGTTTTCTTGTGATTACTTCTTCTCCTTTTAAAACTAAGTCAAGTTGATCTTCAGTGATAGTAATATATGAAATTCCTTGATGGGCCTTATTAAACCAGGATTCTTCGTTAGTGCCTTTAACAACCAAAGTAAAAACTTCAGTTATCTTATTATTAACATAACGCAATCCCCTTCCCAAAATCTGCCTTGCATCAATTCCAGAACTAGTTCCACTAATTCTAATCTCACAATTTATATCAGGGCAATCTAATCCTGCATTAGCTGCTTTAGATGTATTAAGAACCCCTGAAGATTGAGACTTAAACAATGCAATAGTTTCTGAGTTTTCTTGTTTTTTCTTTTTGCTATGAAGAGTATATCCAACTTTTAAAGATTCCGCATCCTTAATAGTGGCTGAAAAAGTAATAATTTTTTTATCTTTTCTTGCTTCTATAATTTTTTTCGCTATTTCAAACTTTTTAGGGTGAGACATAACAAATTTTTTGCGCTTCTGCATTAATTGCATCCACGCCATAGCAGCATTTAAAACCTGCTTTCTATCATATCCCATCTTATAAGCATAATTATTACGGAACTTTCAATCAGTTGCACATTTCATTGCAGAATTGAAATCAAAATTAAAGAACGCAAAGACTGAATTAAACTTTTGGTTCATTACATAATAAGTATCCATGTCATCAACCTCCACAAGAACTTTGTAATACCTAAATGGCGATAATCATCCATTTTTTATTGCTTCTTCAGTTGTAATGACATCGATTACTTTAGTATATAAAGATAGTAATTCCTCTCTTCCATCAAGTCTTTCTAAAGTAGCTGTAAGCCCCAGAAAGAAATCATATTTAACTTGATCAAATATTTTTATCGACTGCTCCGATACCGCAGTATGAAGCTCATCAATTATTAGAAAATCAACTTCTCAAGATTTTTTTAAAATAGAATTAATAACCTCAACAGTAACATTTCCAAAGAATTTAGTTTTAGCTACGTCCCTTAGTCATTGTTCCTTGAGAATTGTTGTAGGTACAGAAATTAGAATTTTAGCATCTGGTCTAATTTTTAGTAATTTCACACAAGCCATTAAAGCTCCAAATGATTTACCAACACCAGTACTTCAAACCCAAATCCCATTTCCTTTATTATTAATTCATTTTTGAACGCCTAATCGTTGACGTTGAGTTTTGTCCATTAGTCACGTCAATAGTAACCGCACTCATCACATCTATAAGTCTTACAGTTGGAACACTTATCTGCAAGATTTTCATAGAAAGCTTCATCAGAATCTTGGTAAGCATAAACATGCTTAGATTCTCCAGGAGGCCAATCAAAATCTGAATACCTTGCATATGATCCAGAAAGATCAGCTGTATGTTCATAAACTTTATCATTAAGCCTAATAATCTCTAAGATAAAATTTAAACAATTATTTAACTCCGTTAAATTTCCATATTCTTTGTGTGTATGAGCACAATAATATCCACACGAAATATTAACTGCAGACAGATTAATGTTTTCTTTTAAAGTTCCAACATCTGTCATTGTACCTCGTGCCTCTTTGTACTTATATTTTTCTAAAAGACTATCTATATCTTCTAGAAACTCATCTGAAGTAATGTCTATGCCATTAGTATGTGTAATCAAATCTTGACCTCCCATTCTATCAGCTTGTAACAGGAATCTGCAATTATCAAAGAAATCAATATTTAAACCTGCAATTTCTGCTCCTATACAACCCATTTCTTCTTGAGTTGTGAAACAAACCTTTAGGTCTGGCAGACAATATAAACAATGTAGACAAATATAGATACCAAAACAGTCATCTAATCCAAGTCCACATTGTTTTCCTGTCTTCTTATAATAGCCATAAATTTTATTCCCTTTAATTTTTGCACATTTTACACCTGTATAATGTAAGATTTCATCAAGATGTGCTACTAGACAAGGATATACTGCTGGATTAGTAGTATTTTTTGTAATAAAAAGATTATTTTCATCATCCATTTCAAATTGTATACCTTCTATTGTATAACAGAAGTTAAGTATATAAGTTATCATGGACTGTTCCTGTCTAGAAGGATGTACTATTTCGCATAGAGCTTTTAATAGTGTTGTATTTACTTGTTCCAAAATTACTAAAATTAATTTTCAGAACCTAATCTAAATTCCAATTTTTATATTCTGCTACTCGTTCAATATCCTTCTTAATTTTCATCCATTTATTGATATGATAATCAAGATCATTGTCCAAAAGTAGTAAAACTTTGTCTCTAAGAGTTTTAAGAGCAATTGTAGACAAGGAAGATATTTTAGGGAGATCAGAAAGTTGAATTAAAGCTCTAAACTCAGCAAATGAAAGTCCTGTAGGACTTACACGCAGTCTAATATCAGGATTAAGACAAAGTCTTTCCTTGATAACTTCCATTCGATTTCTAATTTTACCTCCTGTTTCTAATTCTGTAAGCTCTTGTTTTTCTTCGTCTGTGAGTCAGATTCCCTGCGCAATAATAAACTTGTCTGTAATCATCTTTTTGTTAAGTACATCAAGCTTATCAAAACATACATCCATTAACTTCCCTACAGTAACTTTCTCATAGATAGGAGGAAGTCCAGTAAATAAAACTGAAATACTGTCTTCCACATCTACGTTATTTGCTTTTCTTTGGACATTGATAAAGTCAAGTAGATCTTTATTAGTTTTAATATCTATCTCACAATCATGCATTAAATATCTTGCAAACAATTCAGCATTACAAGAATCTCAACATTTTTGGATGTTTTCGCGAATTACTAATTTACCAGGTTTGTAAATGTCCCTGTTAGTTAGCATTTGTTCGCAATGACGATGATATCGCTTTAGTTCATTCTGGGAAATATCCATTAAACGAATGTTTACACCAGTTTTGTCTTTTCATACCAAGCTATTAATATCATTGTCTTTAGCCGTTATAGCTTCCTTTAACTTAGCTCCAAATTCTGTATCCATATTTAATCAAACTTAAATTCTTTCATATTATTTATCTCTTTGTGTTTAATGAAGTTTATAAAATAATTAGCATTAAATTTATAAACTGCAAAATCTTGTATTTCTCTATTATATCACTGAGTTTCTCCAGCTTTCACACTTTCAAATTGCAGATATCCAGTATCTCCAATTTTGAGAGTGTCTTTATAGTCTCAATTTGGAAGCATTACAACAGTGACATATTTTAAATCATCGCAAGGATCTCTATTAAGGTCCTCAAACACCAATTTAGAATATTGTCCAGTCTGAACTGCAACTAAACAACATTTAATTGTAATCATTATAACAATATCTAGAAAGGTAATTAATACCAAGTAAATGAAACCTCGTATTATCTACAGTAGTATCCATAGTACTATGGTAATGCCCATAATACCAATCTTCTACTGGTCCTTTTTTAGACATTTCTTCGTAGCAAGTTTGAAGATAATTTCTCTCCCAAAGTAATTCTTCCAGTAATGAATCATCTCCATCACAAAATTCCATTACTAACTTTCCTATTCCATAAGGGTATGCACAGGTAGGAGCACAATGGGACGCAATAATTTGACAATATGGAATTGAATCAAAATTGTCCAACTCAACAATCTTTTCATCTTCCCAATATCCCCATTTATTATTTTTTCTATAGATTCTATCTATAGAAGTTCCACCTCCAATACACAAGATATTTTTATCTTTATATTGAATTACAGAATAATCTTCAACCGCTTTGAATCTCTTGTTATAAAGGTTTTTAAACTGTTGAGGATCATCGTGATTCCCTCTTATGGCGATAATATAATTATTAGTTTTTTCGCAGAGCTTATTTAAGAAAGAGATCTTCATACTTTCAAGATCAGGAGAAAATCCTAATCCTACATCTCCACATAAAACAATACAGGAGTTAGATATCTTTTGTGAGAATCCAACTCCTGTATTTATAAAATACTTTAAATAATCTAAATTACCATGAATATCACCACAGAAATATAGATCATTAATGTCTTCGGGTAACTTAATCAACATCTCCTTTATAAGCATTCATAATGGATTTCTCCTTACGAAGCCAAGAACCTTCCTCCATAGCAATATCTAGAGCAGTACGTGAAATTGATTCTTCTTCAACTTGTTCTTGAACAAGTCGTCCAGTTTCATCGTTATCTCCATTTAGCCAATTAAAAGTGGCCCAGTCCCCCTCTTCAAGAGCTGCATCCACAATTTCATAAATAAGTTGAGTTGTTTGAATCTCCTTATCTACAGTTAACTTAAATGGCGTTACATTATCTTCAAAAGTTTCACTAATGGCAGGAATATCAGGGTAAATATATGCTGCATCATTCTCATTCATATATGTACGAATCCATGAATGATGATGATATTCTTCATCTGCACGTTCTTTATAATACTGTTCTAGAACAGCTAATCCTTGCACTCCATAAAAGTTAGAAAAACTCATATAGAGATTATGATTATACAGTTCGTGCTTTAATTGCCGCAGTAAAAGTTTTTGAATATTCTCAGATAAAGTACACTTCCTTCTCTTAATATCTAATTTCTCTGTTGATTCCTGTGCCTCAGTTTTTAATTTCATTGTCTTTGCATTCCTTTGTCATGAAACAGCGTAATTTCTTATTATACGCTGTCATCTCTTTAATTTCCTCATCGGTTTCACAATCTTTAGCATATACTAAACAACAACCATTGGGAGTAATCTGCACTATTCTGATTTCATATTTCATTACCAGATATGTAATTTATAGAGATTTTCATGGAAATTTAAATTGAATTGCAATTCAAAGCATCCAAATAAATATGCATCAATCTCAAATTCATGGTCATTGATTTCAAACCTAAGATTGAAATCGTCATCAGTAGTATAATATCTTGTAATATCAGACTCGTTAAAGAAGATTAAGTTAATATCTTCTGTTATCATTGGAATCTCTTCCAACTCTATTGTAACTTCATCCACATATCCAGATTTTACAGAGTAGTTATTGAGATATTTCTCAATTTTTGGATCCAACGATATGTCACTGTCATATTCATGATTAACACATGGATACCAGTGATTTCCGACTTTTTTAATCTTAAAATGAACCATTATCTTCTGGTAGATCTAAACAATCACTTGCATGAGTTGCAAATAAATCCGCTAACTCATTAAATTTGTTATTATTGTGGCCTTTTACTCACACAAAAGTAACCGTATGAAACTTCAATAATTCATAAATCGGATATCACAAATCAAGATTCTTTTTGGATTGATCATTGTCTTCAACCCACTTGGTAAGATGCTTGTTGTTAATACTCGATACTACATATTGAGAATCCGAATATATGGTTATTTGTTCAGGATTTGTAAAATATCTAAGACATTCTAAAACCCCTAGAAGCTCCATACGGTTGTTAGTAGTGTTTTTATAACCCCTGTAAAGCTTTTTTATAACTTCACCATTTTGAGTTATTATTGCGGAGTATCCTCCGCAGTTAATGGATGGTTTGTAACTACCATCAGTTCAGCATTCAAACATTTAAATACCTCGTTAATTAAGAATCCCTGCAAATAACATAGAAACTCTTCATCTAACTCAACTCCTCTGAAAGTGCAAATTTTATGAGCAGCATGAAGACATTCATGTATAACGTTATATGCAGAATCTTTTATATCTGTATCATCGTATAATGCAATATACAAAAACTCATCAGCATCTGATTCAGTAGAATAAAAGGTTTCTGCAACTACATTTGGTGCACTATGTCCGAATACTTTGTTATGAACATCCTGAAGGTAACTTTCTACGGATAGTGGACTTCCAATTAGGATTGACACTTTAACATTAAGAATAGGAACAGTAAATTCCCTAGCTTTCTGTATCATCTTTTACCTCTTCGTATTCTGTAAATTCATAGATATAAGTATTCCCCCTAAAGGTGGATTCACTATCTGTTAATGCTTTGAAAAAGCATTCTTTAAATTTATCTACATTTTTAGTAGAAACTTTACCATGAATTATAACTTCGTACTCTATTAGAATTTCTTAGGATTCATTGCCCATATTTCTTCTTCAATAGCCTGAGATACATTCATTCGTACTTCACGAATATTATCTTTAGTAACTTCAGCTACTTTGAAAGGATGTTCAAGGGCTCTTTTGTAAGCTAACTCACGACCAACCTTCTTTACGAAACGATCTTTAGCTGAACATACAGCTACTCCAAAAGATAATTTTGTACGATCCTCGTTAAGCAGACTACAAATAGTAATTCGAGGCATAGGCTGAATTGAAGATTTGTAAAAACCAACAACATCATCAAGAGTAAAATCTTGAGTTCCTACAACTAAAGCCTTTACAGTGCTCAGCGGAACACTGTAATAAAAACGTGCATTTTTCATATTATATATGTATTAAATTTCCTTCGGTAGTTTGAAGTTTAAAAATTTTTGCATCGGTCAATAGTTCTCCACAAGTAGAATCAAATATATAGAAAGTATCTACATAGGGAACCAATCCTTCATAATTTATTAACTTCGGTCTAAATAATCTATAAACTGGCATTTCTACTTCAGTGAGAGTCTTTATACTGTATATAGTTCTATCTACTTTATAAAAGTCTATAGGAACCTTACTTGCAACAGCTTTTGCAAACTTTACATAGTAAAAAGGACTAATTGAGTAAATCCTGTCCAGAAAGTATAAAGAATCATTAATTTGCCAAAGTATTGCTCTGGCACAAACTTTACCTTTTTCATCAAGTGCTACAGCAATCTTTGCATCAGCTTTTTCATAAAACTCAAAAAAATCTTGACACTCAGCATGTCGCATACAAGAATTATGCAATGTAGATTTTATACATCTTAGTTCTTCTGCATAATTATCTTCTAAATATGCTATACGTATTTTTTCAGGTTCCCAAATTTCTACACTAAGAGTTTCTCCACATCCAGAAACAAAATTGGATATCCTTTCGATATCACATCTATCCAGATAAGGGGCCCAATTGAACTTATTGAGTAATCGTCCTATAGTAGTTGTTTTCCTATTACTATCTATATATGCACGTGTGGGCTCAAAATCCTTTTTAAGAGTTTTCTCTATAGGAAGATAAGAAACTTTGCCTGTATTATAGTCAATATCTAGATAATTGACCTTTTTAGAAGGATTTAGTTCTAGAATGGCAGATAATCCAGCTGGGAATGCTTTCATAATAGATGCAAACTTATCAGACATTCTAATAATGTTCTTTCCTAAGTCATACTCCTTATATTCAACAACACCCTTATACTTAGTTACCATTTTTAATGCCCACATGGACATATTTGAAATAATATGTACACCTTTTGGGCATCCATTTTTTACGTCTACTTGTTCTGCATCTTTAACTCTTACTGGAATTAACTGATCTGCATAGTATAACTGCCTAATATGATCGGAAACATAGTCTAAATAATCATATCCTTCATACTTAAAGTAGTATACTGGAAATGATTCAAATACTTTTGATTTCTTCTTGAAGCTATTTTCTATCTCTACACTTTTTTCTACCCAAAGATCATGAATTTCTCTCCATGAATGCGATTTTGGGGTGGGAGTCTCTGCCCAATGTAAAGAGTAATTAAATATTTCTGGAGATAACCTAGATAAAATAAAGGGTTTACAGCTTAACTCGTAAGGAAAACCTTTTATCTGCAACCCTTTATTAAATTGTTCCACTAGATCATACTTATTGCAAAATGCAACAAACTCATCATAAAAAAAATCTAATGCAGTCATTTTTTATTTCTCTTATATATCTTTTTTGATTCTTTAATCTTAGTTTTAGGAAGAGGCTTTCCATACAATTGGATCTCCTCTTCCCTTGATTTTTTCCTTACAGCCTTTATGTAATCTAAGATACGTTTATTTTCTAGAGAATTTAGCTTTCCACTCTTCTCCCCATCTTTTACCTTTTTCATAACGTAAATCGATTGTATAATCGCTATAATTGTAGTCGCTAACTATTGTTTTAGGATTTGGAATATTACAATCAAAATCCTCATCTTGTAATCTTAAAAAATTACTCTTTAAATAATTTTTTATTCTCCTTTTAACGATTCTGTGATAAATGCCTTTAAGACCTTTATCTTTAAAAATTGGAAGTTTGCGACTTTTTGACATAACTAAAGTTTGCGATTTAAATAACTACTAAAATCTGCTTTTACAGGACAATATTCTTCATTCGCAAATAATGACGAAGTAAGAATCATGTCTGCTGTAGTTCTATTTGTTGCAAATGCAATATTATATAAGGATGCCAATCGAGTTAATGCAGAAATATCTGTTTGATGTCCTTGTGTAATAAGATTATCACAGAAGAAGATTAATACATCAATTTGACCTTGTGCAATCATTGCACCAATCATTTGATCTCCTCCAAGAGGTCCAGAAAGAACAGAGGTTACATTTAAATATTTATTTACAAAATATTCATTTCCTTTCCAGTCTGTTTCTGCAACTTGTTTAACCATGATATTGCCAAGTAACTTACCTGTAGTACCTGTAGCAATAATATGATGATTATATAATGACTGTTTATTGAATTTAACCCAATCAATTAATTCTTGTTTTCGTGCATCATGTGCAACGAGTGCTATATTTAGTTTTTTCATACGTTTTTAGCTACATTTTCTCTTAGTACTCTTACCATTAAGGCAGTCATACTTTCTCTATAACTTACTCCTCCTTTAAGAAATTTAAACATATCATCAGATGATATATAAAGCTGTTTCAGCATATTCCAATAGATAAGATTACATTTTCGAAGTGAAAATTGCATCTTGTAATTCAAACATTTTAAGATATTTGGCTCTATTATTGAATTATTACAAGGATGAGAAATAACACCCAATTTATTATTGGGAATAAGTTTTTTAAACTCAGTAAATGTCTTCATAAAAATAATTTAAGGGTGCATAACCGAATTCGAATCGGTGACCTCCAGAGTCACAATCTGGCGCTCTAAACCAACTGAGCTATACGCACCATATAGGAAGATTACTCTTCCTTATATACCTTGTGTTCCCTTAAATGTTTACCAATATAAACTCCTACACTTAAAGGAGCATAAATACCTGCAAACAATAAAAGTATATAATCTGAAAACTTCCAAGGTTTTCCGTCATCAGAACCAAAAATAATACCTGCACAAATCAAGTAATACACTAAAGAGAAAATCATAGTCTATTCTTTAGGAATTAAAAAACTAGACGTAACCTTGGTCAAAAAATCACTATCGACTTTAACAATAGCATCTAATCTATCTTTACGTCTATATACTCTAAACATATCATCTCTATTAGTAGTAAAATTGGAAAAATCAATTTTACCCTTTAGAGACCGTATTAAAGAAATTCTTGGACAGATACACCAAGTAGTTTTCAACTCAAAGGCTATATAATCAGCTTGCCCGAATATCCAGCCTTTGTCTCCATGAACGTTTCTGAGTTCTATCCAATGAATATCATAGTTAGGAAGTAAATCAGAGCGGTTAATTTTCTTTGCAGCTTTAACATCGAAACTATTTGCTCCTACCCAGATATCAATATGACGATAAATGTCATCTTCCTTGCTAGCTTCTTCTATTATAGAGGACGAAAGACTTTTAGCTTTGCAAAGAGCTAAGGCAAATTCTAATTCTTTCTCTTTACCTTTTTCCAAAAAAACTATTCTGAATCATGCTTACAATGGGCTTCCACCTCTTCTAAAGAACTAAATACTTTATCCTCCCTAATAGATTCCTGTTTTCCATCGATACGATAATAAATACTTGTATAATCAGGATATACATGAATTCTAATAGATGTAATTATGTAAGGAGTTGGATCTGGAACTTCAACATCAATGAAATATCCTCGAGAAAAGTCAAGAGCAGTTTTCTTTAAATATACTTTCTGCCCTATATCATATTTTGTAGGTATTGTTGTAATCATTTAATCTACAATTTGTACAAATCTCTGTCTTTCTGTAGTTACATAAGGATTCTTATCTACTACGTCAACAGTTATAATTTTTTGTTTTTTCGTAAACCATCTTGGAAGGAACCACTTCCTTTGCTTAATTGGTTCTTTTTTCCAAGAAGTAATAATATACTTTTCATTGTTAAACTCGCTTGACACTCCTACTTCATTTGGATATTCAAGATGTAGACAAGTTTTAGCCCATTTATCTTGAATACACGTATCAAGTTTAAAACCAGGATCTTTAAATATAGTATCTCTAATAAAAATAGTATCTGACTTAGAAATATGTTCTAACTGATATTGTAAAGATTCTAATTTCTTATCCTTTATTCTGAGTTCCTGAGCTACTTCTCGCATTTTCACAAGAATTGAATCATTCATGTGGGTCATTTGAGCTAACTCAAATCTAAAAACTATATTACTTTCTTTCAGGGCCGAGTTTTCAGCCGAGTATGCTTTTTCATTATTAACGGATATATCTAATGATTTATTTAAATCATTTATCCTTACATTCATGAAGTAAACAGTTATTCCTAAAATAATTGCAACTCCACTTAAAATTTTAGTTATTCAACTTCTCATACGTTATATGTTTATAAATAGCCCATAACATAGGACTAAGTATGATAGCAATAGCTAATAGTAATCCAATCAACCACCACATATTAATTATCGTAAAGTTCAACAATTTTGAATCTTAGTGCTTCACTAAATCGAATTAGTTCCATACGATCTTTTATTCTTTTCCCATACCATTTACCAGCCCCAGGATTATGTAGTTTAATTGCTCTATCAATATCTCTAGTTGGATTATAATGGTCATTCATCATTTCAAACATAGTTAAAGCTTTATCAAGATCCCAAGCATCCTCTAACACAAAATTAGTGTTATATAAGTTATTAACTTCATCAACATAAATTTTAGTAATTTGGAATGGGCCTATTGCATTTTTACTAGATTTTACTTTTGGATTTCTCTCACATTCTACTTCAACAAGTGCCATGATAAAAACTTGCCACTCTGTAAGAGAATCACGAGTTTCTGTGATTGTAGTAATTGAATTAGTTAGAACTACGGGGTTTGGTTTAATTGGGCTCCCAAATATTGCAAATATTCCAATAATAGTTACACAACCTATAAAAATTCGTTTATAAATCATATTTTTAAGTTTTATAGCAGAGGTGGCAGGACTCGAACCCACACCTGGAGTTTTGGAGGCTCCCGTTTACGGTTTTGCTTACCACTACAGTTTTCACTGCCTTTCGTTTGTGGTCTAGAGTACGTCTTCACCATATCTTTCGACTTAGGTGCACGATTATCTACTCGTTCGCGGCTAGAATTCCTTCTATTCCGACGTCGTTACCATCAGCATTATCTGTTAAAGATTCAACGTTATCATCGTGTCCACTATCAGTGTTTCCACTAATAGGCTCCATTTGTTTAAAATTATTTTTGTAATCTTGACAACTGTTTACACCAATAGAACTTCTATACTGAGAAGAGAAATGTACAGGTAAAATATATAAGTCTTTAGTATCTAAGTCAACTCCAATAAAATAATCTATATCTTTTTCAGTATACAGTTTTACTTTATATTCTCCCATATTATGAGATATTTTTCTCACTGGAATTATTCTTCTACCATTACTTTCTATTTGTACTGTTTTAATCTGCAGTTTAATATATTTATTATTTTTTTCTACAATTAAATCTACTTTTCCATTCTCTAAAACAGGTTTAAATAGATTATACCCGTTTTCAATAAATTTCTGTTCTACTAGTAGGCTACCTAAGTAACCCTTTTCAATTGTTTTTCAATCACTCATAATTTTATTCAGTTAAAGACCGCTGTGCTACCATTACACTACACCCCTATCCTTTCTATTATTTCTTTCGATTTCTATGAATTAGATCCTCTTTACCTTTAATAGGTGCCTTTTCTACAAATAGTTCTCCAGAAGGCCCTAAAATAGTAGCATAAACATTAAATCCATTTATAGTAAGATATGTGTAAATTACATCTAGTTCAGAACTAATATAAGATTTTATAAGGCAAGATAGTCCATAATCACCTTCTATAGAAAGTACTAGGGAACCTTTTGCATGCCAAAGACAGTTCTCCTGACTATTCCAAGTAGGAGGTGCTGTAGAAATACAGGATTTACCTCCAGTTATATATAAATAAAGTTCTTCACTCATAGGAAGTCTTTCTGTTTTAATTGTTTCATATGTATGTGGATTTGAATTACTAGAGTCTATAATGAGGTCATTAGTATAAGTAGTTGGAGGGATTCATCAATTTGAGGTAGTAGAAGTAAGATTTCCACTGCCTACACCTGTTGCTGAACATCCCGCAGTACCTATAGACCCTTTAGGCCCTGGATCATCCCCTTTAATACTCGCTCAATTTTTAGTATCTCCTAGGTCTGCTAGACCAGGAAGATTTGCCGTTGAAAAATTTTCAATATTCATTTTATATTAGTTTTAAATATTATTAAGTACCCCTGACAGGACTCGAACCTGCACACCCGAAGGCACTAGATCCTAAGTCTAGCGTGTCTACCAATTCCACCACAGGGGCCTCTTTTATAGTAATAAATGTAATTGATTTACATCAGTTACTACTGTAACCATTTCCTTCACATTATCTTGAATTAATGGGCAGTCTAGGAACCATTGCCAATGATTTCCAATTAAACAAATCAATGGTTTTTTCTTACGTCGTCTACATTCATCTAGTGTTAAGCATAATTCTGCTAAAGTGCCAATTCCTCCAACCTGAACAATAAATACATCACTTGAGGAAATTAACATTCTAAGTCTATGATAAATATCAGGAGCTACAGTGTATTTGGTTAAATATGGATTACCTTTAGTAAATCCAAATGTAGCACAAGTAAAACCTTCCACTTCAGCTCCAACAGCGCTAGCTCCTAACGAGACAGCTTTCATCAATCCTCCATAACCTCCGTTATAGACTTTGTAGCCACATTCAGCAAGAATATTTCCTATATAGACAGAATCTGAATATTCTTTAGAAGCCTCATCTGTTCTTGCTGCTCCAAAAAAAGTTGCTATTTTACCCATATACTTTCTCTAGTTGAAGTTCAACTACATCTTTAAAAACTTTATACTTATCATCAAGTAAGTTTACTGAAGCTGTACGTTTATCTTTATTAAATGTAAACATTGTTACATGTGAAAAGTTAAAAACATATGTATCTCCAGTTTCTAAAACTATCCTAATTACTAACAGTTTCATAATTTATACTTTTATTTTTGCGGAGAGCAGTGGAATCGAACCACATGCCAGAAAGGCACACATTGCTTAGCAGGCAAGCCCTATCACCATCAAGGATTACTCTCCAAACCTTTAGACGTCCTTTAAAAAATTAAATCTAAGGACAATGTAAATTATTCCTGTTATTACTATTGCTTCAGCAAGTAATCCAATAGAAATCATACTTCCTAAAGCTGCAATAACCCAAATGAGAATTGCTGTTGTTAAGTTAGCTATATTGGTAGATTTATCCTTCCAAATGATTCCAGCACCAATAAAGCCAACTCCAGAAGCTATCTGGGCAGCTACTCTAGAAGGGTCTCCACCTATTCTTGTAGAGATATATGTAAATATAAAAGATCCTAACATTAGTAGAACAACGGAACGAATTCCAATTACCTTGTTAGTTTTTTGTCTTTCATATCCAAGAACTGCTCCACAAAAAATTAATACAGCTAAATTAAGAAAGAACATACTAAATATAAACTAGCTTGTTACATTTTGGACACGAATAGATGCTTATAACATTTCCATTAGCATCCTTAGTTTCTCCTATATATCGTAAAGGAGATCCACATATATTACAGTAAAGCATTGTTAAAATTATTTAAATATACTGTTAAAAACAACCCAAGCCCATACTTCCTCATAAGCTATGATTTTCTCACACATGCAAAAAGCATATCTGCCATAAGGATGAATAAAAATATGCTCCTGAGTCATGTTATTTCTAAAAGTATAACCTTTCTTTTTAAGATATCTTAAAAGGAACCACCTAGAAAATTTGTTTGTATGTATATAAATATACTGTGTTATAAATTAATTGACTTTAATTTTTCCATTCCATTTTGGCAAACTTTTTCCTTCTTGTACTGCTTTCCGCCAATCATGTTTATAATCAATAACTTTTTGAATATGATCTAGAAGTTCATGTCTCTTATAATTGCTCAATAATGTAATAATATTTTCCCTTCCAACAGGATTAGCAGACTGACTAGCAAACTCAGGAAGTTTTTTACCCTCATCAATACACCGATCCACAATATACTTAGCTATATCATATCCAGATTTCTCTTCCCCTAAATCATGATCTAGACAAATTGCATCAGGCCATTCTTTCTCAAGAAAATCAATTGCTTCTTGGTAAGATTGAGCCCATATTACTTTACAATTCCGCCCAATTGGACTGAAATTCATCCAATCATCTTCCATTGGATTACGAGCATCATCTACCCAAAGAAGTGTTCTCATATTCATTATATTTCAATTAAACCATCTTCAATAGTAAGATTTTCTAAATCAACAACAGGCTTTAAAGCAGAAATAGTTTCAGGTTTAAACTTTACAGGAAAACCCATAGAATAATCTCCTTCAAAAACACATTCATTTTTATAAACCTTTCTAAGCACATTGTCATCTCCATAATCATTCACTTCATAATAACCAGGAGTTTCAAAATAACTTTCAGGTATCCTAGCTGTTATAATATGGTTGTAGTCCAGAAATGGAGACCATGTACTTTCTGATTCTTTATGAATTTCACAATTTTTAAACCTGAAAATATAAACTTTTTCAGGTTTTACTTTGGAGAACATTAGGTCTCCATTTTTATCTCTATATATCCATGCCATATTATAATGTTATTAGTACGGAGGGTGGGACTCGAACCCACAATGACTATTCAGCCGCCAGTTTAGAAGACTGGTCCATTATCCATTCTGGTCACCTCCGCAAACCTTTAATTACTCTATTCTATCTTTTAATATATTAAGATAATAAATAGTAAGTACGATCATTCCTCCAAAGTAGAATATTCCCCAAGGAGCAGACCACATAGTTAATGCAAATCCAAGTCCTAATAATAAACATAAAACAAAGATTCCAAAAACTATTACTGTGTATAAATCAAGATTATTCATTTTATTTGTAATAAGCATTTCTTTCAGAAGGAGACATATATTCCCATTCTACATTCTTAAACTCTTGAAGAGTTCTACATCCAGTATAAGACATAGCAGATCTTAATGCGGAATCAAATTGAGAAAGTAAAGATTCAAGAGTATATTCAACAGGAACCCAAATCTCGATTCCTTCTTCAGCCTTTTTAGTATCAGAAATGTCCTTTTGACCACGTTCACTTGCCATTCCGTAGTATAGTCTTTCTTTGGGGTACAGTCCAATAACTCGTTCTCTGTCTGCTTTAGTTAGAGATATAAAATATTTAAGCGCCTCAGGATTATCATCTATTCCTTTTGTCCGAGTTTGCCCGCAAGCCTCTTCACATTGTGCAAACATTTTGCCCATCATAACATAATCAGCACCTAAAGCTAAACACTTTATAGCTCTATCTATTGTAGAAATACCTCCATCCGCAATAATTTTAGGAGCTTTCATAGATTTAGGAGAAGCATTAATTAGTGTCTTACAGGTGGATAACTCTCGTAGTAACCATTCCATCGAAGCATGTATTCCAGTTTTTACACCTGTAGTACATACACTACCTGTTCCAATACCTACACGAACATAATCTACTTCTGCGTCACAACATTCCCAATAAATATCTGGGTGTGCGATATTTCCAACCATTATGATAATAGTACTCCATTTTTCTTTAGCTCTTTTAACTAAATCATAAATTTTCTTCATATGACCATTAGCCAGATCAATAAGTACTAAAGGACATTCATCAGAGACTTCTCCTTCACAAAAGTACATTTCAAATTCCTTTAAACTAAAGGCACACCAAACATGGTTACATGCATTAAGTCTAAACTGTAAATTATCTATACGTCTTGGAATGATTGGAAGAACATCAGCCTTTGTAAAAAGTTGATAATTTGATTCATCAATAACGGATGTCATAGGAGAAACGAAAATAGGATATGTTCCTAAGTCTCCTAAAGGACTACACTCACTACGACTTGTAATATCCGTGGCTTTTGAACTAGGTAAAATACCTATTTCATCTAAACTATACATCATCTTCTATTTCCTTTAAAATCTCACAAATTCAGTAATCAGGATCATTAATTAAATAATGATCTCCAAACTCATTCCTTAAGCACATTTCTTCATTCACTTTTGTATCAGATAATGTTCTTAATGAATTATATCGAAACCCCTCCCCTTCGGGAGCTTCAATTGATTGTATTCTATATAAAACAGTTTTCATAGGTAGGGAATATGAGACTCGAACTCATAACCTTGAATGTATAAGATTCCTGCGCTAACCAATTGCGCCAACTCCCTAAAATAAATTAATAACCTAACATAGTAAGATAAGAGGTTAATATTTTAGTAATAATATCAATATTTAGTACTATCTGATCATAAACATCTATCTTTTTCTTATTGATCTCATTAGGCCATGAAGATATAATAATTTCATACTCACATCGAGACCAAAATTGATAACGGCATTCTTTAACAATAAATTCCTTCACCGAGTTATAAAGTCTAAGATTTGGACGATTTTTTCTAGACAAAGATTCATACTTATCAACTAAGTAAGGAATTATATCATATTTTTTTAATTCCCCATTATTATAATAAACAACAAAAAAAGAATTTGTTTTCATAGCATTAATAATATTTGAGGTTCTAGAAAGATTCGAACTCTCATCTTTAGATTCGTATTCTAAAATTTTTCCAATTAAACTATAGAACCAAAAGGCGGATTTACTCCGCCTGTAAAGCTATTCTGCTTTCTTATCACGGCCTACTTCAGGAAGTTCTGTGAAATACTCATTATAAATATTCTGAGCAATTTCCAGACAGATTTCAGCGTTGCGCAGGTCATCACGAAGCTTGAACATCTGAGTTACCCACTCATCTGCCTTAAAGTCTGTACCTACAACTAGTGATTCAGTCGATTTAATCGACAGATCCTCCAGATTCATAATCTTGGACTTAATCTGACGAATCTCTTTCTCAATGAGATTAACCTGATCCTTAGCTGCTTCGCGGGCATCAGCATTGATGATTTCAGCACGTTTCTTGAGTACTGCAGTTCCAGTAGCACTCAGAATTTCATTAAATTTATTCATAAACTTTTATTACTTTTATATTGTTTGGAAGTTCTTCTTTATCCCAATCCTTATAAGAATTGGTAATTGTTATTGTTTTGTAAAGTTTTGATAACTTTACTAAAGGTTCTTTTTGGATAGCATGTGTGACACGTAAATGCACATCAGTTACTCCCATGTCTTGTAATGCTTTATAAATTGCAAAGAAGGTTCCTCCACCATCACATAAATCATCAAAAACTAGAATAGAGGTATTTGGCTTTATTCTAGAAGGTAATTTTACCTCTAACTTATCTCTTGAAATCCTATGCTTTGTAGCATAGTATGTCGTATCAAAGTCAAAAAGCTCACTGTAACGATGATAGGCACCTTCGTCAGGGAATAAACCATTCTCTGGAATATTAGAACCTGGTTTTAAAGCAAAGAATGCAGGCCAGTCATTATCAATTACCCCTTCTGTAATCAAACGCTTAGAATGAGGATCTAGTACTAGAATTTGCTGTGCTTGTACAAAGATAAGACATTTTTTAACAAGCTCCAAATCTAATGCCTCATTAAAAGAAAATAATCTATCAGTTCGCGCTGCAAACAAATAAGCTATTTGTAGATAGGAAATCTGGATACCTTGACGATGACAAATATCCGCTAATTGCATTAGAATCCAAATATCATTCAAATTGGATAATCTAGTATAGATCAGCAGGGACTTTCGTCTATCCATTTCAGACTCAAGTACAAGATGGGATTGGGAATCAGGATAAGTATCAATTCGATACTTTATTTCTGACTTTTCTGGGTATAAAAAGTTAATTATTTGCATACAGAGTCAAAATTCTTTTTGCAGGTTTTGATAGAGTAATTATAAGGAATTCCTAAGTCATGTCCTACACATATGTCACAACATGTTTCAATCAACCTTACTTTATATTCAGGATTAAAGTGTGATTTAACATGATCAATTCCATATAAGACTAATTCCTTATTGAATTCATAAGTTTGAAATTCTCCTTGAAAAGGATTATTTAAATTTGTTTCATAAGGGTTATTAATCTCCTTAAATATAGAATCTCCAATAGGCCCTTTACCATGCCTTGTTAAATAAGATCTATATACAAAATTAAATATTATTTGATCCTCAGTTAAAAAGAATGGAAGATTATTCCATGATGGACAACATGGAAGTGGGGTAGTATATTCATGTGAAAATCCAATATTAGGGTCCAAAAGTACTCCTTGAGAACCCTCAAATATCACAGAAGTCTTTTCTTTCCATGCTAATTTAGATAACGTATCCTCCAATACTATATTGGGATAAAAAATCTTACAATAAGTATGTACTAAAGAATCTAAGTTATCGAAAACATGAGCAAATCTTGAATAAGTTTCCTTAAACTGGAGTCTATCTTCCGCCCATTCTCTAATTAATCGGAGCTTCATTTTTACAACTTGAGGAAAAGCTAAATCTTTTACATATAAAGCTAATCCTTCTCTTTGTCTCTGAACAGTCTCCCATATTCCTTTCCCTACTGTAGAACCTTTACCCCTTTCAGAATTCAACATTACATCAAAAGGAGTTGTTATTTGTACATATGGATCAAAATATTGGATAGGGATATTACATCCTAGGAAATCTAACTCCTCTCGTTCCCACATCCATTGTAGTGGATCCATAACACATTGTTTCATCCAATAAGTAGGTGCCTTAGCAAATGTTCCAGATCCAAAGCAAGAAAATATATGCGTTGTTCCAGACGAAGTAACTACTGTGTGTCCTGCTTGATGCCCTCCAGAAAATCTAACAACCAGAGGTTTTAAATGCTTTCTTTTAGCGTCGCAACAAAGGGCATGAGTCACTTGACCTTTGCCCTCGTCGCCAAACGTACAACCCACTACAATATTATACATTATCGTCGATGTATGTCAAATATATTAGGTTTTGATTCTGTATTTTCTACAGTTCCTTCTGCAGAAATCTCTTCAATTACTGAAGAGCTACCTTTTAGAGTTTTACCCATAGCTTCACAAATGGCTTCTACAACTTCATCAGGCTTGCACACAATAAAGTTTTCTCTAAGAATTTCTTTCATTTGTTTAGCTACTACCTCATCATAATGTTCACTTCCATGTCGAACATGGATATGAAACACATGATACTTTTCACAAGCGAGTTCATAAGCCTCTTGCCAGGTATAATCACGCTCATACTCCATTCCAGTGAGAGCTGCCAAAGTTCCCCTACTTATTCTTGTTAAAGTAGGCTCATCACCAACTGTAAAGAGGAATCCTTTTTGCTTTCGCTTTTCCCAACTATCAATTGACGTATGATTTCCTGCAATAATCCAAGGAAGTAAGTAGGATTCTCCACTATTACCTCCACCACGACCCTCCAAATAAATTTTAGAGAGACACTGATTAATTGCAACAGTTGAAGATTCGAATTGACCTACCTGACACGGGTAGTAATCACATTCATGATCTCCCACTCCCATAAAAAGAATTTGAGGGTGTTTAACTCCAATAGAATCAATAATAGAATCCATTAACTTCGGAAGATAATCCCTGATCATCTTATCAGGAATTGAACCCATTGAACCAGTTTCATCTAATGCAATGAAAACTGGAAGAGATTCTGGGTGTTCCTCAGAATCTCTAGATTCTCGAATATGTGTCTTACTTTTTGTAAGATCCATTTCTTCGTGTAGAGATCTTTGATGAAAGATTTCTTCTCTGGATTTTTTAGTATAGCTATCAGCAAAAGCTTTATATGTGTTAGAACTCCATGATCCGCTTCCCATATTAATAATGTATTTTAATTACATGATCTTTGTGATACGCAGCTTCATGTAATTTTAAGATTTTTAATTCTTGTTCAGTAAAAGCACATTGTATTCTACCTGTGCAAGTAAGATTTCGCTGCTTTACAATAAGAGTGTCAAGCTCTTTATATGTAAAACCAAAATTTTCTTCATCAGACTTTCCTGTTAATCCATCTGCAGGAGTCTTACGTATAAGATCATATGGGAGCCCCATATAGTCTCCTAAAGAAATAACTTCAGAACATGTTAATTGAGAAATAGGATTAATATCAGATGCCAAATCTCCCCATTTAGTTCCCCAACCAATAAATAATTCTGAAGCATTACTAGTCCCAGCTACTCGATATCCTACAGACTGAGCTATAGTATATAGAATAGTCATACGAATACGAGGAGGAACATTAGTAAGAGCCTTTTTCGTTACTGGAATGTTTTCTTCATTCCCTTCCACTGTAGTTATTTTCGAAACATCAATTTGATGAATAAGTTCATCAAATGCATTCTCTATATTAACAACAGTATAGTTAATACCAAGAAAGTCACATACTGTATAACTATCCTCAATATCAGCTTGCTTACCATTAGGCATTAGCACACCTAATACATTTTCCTTACCTATAGAATCTACCAATAATTTGGCCACTACAGTAGAATCCTTTCCTCCAGAAATACCAAGAACATACCCTTTCACATGGGTACGTTCTTGATAATTCTTAAGAAAGGAAACTATTCCTTCATATACTTCTTTCATTAGAATTTCCCGTTCCAAAGAGTTCTACGAATTTCTGTGAGAGTAGTTTGCTCCCTCATTTTTCCATCTGAAAAGATAGGACGAAGTAAATTGAAAGGCTCATTATGAGCTTCTTTCAGTGTCATACCTTCATCACAATCAAACTCACCAGTTACATGGTTGTAGAAGACAGCACAACATCCTTTGTGGGATTTCTTCATTCCTGAATCCGTTTTAGGATCTTTGTAGACCATGATAGATTTAGTTTTTCCATCAATGGTTTGTTCTACATAGCTGCACTTAATTGCTACATTAAATGTATCGCGAGAGAACATATCCACATTCCCAAACTCATCCATGTAAGAAAGCATGGAAAATCCTCCTGCACCAAGTGCAACATTCTCTGCAGAGAATCCTTTATCATACAAAATCTGATAAATCTGTTTTGCACGTAACTGAGTGATGCCATCACCATATAAAGCTCGAACATGAGGATCTAAGACTTTATACCCTTTAGAGTTGACAGTACCTCCAAAAGTCTCCCAAAGAGAGAAAACTGTCTCAGTTACAATTTCTACAGGATCCCCAGAGTCACCACGAACATACAAAGTGCCGTTTCTACTGAGAATTTCTTCCTTAAGAGATGGAAGAATCTCATCGACAACATTCCAGTAATCATAGGAATCACTTACCATAGAGAATGATCCATTCGGGTAGACCTCAGTAAGGAGGCGTCGAATCATAACTTTTTCATCCCCATCAATGGCAGCAGAACTACACATTACGGAGTGCTCAGTAGAAGCCATACCTCCACCTACTACAGACATTGGGGTATGATAATACTTTGAAGCATACATAATGCCAGGAATAGTCGCAGTCTTATTAAAAGAGAGCAAAAATCCACACGAAGCTTTAATAGCGCCATGAAGTCCAACTAAACTTCTAAATCCGAACTCAGAAATAGCAGAACGACCAGAAATATCAGAAGTTTTAGAATAAAAATCATTTACGATACTACGATATTTAGTTACAGCAGTTGCAACACACATTGGATACCAAAGCTCAGAGAGCATCAAGGTTTCAATGAAATTAGTACACCATGCAAATTCTGGATTAGTATTAGAAATCTCGATACAGGGGACATTCATTCCTACTTTATATCCCTCAGGAAGTGCCCAGATCTCGATAGGAAGATATCCTAACTCATGAAGCTTTTTAATTTTATCCGAATTAACACGGTCTGCTCCCATAGTAGAAGAAATTACAAATTCATATTCTGCAATAACTTCTTCTAAAGAACGACTAAAGAAAGTTTCATTCATGTATTCAATCAGATACTCCTCAATAAATGCTTGAATACCAAAAACTACTACCTTATCAAATTCAGGAATCCTAGTTTTACGAGGTACATAGTAAGAAACTACCTTAGTGATGCTAGGGTCATATTGCTCTGCATGACATTGTTTATAAAAATCAGTCAGTAGAGCTCCACAAGGTTTAAACATATTAATAACGATTAATTATAGTCATTTGTAAACCCTCCATAACATCTAAAGCTTTGTTATGAAGTTCATTATTATTAGAACGACAGCAGGAAGCATCTATGATGATATCTGCATCAGGGAATGTTTGCTGAAAACTTACAGCACATGAAATAACACAAAGATTAGTTACTACACCAACCAAAGTAATTTCTGTAATGCAATCAGCGATCTCGAATAAATATTCTCCATCACCTGTCTTAGCATCATTAAACTCATCCTGGATAAATCCAAACCTATTTAGTTTATCCATTACATAGCAGGAACGAAGATAAGGCTTAAACTCCTTAATAAGCTTATGACCTTCAGTTCCACAAACACAATGAAGAATTGGAAGATTTCTACCTTCACGAGTCATAGCATAGCCAAATCCCCTAGTATCACTATGCTCATAATGAGTATCCCGAGTAAAAAGAACAGCATCATCTGCTGTTATATACTCTTTAACTAATCTCTCTATAGGAGAAATTATTTCTTCAGCACCAGGAACCGTTAATGCACCTCTGATGAAGTCTTCTTGCATATCAACTACTACAAGTAATCGCATATATCTTTTTTATTTATAATTAAATAGCTATCCTTGCCAAAAGGAATAACACTAGAATTAGCTTGTCCAATTGTATTTATAATTACCTCCTTTTTAGACTCCCAAATAAAAATCTGTAGAAGTCTACTGGTTCTTTTCATAACCCAGGCCTTATATACCTTTTTATTAGTAATTATAAATACATCGTCAAATTGTTCTAAGTCAATTACTTTTTTAGGAAATTCTTTTGAACTATCAGTTGATGGTTCATTAAACCTTCTAAATATTCTTAAGAATCATCTCTTCATCGCTTGAACTTTTTCTTTACTAAAGGTTTTCCTCCCTCTTGGTCTTTAAACTTCTTAGGCCGTTTTGGCATTCTAGGTTTATCCTCCTCACAATAATCAGGAATTTGATAATCTTTAAGGTACTTACCCATAATTAGATTATTAATAAAAAGGCTCTAGTATTTCTACTAGAGCCTATTGAGTTTACATCTTAATGAGAGACAGAATCTCTTGATTCATAGCCTCATCAAACAGATCCCGTGTAGTCTGTACCTTTCCATTTAAGAAAGATACAATCTGTGCTGAATATCCAGACATGTAGTAGACATTCTTGACATCACCATAAGTTTGGAATGGAGTGCGATTCTGCGCATTATCTCCGTAGTAATCATTTCTCAAATTCCAAAGGCAAATGACAAAATTGTCAATATACTCTTTAGAAAATCCTGCAGCTGTCAATGTATCATGGACTCTTTCAACTGAAGTCTTATTCAGACTTGAAGCATCAAACTCACAATCACTGATACAAAGAATTCCTTTAGGAAATTCCTCTTCTGGAACACCTTCAAGCTTCAACTGAGCAAAGAGGTTAATAACACCCTCAAAGTTTGTACTTCCATAGTACCCCGAATGGTCATTAAACCATTTCTCCAGAGGAGTTTCTCCTTTCCACTCATGCATCATAGCTTTTGAGTTAAACTCAATCCATGCATTTTGGAATCTCCCTCTTAAGAAATAAGAGAAATACAGAGCAATTGCCTTACCTACATTGTAGCAAGACATGGAAGTTCCAGTTGCTTCTGCACCCATTGAACCAGAAGTATCACGTACTACGATAAGATCTGTAGTATTGCCCTCTTCCTTACACTTATTAACAAGGGTCATAAATTGCTTGTTAATAGTATCTTTGATATGCTGCTCTATATTACGAGGAACAGTGTTACAAATAGGTTTAAAGAGCTCATGTACGAAACCTGTGTACTTCACCTCCTTTGTCTCTGGAGCTCCTATCCATTCCTGATACTTCTCTTTGAGATTATGATTCTCTAAGAACTTGGAATGTACAAGAAGGTTTAAGGCACGACCATGAATCTTATCAAAGTCAATCTCCGTATATCGTTGCTTTGAAATAAGCTGTTGCCAGCTATGTGCTGTTCCTGCAGCTTTCATCCTTGCATAAGAACGATATACTTGATACTTTTCAGCATCTGTCTTTGCTCCTGACGCGCCGTAAAGTTCTGAACACAGCCATTTTGCAATCATACAATTTGCTTGTGCCTCTACTGTAGTACACTTGGAACGTGCCTTGATCTGAGGAAGATACTTACGAGTGAGATTCGTTTGAGAATCAGAGCCAAGACCTGCAGTAATCAGATCTGCAAAACGACGCCAATCCAGAACTCGGTGTTCCCAGCCGTTATAAACTAAGTCATAACGAAGCATAACGAAGAGATCTTTCCAAGAACCCACCAAGGGAATCAGCCAAGCATTCTTCCAGAATACTTCTTTATCTTTGGTATGTAGCCAGATGAGACGCATAATACCTTCATGACGAAGTTCAGAACCCTTTTGTGCTTCTTTGGTACCATACTTTTTATCATTAATCTTACGACAAATCATTCGCAAGAAAAAGATAAATTTAACAGTATCTTCTTTATTTTCTGCCCAGAGAATTTCACAGTCTTTTGCAATTTCTGCAAATGGGCGGATCTCTCTGTACTTAGATGTACTGCCAAACTGGTCAACGAAGGGATCCCCTGTACTGGAATAGGCTTTGCCACCGTTACCTGTAGTGGTTTCTGCTGCAGTTTTTAATCCTGCCTGAATAAAGGCTGATTTAGATGCCGATTTACTGTTATCAACAGCAAATAATGTTTTCTTTTTTGCTTCAAACATCTTATTAAGTTTTAAAAATAAAGCGGATATTGAACGATGTCAATATCCGCAAATTGTTTATAAAGATCCTCTGTAAAAGGTAAGAGTCTTACCAAGTAGATTTTCTCCCCAATTTGATTGGTTTTGAAGTGCATGATCTTGATCATAGCCTATACCCCAGATTCTATCAAAGGGAGATGCTTCAACAAAGAATTTCCCGTCTAATGCTGGGTCTTTAAGTTTATCCATTAAGTCTTTATTTTGGCTAAACTTACCTTCCAAGGCAAGATACATTTTCTGAATCTTAACCTCATTCCAGGATTTCTCATCAAAGTTTCTAACCTCCCTACCAAGGTTTTTAGCTTCCTTTGGAGTCTCTGCTAATAGAATCTTCTCTGCTGTTTCTACATCACCAAAATGTAAAGCTTTAAGATACATAAAAAGCTGTTCAGATGATTTAAAAACTTTAGAGCCAAATACTATTCTACAAGGATGAAAGTTACTTAACCAACCTCCCCAGAAGAATATAAAATTATCTACAATTTTCATGTCAATATAAATTAGTCCCGCCGTGAGGATTCGAACCTCATGAGTTTCTGATGTACAGCATTTACAGTGCTGCGCCACTCCACCATCGTAGCCGCGTCGGGATAAAAGAGCTGCATATTAACTATACAGCTCATAAAGAAATTAATTACTTAACTTCAGGAAATTTAGCATCCTCAGTTTTCTCTTCCAATGCCTTTGATACTCCAGGAATTTTCATTTCTTTCATAACATTCAGCATGGGGGATACTTGAGACAGAAGGCTCTGCATCACATTTGTGAGGCCTCCACCCTTCGTAGTGTCCATGATGGTCACATTACCGAAGTTCATGTGCTTGTAAGCCTCAACCTGTTGCTTAGCAATGTTTTCGTAGGTTCCTTCTTGAACCATCTTGAACTGAATTGCAATCGCAGGATCAGTTTTGGCAGCTTCGATCATCTCACGGAAACCATCTGCCTGAGCCTTAAGAGAAGCTTTCTCTGCTTCTGCCTGAGCCAAACCTTTCTGACGAACAACCTCTGCTTCAGCAAGACCTTTAGCAGTAATGGCTTTAGCCTCACCTTCACCCTTGAGAGCTTCAGCTTGCGCTTTACCATCAGCTTCGATTTTAGTCTTATTAGCATTGGTTTCTGCGATTTTTTCCTGTTCCAGCTGATAAGCTTCAGCACGCAGCAGACTCTCTTTCTTAGAAATTTCTGCAGGTACAATCTTATCAGCACGTAAGGCTGCTTCTTGACGCTGAGCACGAGCTTCTTCTGCAGTCTTCTGAGCGAGTTCCTGCTCTTGCAGCACTTTTGCTTCAGCCTTAACGACCTCTACCTGAGCAAGCTCTTTCTCCTTAGCGACTTCAGCGTCTGCCTTTACACGAGCTGTGTTTGCAGCCTTTTCAGCATCTGCTCGCACAACTTCCAACTCAGCATTCTTGTTTGTTACAGTCTTCTCAGCTTCGATTTTACCAATCTCACCTTCTGCTTTAGCAGTTGCCACATTGATATCACGAGTACGCTGAGTTTCTGCAACCTTGGAATCTCGCTCAGCATTTGCCACTGCGACCGCAACTGCTTCCTCACGTTGAGTTGCAGCAACTTCAGAGTTCTTAATTTTGTTCTGCTCTGCAGTTTGAGTTGCACCGTCCTTTTCAGCCTTAGCGATTTCAACATTTGCCTTATTAAGAGCAATTGCTTTGTCCTTCTGGCCTAATGCGATGATATAACCTGCTTCATCCCTGATATCAGTGATGTTGACGTTGATAAGATGCAGGCCAATCTTACGGAGCTCTCCACCAACAACATTCTTCACTTCTTCCAGGAACTTGTCTCGTTCAGAGTTCAGCTCTTCAATGGTCATATTAGACACAATTAGACGCATCTGACCATATACAATATCCTTAACGAGATCTTCAATCTGGTCAGTAGTCAATCCAAGCAATCGCTCTGCAGCCATTTGCATTACTTCAGGTTCTGTAGAAATACCTACAGTCACAGTAGTTGGAACATCTACTCGGATATTCTGTGAAGACAGAGCTTTCTGAAGATTACACTCAAACTGCAAAGGTTTAAGTGACATGAAACTGTAACCCTGTACGATAGGCACCACGAAAGCCGCTCCTCCATGGATGCACTTAGCAGATTTTCCGCCCCCCGTCTTACCAAAGATTACAAGAATCTTGTCAGAAGGACATTTTCTGTACCGTGAGAGAATTCCCACTACTGAGAGCAACACTAACAGTAGTGCTGCACCGAGAATGATAAATAAAGTCATCTTTTAATTATTTAATTGTTACTTGATGTCGTGTACCTTCCACCATAACTGATTCTCCAGGTTGATAGTTAACATTCTTTGTGGATGTTGCATCCACATATACTAACCTTCCTTCCAGCTTCACTACTACCTCTCCTTTATTTAATTCGGAGTCCCAATAATAAACCTGTGCGGGAGTATCCTTAATTTCATCTTGATAGATGATTTCTTGACGAAGATGTTTATATATGTATCTGTAAAGATAGAACAGAATCACAGTAAATAACAATCCCACCAAAACAGCTACGAAAGTAGATAGTACTGAAACTCCTCCCATTGTAGTTAATGTTAGAGAAAATCCAAATACAAAGTGAACAATACCCTTAAAAGATAACATGTCACTCGAATCTAAGTCTGCATCCATATCAACATCAATCTCTCCTCCAATAAAGGATAAGACTGTCTGTCCAATTAAGACACAAGCAGAGATTACTAATAAAATTAAATACCAAGTCATATTTTGTAATAATTAATTTCAAAGAAAGGCTACGCTATCATCCAAAAAATATACATTAAGAAGATAATTGCTGTATGTAGCCTATTAGTGGGACTGGAACGAGTCGAACGTTCACCTTTGGATTTTCAGTCCAACGAGCGCACCACGCACACCGCAGTCCCAACAAAAAATTCCAGTATTTCTACTGGAATTGAGTGCATCGCAGGGCTCTTCAGCCCCGATACTTTTTTGATTTAACGTCGGATTCTTAAAGTCTTAACCGATTACAGTACTTTCTTATATAGCTCTCAATCTATAAGAAATTGCGGGAAACAATAGGGTTCGAACCTACAATCACTAGCAACACACCTAGTTGCTTTACCAATTAAGCTATGTCCCCGTAATAATAGATGCTCTACATACCATCTCGTAGAATTACAGCTTTCTGAAGTTTTACATGTGCATGGCTGGGGAACTACGCCTTATTGCTCTTCATTAAAGGAGCGACCTTTAACTTGGCCAATGATTTTTTGCAAAACAAATCATAAAGGTTCGTACATCTATTATATTTAAAGTGGACACATGTGGGGATTCGAACCCCTCTATTTCCTTGCAAAGGAAATGTGCTCGCCTTTACACTACATGGCCCAAAATACTTAAAGTTTAATACGAAATTGCCTTATTTTATTACATATTTTACAACGCTGTATATAAACTTTTTTAACCTTAACTGGACGACTTTGATGATCATCTTCAAATACTCTTGTTAAGCTTTCTTCAACTGTCTCCCAATTATGAACATGAAATTTAGCTTTTAACCATTCTTTTATAATCTTTAACATAATTTAGAAAATTGTTTTAAATAAAATCCAGAATCTGGAAGCATAGAAGTATTTATTTTATTTATGCTAATTTCTTTTCCACTGAGTATTTTTGAAGATCTAGACTTAAGTTTAGCAATAAAATAATTAGATTTATTTGTTAAAACGCTTAATAAATCTATTTCCCCACATTTAAGTTGTTCTAAATCCTGATTTTCAATTTTTACAAATAAGTAGTCTTGTCCATTAGACTGTAGAACACCAATATATTTAATATTATTCTTATCTTTTGCTAAAATAATTTGTGGAATATCATAGAAACCTAAAATTTCGATTAATTTTAACTGTAACATAATATAAATTTTTAGAGCCCCCTGTCGGACTCGAACCGACGCGTTCAAATGAAGACGGATTACAAAACCGTTGCAGTCGCCGCTGTGCCAAGGAGGCTTACAAACACTATCGTAGTTTACACGTCTGATTTTTATTGCCACAGAAACTCCATACAAATGATCAATTTATATGCTAAGAGTTATTACGCCGCTAAAATTGCTGAGTGAAACTAACTTGTTTCTTTATTGTCTATCAGCATCGACTTTACCCTAACATTTAGGGAGTGCTCATTACCTTGTACTTCGGTAGTTTGTTCGAATAGGCTTTGAGCTAGCCTATAAACTATTTATTTTTAGAGTATCGATATCGTCTAGTACTATTTTTATTCCTTGATCCAAAATGTTCAGTCATTGCATGATGATTTGGACACAAAACCTGGAGATTTTCTTCTTTATTGTTAGTTGCATCTCCATCAATATGATGTATCTGAAGAATGGATAAATTAGTATAAGGATTAATGAAATTACATCCACATCCTGGAATTTCACAGGTATAATTAGCCTTCTCTAATAAATATCGTCGAATATGTGCAGATAATCCATCTTCACCTGCCATTCCTAATTCTTTACCTTCTTTTCAGCGTTTGATAAATTCCTTGTAGGCATATTCAGCTTGGCATTTGTGATTACAATATTGATTTCTTGCAGGTACTACATTTCCACAATTTACACAGATAGAAGTAGCACCACGAACATACTTACCACTTGACTTAGCGCCTCTTTTTAAATTTATATATGTAGCACTGCATGAATGGGAACAAAAGTCATTGGCTCTCTTACTTCATGAAATTGCACTTCCGCATTGTTTACATAGTTTAGGATTCTTTTCATAACTATCTTTTGTAAGTATGTTAGTAACAGGAATCTCCACTTTATTTTTAACTGCCCATTCTTTTAATTTATTTCTATTAGAAATATTATCATGAATTTCTAACTTTTTACAAATTTCAAACAAACTTTTACTGTTATTTCACACAGTTCTGATTATATCATCTGAAAGTTCTTTAAAACGTTTCATTAATTTAGTTTATTAATAATTATTAGTTACAATTGAGAGGTATAAGAGATTCAAACTCTCCCCTTGTGATTGGAAGTCACATATGCTATCACTAACACCAATACCTCATAAAAGGTCTCTATAAAGCTCCGTAGATTAAAAGTCTATTGCTAAATAAAGGTTGCTGTAAGAGACCTTGTAAAACACAACTGTGAAATTTTCGCTTTGAATCATTTCTGATCTCTGGACTAATACTGATAGATTAGAGTGCCTTCATATCAGAGCCTGCAATGTCCATACCGCACTCTCGGCTTTACATTTCACTACAAATCCTAGTTGTGTTATTTCTGCTCTACTATCCAAGCATTCAATCCTCTGGAAGAAGGCCTTTCATTATCAAGTAAATTCTTCAGATCTATCTTACCAATATCTGAGAATTTAATATTGTAGTAGCATCCAGTAACAGGCATGATACTTGCTACATTACTTGTATCAACATGAGCAACGATACAAGTAATATCGTGTGCAAATGCCAAACCTAACTCCCAGGCAGTACCACTGTCAGAATAATGACCATGATAGATTGCAAGTACACAATCTGCATTTCTAATCTGTTCTACATCATAGTCAAACACTTCACGTGCCCACTCTTCATTAGTTAACTTTTCACCATTTTCAATGAAGTGTTCCATAGGAACTATAACTTCATATCCTTGATTACGCAGAATGAGTGCTGCAGTTTCTACAAGATGCCGTTCTTTTTCATTGAAAAACGGACCTGCAAGATAAATCTTTATCATTTTATTATGCTTTACATACTTTTTCAAAAGTATAATCTTCTCAATTAATTCTCTTATATTGATTTTTACCTACGTTAACGTAAGGGTGTCTTATTGTAATCATAGTTTGTCCCTCAACAACTTCGATAGGTAATAAAAATAATACATTACTTTGTAGGTTATAACACGCAAAATAATCTATTTCTTCATGAGTATATTTGTGCTTCTCCCCAGAGTTCCTGTGCATTGTTGAACTAACCAGGCTAATAACAAATTTCTCTGAATCAATTCACTCTTCAAAGGTTTTTACCTGAACTTTATTTAATTTTCCATTAAAGTCAGCAATTAAATCTGACTTTTCATTATCTCCAAATGGAATATATACAGGTATTTGAAGTTCAACAAATTTAGCAAGGGCTTTCGCCTCACCTATATTTCCCAATTGTTTAGTAGTCATTTTTATTCTTTTTAAGCGGGAGCACCAAGATTCGAACTTGGAATCTATCGGTTAACAGCCGATTGCGTTAGCCATTGCGCCATACTCCCAAAGTGGGCTAGGTTACTCTAATTTACATCCTACCATTAGACGACTATAGTACTTCTCAGCCCTGAAGTTTCCTATAACTGGGACTCGAACCCAGATCGCTGTTCAACAAAATACAATTCAGTAGAAGAAGCTTGCTGAAGTAACCTTGTGTTTACAAAAATAATAACTTTATTTTACATATGCAAGATTAATCATCCATGCCGTGATCCTGCCGATATCATTTAAGAATAGTTCTGCCACTAACTCCAAACTTCTTACCTAGTGCTGTTTTAGAATTAGTCTTTAGAAGTTCCTCTAATTCTTCTTTAGAAGGTCGTACAGGATTCTTTAAAGATTTACGTAAACAAGTTATACATAATCCAGTCATAGAAGCGGAATTTAGAACTTTACCACATTCTGAACATGCATAGGTTTTCTTATTGATTTGCCGATTTTTGCTTTTATAGTTATCTGTTTTAGCATGACAATTAGGACAAAGAAGCATTAAATTAGAATCCACATTGTTATCTGGATTTCCATCAA